CCCTGGGCTTTGCCAGACACTCCGGAAAAAATGGATCAGCTCAAACTGTGGTTAAGTGAACCGCATCCAGTTGGTCCAGATGCGTCTGATGCCAAAGATGTGCTAGGTGACTACATTGGCGACGACAACTTGTTTAATCAACTGGAAGAACTGGCCGAAGAAGATCCTGACGCAGATGCTGTTCCCTTGGTCATGGCCTGGATTGATCGCAATCGAGATGAATTTGCTGAGATTGCTGAACTGGCTCAAAATTTAGAAGCAGCCGCTGCTCCTGAACCAGCAGCACCTCCTGCTGCTCCTGCTGCTCCAGTTGCGCCCGCTGCTCCGGTTGCAGAGGAAGTAATCTCTAGCAACAAATTATCTGAAGCAGGCGAAAGTTTTGGCGATGCTTACTTGCAAAAGGCAGCATCTGGCGCTCCAGGCCGTTGGATGATTAGTCAAGATCAGGCCAAGGCAGAGTTGGCCAGAAGAGCAGCGGGCGGCGCCCAAACTGTTTCTGCACCTGAACCGGCAGTGTCATCTGAACCATTTGTTCCCAAGGATTATCAAACAAAAGAACCATTGACAAAAGGACCCAACGGTAAATGGTATAACAAAGCAGGACAAGAACGCGATGGTCTACGCGGCTACCCACTCACTGCACAGGGCACTGCTCAGTTCCGTAGCCTGGTTCCTCCAGCACCAGCAGCACCGGTTAATGAAGAGGACTACACAGGCATGTATGAATCTGATCTGGCAAGAATAAAATCTCTAGCACAGCTCAGATAACATAAATAAAACAAAGAAGGGCGTGTAGTGGCATGCCCTTCCGTAAGCAACTAGATAGGCAAAGTTCGCTACCTTTGGTGGTAGGAAACACAGACAAGCTGTGTTATAATAACTTGTAGGCAACATTTAAGTAGATCTTAAATTTTTAAAATCATATTAACGCACAAGAAAGGCAACACAATATGGCATCACTAGCAGAAATCCGCGCACGGCTACAGGCCGCAGACAGCAACAAAGGTGGGCAATCCACCGGAGGCGGCGACAAATCAATTTACCCACACTGGAACATGGAAGAAGGCAAAGAAGCTGTACTTCGTTTCCTGCCAGACGGTAACACAAAAAACACATTCTTTTGGGCAGAGCGAGCAATGATTCGACTGCCATTCAATGGCGTCAAAGGTGAGATGGATTCCAAACAAGTCATGGTGCAAGTGCCATGTGTTGAGATGTGGGGCGATGCTTGCCCAATCTTGGCAGAAGTACGCACATGGTTCAAGGACAAGAGTCTTGAAGACATGGGTCGCAAGTACTGGAAAAAGCGCAGTTACATTTTCCAGGGCTTTGTACGTGAGAATCCCATCGGCGACGACAAAACACCGGACAATCCTATTCGCAAGTTCATCATTGGACCTCAGTTGTTTACCTTGATCAAAGGTGCCTTGATGGATCCTGAGTTGGAAGAATTGCCAACTGACATGTTGCGTGGCTTGGATTTCCGCATTGCTAAGACAAGCAAAGGTGGATATGCAGACTACAACACATCAAAATGGGCTCGTAAAGAATCCGCCCTGACTGAAGCTGAACAAGCTGCTGTGTCCACACATGGCCTGTATGATCTCAGCACATTCTTGCCCAAGAAGCCCGGAGCAGTTGAGCTCAAGGTAATCAAGGAAATGTTTGAAGCAAGTGTAGATGGACAGCCTTACGATACAGAGCGTTGGGGTCAATACTTCCGTCCTGCTGGTGTCAACGCACCTGCTGGTGGCGCAGCCTCTGAAGACGCTCCTGCTCCTGTGGCACGTTCAGCACCTGCACCTGTTGCAGACTTTGACGAAGATGTTGCCGCAGCAGAAAAATCTTTTGCTGTTGAGCCTGTTGCTGCCCCAAAACCAGCACAAAAAGCCGAAGACATCCTGGCCATGATTCGTTCACGTCAACAAAAGTAATCTGACGTCACACACAGGGCGATCCCTGTGTGTTTCTATATGTATAAAGGAAAAAACGAATGGCAAAAGCATTTGACGTAAGCAAGTTCCGCAAGGAAATTACAAAAAGCATTGAAGGACTCAGCATTGGCTTCAATGACCCTACCGACTGGGTAAGCACAGGTAACTTTGCACTGAACTATCTGATCTCTGGATTCTTTGATCGAGGTATTCCATTAGGCAAGGTCACAGTGTTTGCTGGTGAATCTGGCGCAGGCAAAAGTTACATCTGCTCGGGCAACATTATCAAGAACGCACAAGAGCAAGGCATCTATGTGGTGTTGGTTGACAGCGAAAACGCACTGGACGAAGCATGGCTCAAGGCACTGGGTGTGGACACCAGCCAAGACAAACTGCTGAAACTCAGCATGAGCATGATTGATGATGTGGCCAAAACAATCTCTACATTCATGCAGGACTACAAGGCCTTGGCCGAAGGCGAACGTCCCAAGGTCATGTTTGTGATTGACAGCCTGGGCATGTTGTTGACACCCACAGACGTTAATCAGTTTGAAGCAGGCGAAATGAAAGGTGACCTGGGTCGTAAACCCAAAGCACTCACAGCCTTGGTTCGTAACTGTGTCAACATGTTTGGCAATTACAATGTGGGCTTGGTCTGTACCAATCACACATACGCAAGTCAAGACATGTTTGATCCAGATGACAAGATCTCGGGTGGACAAGGATTTATCTACGCCAGTTCAATTGTGGTTGCCATGAAGAAACTCAAGCTCAAAGAAGATGAAGATGGCAACAAGGTGTCAGAAGTCAACGGTATCCGTGCGTCATGCAAGATCATGAAAACACGCTATTCAAAACCGTTTGAAGGTGTGCAGGTCAAGATTCCGTACACCACGGGCATGAGTCCGTACTCGGGCTTGACTGATCTAGCTGAGAAAAAAGGTATCCTTAAAAAGGATGGCAATAGACTGGCATTCACTATACAGGACACAGGCGAAATTATCAAGTATTTCCGCAAGGCCTGGGAAGCCAACGAAGATGGCTGTCTTGACAAGGTCATGGCGGATTTTGCCAAGATCAAAGATGAGGTCGTTGTAGAAGAAGCAGGAGACGAAGCATGAGCGAAACAGTAGCAAGTGAAATCTGGAGTGAGCTCAAGCGTTACGTGAACACTGTGGATCGTGACGAAGCAGCAGAAGCTGTGGTTGCGATCTTGATTGACAACGATTCTGATGTGGATGATATTCGTGCTGCCTTCAAGAACGATGTGGATATCAAACGTGCGCTCACTGCGTATCTTGACAACGACCGAGATTATGTGGATCCCGAAGACGAAGATCCGGATGAAGATAGTGATACCACAGAAGATGACAACTGGGAAAACTAATGGGCGACAAATATTTTCCTATCAAGACTGCAACAGCCTGCCAGTTAAAATGGAACTGGAGTACTCTGTATCTTTACAAAGGAGTAACTGCTAGTTGCCATCGTGCTGGACACGGGCAGTTGACTCCGGAGACATTTGATACTTTTCACAATACTGAAAAAAAGCAATCAGAACGCAAGCGGATGTTGGACGGGCTTTGGCCCGAAGATTCCAGTTGTTACTATTGCCGTGACATAGAGCAAAGTGGTGGTTCTAGCGATCGTATGCGACATCTTGCGATCCCAAATCAATCACCACCGGAGTTGGATTTAGACCCCACAGCAGTAGTAGTTCAGCCAACTGTGCTTGAAGTATTTTTCAATAACCAATGCAATCTTTCTTGCTTGTATTGTTCTCCTGATCTAAGCTCAAGAATGAATCAGGAGTATAAAAAACATGGTAAATTTGAAAAGAACGGAGTTGTTCTAGAATACTTTCCTATTGACTCAGACTATTCGGCTATGTTAACAAAATTCTGGGAATGGATGCAAAAACATTCAACAGGACTAGTAAGATTTACTGTAGCAGGAGGAGAAGGTTTTTACCAGCCTGAACTTGAAACTTGTCTGGAATATTTTGAATCTACTGAGCATCCTAATCTAGAATTTTGTACCATAACTAATCTAATGCTAGATTCAAAAAAACTAGAAAAGTTTGTGCAACGATTTAAAAATTTGGTCACAAGTGGCAAGCTCAAACGAGTCGATTTAACCTGTAGTATTGATTGTCTTGGCCCTGAACAAGAGTATACAAGATACGGAATGAAAGTGGAACAATGGATTGCAAATTTTGAAAGATTGCTACAAGAGCCTTGGTTGACCCTGCACATAAATCAAACTATTAGTGTTCTCACAATCAAGACTATGCCTGCACTGATTGAAAAAATAAAAGTCTGGAAATCACATCGTGAGATAGGACATTTCTTTAGTGTGGTTGCACCAGGTCCCGGTTATCTTGTACCAAATATTTTAGGAAATGCTGTGTTCAAGCAAGATTTTGATTGTATTCTAAATTCTATGCCAACTGACACTGATCAAGATCAATTGGCCATGCAGTGCATGGAAGGCATTGTGCATAACTATTCTCAATCACAACCAAATAGTACCGAGCTTTTGAAATTAAAAACATTCCTTGATGAAACTGATCGTAGACGTGGCACAAGTTGGGTCAAGATTTTTCCTTGGCTCGTAAAGGAACTGGAACATGTGGTATAGTCAAGTGGCCGCGGATCTGGGCAAGATCCCAGACTTCATGGCACACTATGATCGTGAGCTCACGGATGCCAAACGAGATTGCAAAATTGGCGGCATCGTTGAGAACAACATCAAGCTGCTTCCGGGCATAACTGAGCAGAGATTCTACCAGCTTCAGGAAGTGGAAGCTGTACTAAATCTGCTGAATATTCAGTTACGCAAGATTCGTCGCAAGCACTTTCAAAAGTATCTGGAAGGTTACAATCGTGCTCTCAGCAGCAGAGATGCTGAAAAGTATGTGGACGGCGAAGATGAAGTGATTGACTTTGAAACCATTATCAATGAAGTAGCCCTGCTGCGTAATCGCTGGCTGGGTATCATGAAAGCACTAGAAAGCAAGAACTTCATGCTGGGCCACATTGTTAGACTACGAGCAGCCGGCATGGAAGATATTCAAGTGTGACCATTGATGCGTGATACATAATAGTATGAAACGCACAGCATTTGTAACAGGCATGACCGGCCAAGACGGTCCATATCTCGCCAAGCTCTTGGTTGAAAAAGGTTATCATGTTTATGGCCTTGTAAAACGATACTCTAATCCCAATTTAGACAACATCAAGTGGTTGGGCATTGAGAATGACATTGAGTTGGTCACTGGTGACATCACCGATGAAAACAACATGAATCATCTTATGCAAACTCTCAAACCCAACGAAGTGTATAACTTGGCTGCACAGAGTTTTGTTGGTGCTTCGTGGGATCTTAACAAACTCACCACAGAAGTAAACTCCATAGGCGTACTGAACTTGCTCAACGCTATCCGCAGCCACAGCCCTAACACACGCTTTTATCAAGCCAGCACCTCTGAGATGTTTGGTAATGCCACAGAAGCAGGCTCCCAAGGTGAAAATACTCCGTTCCGTCCAAGATCACCGTATGGCGTGAGCAAGTTGTATAGTCACTGGATGACCATAAACTTCCGTGAAAGCTACAGCCTGTATACCTGCTCTGGTATCTTGTTCAATCACGAAAGTCCCTTGCGAGGTCGTGAATTTGTCACACGCAAAGTTACTGATGCAGTGGCCAGAATCAAACTGGGCCTAGCAGATTCAGTCACCCTGGGCAATCTTGACAGTAAACGTGATTGGGGATTTGCCGGAGACTTTGTGGAAGCCATGTGGCTCATGCTACAACAACCCCAAGCCAGAGATTATGTAATTGCCACAGGCGAACAACACAGTATTGGTGAGTTGTGTGCTGTGGCGTTTGAACATGTGGGAATCACTGACTGGACTCATCTAGTAAAAAGTGATCCTAGATTCAAACGTCCTGCTGAACTTTATAGCCTGCTGGGCAACAGTAGTCGAGCAGCCACAGAACTGGGATGGAAACCTCGCACAGATTTTGCAACCATGATTCGTGACATGGTTGATGCTGATCTAGTTCGGCTTCAGCCTGGAAAGTAATCTTCCAATCGGTCCTCCCGATGCTATTTCACCCAGGGTCCACTCTGTGTGACATAGATCTTCAAGCCACTGTGCTCGTTCGGGCATGCGTGGCTTTTCTATATCTGCAAAATCTGTGTTGGCCACTGGCAATGCCATGCTGTGTGCGCCAACAAATGCAGGAATGCCATCTATAATGGCTTGACTACCGGGCCCTGAATTTTCATTGACCACTGCCCAGGCAGCGGGCAACATGGTTCTAAAATTGAACTCATCGTAGGTGCCATGCAACTTGACAGGTTGCTGTATTCTGGTGCCTGGTCTGGGTCGAATTTTTTGTCTTGGGTGCGGGCGTATGACGATTGGTCTATCAGTGTGTGCTCTTAGACTGGCAATAGTTTGATCCAGCCATTGCTCACTGGATGGTAACCCTGTCCATTGCTGACTGTCGTCTCGCTGCATGGCCACAAGAACATGATCGCCCTGGTGCCAGGGCTGTGATCTCACAGACAACTTGGCTGCACGGTTGTTTTCATGCCCTTCGCCAAACCATCCTGATGCATTTACACCATTCACACCCATCTTCCAGGTTACCCCGCGGTTCAACTGTCCAATTTCCATTATTATCACAGGACGACCTGAAGAAGAAAACTCCTGCCACACAGCTTGATTTGCCAGCATTCGTCCAGACCACAAGTGGCTCCAGATTACTGCAACGTCAGCACTTGTGTTGTGTTCAGACACACGAATACAATGACGTTTGCAGCCATCGCGGAATGCTGCAAACACAGGCCCAGAATTAAGGGCTCCAAAGCGATTAAATATACTGATGTTCATGATATGATATTAAATAGTTATTGAACAAACACCATGTATAAAATAAATTCTCTCTGGCACAGTCCCGAACCCCCTAATGGATTCTTTAGTGAACGCTTGTCTGAACATGTAGATATACACTATCAACAACGGTATCGTTACTATATATTCCAAAATATTCCACGCAAACGCACCATGATTGACATTGGTGCCAACATTGGTATCTTTGCCAGACCCAGTGCCGAACAGTTTGAACGGGTAATATGCTTTGAACCAGTGCTCAAAAATTTTGAAGTGTTGCAAAAAAATCTAGAAAGTTATCTCAATGTTGAATTGCATAACCTAGGGCTTGGCGATAAAGATCAAACAGTCACATTTGAATTACAAACTCTTAAGTGCGGTCATACCAAACAAGTTGAAGAGTTTGTTGCTAACCCTGAGTTCGAAAAACACACCGGAGAACTAACCACTCTGGATCGATTCAATTTTGAATCAGTTGACTGGATCAAGATAGATGTTGAAGGCTTTGAAAATGCAGTGTTGGAAGGAAGTCGCGCCACTATACAACGCAATAGACCCTGGTTGCTGATAGAAGACAACGGACAACAAGAATATCACAAGCAATGGTTGAACGACTTGTGCGGCCCATACGAAGCAGCAGCAGTCAAAAGCAAGAGCAACACAATATGGATACCACTATGAAGCATTTACCCTATGAACGACAAGGTTTTAGTCAGAATGACGAGACTGGAATCATTGAGTACATGCTGGCAGGAATAGCTGATCCCAAACAAACTTTTGTGGAGATTGGATTTGGCGACGGAACACAAAATATGACTCTGGACCTGCTGCATCAAGGATATTCGGGAGTTGGCATAGATGGGTGGAACTGGAATCCATCTGTGACTGAAAGATGGCCAGATCAGTTGATCAAAATACAGCAAATGATTTCCCCAGGTGATGTTGCACAATGCATACCCGAACAATATTGGCAACCAGACTTTTTTAGTCTAGACATTGACAGCTTTGATTATGAAGTGGCATCAACTCTATTGCACTCAGGATTCAGCCCTGCCACAGTGTGTTGTGAAATCAACAAGCATTTTGGCAACGACTGGGCTAGTTTTCCTTATGTTGAAAACCCAGTAAAAAAAGTCACATACAATAGAAAATTTCATTATGGCTGTTCATTGTCAAAGTACAAAGACCTGTGGTCACAGTATGGCTATGAGTTTTTTACATTTGACACAAGAGCAGTGAATGCATTTTGGTTCCATCCAGACCGAGTCAGTATAGACCTAACTGTTCCCAGAAAGCAAACACTTGATGAGATAGATACTGCTATCATCAAACAACAAATTGCCGATCATCAGTACTGGAACAACAAACAAAACGAAATTTATCAACCCACATGAAATACGCAGTACTAACAACATTCCATGCTGCTGGCTATGAAAAATATGCCAGCCGCATGATTGATACATTTTTACAAAATTGGCCTCAAGAAGTTGACCTATATGTTTACACAGAAGATTGTGCTATCACACAATCAGCACCCAATCTACATGTGAGAGACCTACACGCAGCAAGTCCAGAAATTGTGGCATTCAAACAACGCTGGGGATCGGACCCTAGAGCACGTGGACAAGTTGCCACAGGGCCTGTGGATCGCAAAGGCAAAGCACCTGGTATTGGATTTCGCTGGGATGCCATACGATTCAGTCACAAAGCATATTCTGTTAGCCATTGTGCTGCTAACTGTGCAGCTGATGTGTTGTTCTGGATGGATGCTGACATGGTATGCCACACACCTATCACTACTGAATTTATCAATAGTCAAATGCCTGTAGATACTGGTCTGGCATTTTTGGGTAGAGAAAAGAAATTTACTGAATGCGGCTTGTATGGCATGAATCTTCGGGATCCTGTGACTCGGGCATGGCTGCAAGAGTTTCAGTTGGCCTATGATTCCGGGCGTCTTATGACCATGGCTGAATGGAATGATTGTTGGGTGTTTGATGAAACTCGTAAAGAAGTGCAGGCAGCCAACCCTCAATGGCGTCAACTCAACTGGAGTGCAGGATTGATCAAAGGCGAAGGGCATCCACTAATCAACACTGCTTGGGGTGCATACCTAGACCATCTCAAAGGCAAACGCAAAGATACTGGGCGTAGCAATGACAAGGATCTTGTGAGACCCCGAACAGAAAGTTACTGGTCTTCGTCCACAGGCTCTTGACCATATTCTGCTTTTGAGTGCTTGGCCTTGAAGTGTATTAGATACTTGCCCAGCACAGTATGCGGCAACGGAGTTTTGTAGGGCTTGAGAAAGCCTGCACAAAGGTCTCTGTGCGTTGCATTGGGCACCGCCCGAATAGCCACACCCAGCACATCGTTGTCATAGAATCTACGAAGACCACTGCGATCACGTTCACGATATCGACGGCAATATTCATCTCGCAGCGTTGCAAAATCCGGATGGCGGGTATTCACTGCAAACACTCCGGTTTCGGGAACCAACCATGCTCCTTTTTTGCCGCTTTTGTCGCTGGTGTAATTTACGCCCATGTACAAACTCAGATGTTGTTGATCCAACAATGCTGTCCATAACTCGTCGGGCATGTCGGCAACTGATATCACATCAGCATCCAGCCACACAATCCAATCTGCCTTGCTGTGATGCATGGCATGCATGATGGTATAGGCTTTTTTGGCAAATTTCTTTTCACTTTGATTGCAGTCTGGATCTGCTTGAAACACAGTGTAGTCAGGTTCAAGATCATCAAAATCAATAATTTTGATTCGTTCATCAACAGGCAGTACCATGTGCTCCACATACACAGTAAGGCCGTGTGAGCTTGGCCAGTGTCTCAAAAAACTGTCTACACAATCTTTGCCAATCAGGTCATAGTAACGCTGATTCATGCTGGTAATAATTTCAATCATTTGACCGCCCATTTTTTCATGTGTTCCCAGCATGTGCCGGATCTCAATTCTTCGTGATTCCAGTGAAATTGTGCAATTCTCTGTATCCATGCGTCACGATCAGGAGTGTGTGGTTTTTCAATTCTGTGAAATCCTGCACCTGCTATGTCACGAGCCTGACTGCGATCTGGATCAGTAACAAATACAGGTATACCTTCAATGGCAGCAGCCACAGCAGGACTAGAGTTGTGGTTGATCACTGCCCAGCAATCAACAAAATCTTCAGTCAGTGTGCTACCGCCCTGGCTCAGTTGTATATTTGTTAATCTGCGGCCAGTGCAAAGTTTTATCAGACGTTCGCAGTATTTCACAGCTCGTTTGTCTCCGGGGTGTGGACGAATTCTAATAGGACGATCTGAGTATTTTCTTATTTCTGTAATGGTCTTGATGGCCCAGTCTATCACATCCCATCCTGCCATGCTCCACCCACCGTCACGTTGCAAACACAATAAAACATGATTGCCGTTGACTCTCCAGGGTCGCAATTGCACTCCTGTTTGTGCCTGTATTGATTGCCACCGAACAGGATCTGGAGTCTGATCGCAGTATTCGCCGGTGTTGGGGAACACACCATCATAGCTGTAGCGCAACCAATAGCCAGGGTTATTTGTATCCTTGTACAAAAACAAATTTGAATCAGCAATAACTGTGCGTCCACCCGAGCTGCGTTGACCTTCCACAATCTCTTGACGCAGTTGCAGGTGCTGGGCTGTTTTTCCGTGTTCGTGTACCCAGCCCAGGATCACAGCCACATCACTGGGTTGATATACAGATTCGGTTTCAATTATACCTTCGTCGCCGTATTCGGTCACTCCTTGTGCAAAATATTTCAAGGTGTCCAGTTTGTCCGTGGCCTTTTTCAATGACTCAGGAGTGTATTGTTCTTTTCTAGGCAGCGTGGCCAAATAGCTTACAACTTTCATGATTCTTGCATCATTCTAAATGCTGTGCCATTGGCCAGTTCCTTCACATGATATTGGCCATATGCCATACTGTGACACCAGGCGTCAAGTAGGTCTCGATCAGGATAAAATGGATTGTCAATCTTGGCCAAATCTGTGTTGCCCACCGGTGTGGCCACATGACTAGGTGCTAACACAAATGCTGGCACACCTGCCAGTATACTTTCTACAGCCGCTACGCTGTTGAAAGTGACCAGGGCATGCACATCTTTTATCAATAGCTGGCTGAGTGGTTGGTACTGAACTCTATCAATTCGTTTGGGCGCCCGTTCTCGTATCTCCACTGGAAGATTTGTGTATGTTTTTATTGTGGCCACAGTTTCTCTGATCCACTGCTGTTGGTCTATGCCATAATATCTACAGGGCTTTTCATCTGGAGCTGCCACAATAATTCGCTTGCCATACCGCCGAGGATGGGGTTTGATTCCCAGTTGATTCCAACGATCGTTGGGTCGCTCACGTATGGTGGCGTGTTGCAGATCATTCAGCACAATTCTGTGATACATCTTGATACCTTGTGAGTTTTTGTTACTGATATTGTTGCCCACATAACCCGAGTCCATGAAATAAAAATTATTGCCATCCTCTAGACATTGTTTCATTATTTTGTGTTTGAGAATGCCCCGCAACACCAACTGATTGTGATCTGTTGCTATGTCATACTGATAATCAAAATAGTCAGAGTTGGTAGGTTCTAGCTTGGCACTGCGAGCCAACATGTTGACATACTCATCCTCACCGTTTTTGCTGAGAAAAATCCAGTTGTTCATTCTATATCTCGCTGCTGGCAATACTCAGTGAGTATGCGTTCTTGATGCCACTCACTGCCTTGTGGTGTTGTGGCAAACTCATGAAAGCACGGTGTGCCCAGAGTGTAGTGCAACAGTTTGGCATCAGTACTGGGACCATACTCATCAGGCAACCAATTCCATTCAGGAGGCAAGGCACCTATGCGTTCATCGTCTAGCCAGGAAAAACGATGCAGTTCAGCACCTGTGGATTTTTCAATAAACTCAGGAGTTAATTTTCTATTGGGGAAACTGTTGCAGTTCCAGAGCATGACACTGCTCCAATTTTTTCGAGGATAGTTTTCATTTTTTGATCCCAGATATTTTTCACTCATGCGTGTCTGGTAATCGTGTTTGACCACTTGCACATCTTGTGCGGTGTTGCGCAGATTCCATAACTCGGCAATGTCTCCACGCACAATCATGTCACCATCTATAAAGATAGCATGCCCACTGTAGTTCATCAAGTGCGGTACCAGAAATCGACTGTAGATAAACTGATTGCTGCCATCTGTGTGTGTTTCTGTGTAGTCTCGGAACAGATTCAAAGCCAATGGAATGATGCTGACTGGTTGACTGGCATGTCTAATAATTGAGTTGGCACACACATGATACGCTATGGCTTCTCTAGGGTCGTAGCCCACAAAAACTGGTATGATGTTTTTCATTTTCGTTCAATATCTTCTTCAACACAGTTTTCACCGTATTGGATTTCGATCAGTTTCAAGGGTTGATCAGTCTCATTGCACAGCTGGTGCCACTCATTTAATTTTATCCACGTGGATTGGTGCCGTGCAGGACTTGCCATTAACTCGTATTCGGTGCTGTGAGGATTCACAGTGTAAACGGTGGCTTCACCTTCGGCCACAAACCAAAACTCTGCACGAGTTGAGTGCCGTTGCATGCTGAGTCTTTGCCCCGGCATCACTGTGAGTTCTTTGAGTTTGACATGACTGCCAACTTCGTGAAGAATACGATAGTAGCCCCAGGTTCGATCAGTTTTGGGCTTTTTCCATTCTTCCAGTATCCAGCTGCTGGAATTCTTTTTGTCGTCGCCGCCAACTCCAAATTTGAAGATCACATCTTGCACCACCATTTCGGGAATGTTGACTGCTGTACGATCACCACCGTTGGCAAAGATGATTTCATCTTCGGGATACATGGTCTGTACTGCACGAATGGCTTCAATACCTGAACCATCATCGTCATTGAACAGGATGCAGCGATCTACCATGCGTAAATTTTCTATCACTGCCACACGCTCAACTGCAGGCATAAACGGTCGCCCTTTTTTACGGCACAACCATGCGTCAGAATTTACTCCCACTACCAGTCGATCACCCAGTTGCCGGGCTGCTGCTAGATAGGAAATGTGTCCAGAGTGTAAGGGATCAAATCCCCCAGTTACAAGTACAATTTTCATGTAAATATTTATGTGCATACATAATGGTAAATAAAATATCATGGAGCATTTTTACCAAAGCGTTGACGGATTTATGAGTCACAAGAATACTATCATGCTTGATATTGTTCTAGAGCAATTTCCTGCAGGTGGTACCTGGGTAGAATTGGGATCCTGGACTGGCCGTAGTGCTGCATACTGTGTGGTAGAATTGATCAATCGTGACAAGCTGGGCCCATTTTACTGTGTGGACAGCTGGAAAGGCGAAGAAGCCATTGCCTATGATACTGACACTGTTCAGGACCTTGAAAACATATTCCGACAAAATGTAAAACCAGTGCTGGAGCACATAACAATGCTGACCATGATGAGTTGGCATGCAGCCGCTGATTTTGAGGATGATTCTGTGGACTTTTGTTATGTAGATGCAGGCCACAGCTACGAATCAGTGACCAATGATCTTGAAGCCTGGTGGCCAAAAATACGCCCGGGATCTCAGTTTGGCGGCGATGATTATACCAAAGGCTATCCTGGTGTGCAACAAGCGGTGTGGGATTTCTTTGGACCATTAAACATAAAGGTTCGACGATCTGGTCGTTGCTGGTTGGTTACAAAACCTTTTGATAACAACAGTTCGATTTAAATAACACATGACCACCTGGCTTGAATACTATCGTGACAACTATTTTGATCTACTGAACCCCACTGTTAGTGGTGCCAAGCGTGGACTTGTGGAAGGTCTATATCGCCGAGCTGACGGATTTAACCTGATGTTTGCTTATCTCGAAAGCCTGGCACTGCCCGAATACCATATTATTGAAACAGGAACCATGCGTAACCCGGGCAACTGGAAAGATGGACAAAGTGCTAGGTTGTTCTCAGAGTTTGTGGATCAACACGGTGGCACTGTTCGCAGCGTGGATATTGATCCTGCAGCAGTGGCAACATCTAACACGGCTATACCAAGCATGAACTTTCGAGCCACATGCATGGACAGTGTGACCTGGTTGCAAAGTCTGCAAGATTTGGACCAAACAGATTTGTTTTATCTTGACTCCTGGGATGTCAAATGGAACAATGACCATGACAGTGCTGCCCATCATCTTAGAGAATTCCAAGCCATTGAACCGTATCTAAAAGCCGGAGCAATGATAGCAATTGATGACAACAGTAGATTTGTTGAATCAGGAATCAGAACAGGCAAAGGACACTACATTGCAGACTATCTTGCGGCAAAAGGTATTTTGCCAGTGTATGACAACTACCAAATAATTTACAGGTGGCCTGAATGATAATTGATACTCTGCTGTTCAACGATGAATTTGACATGCTGGATATACATCTGGCCATCACTGATCATTACGTGGATCGTTGGATAGTGCTTGAAGCCAGCAGAACATTCAGCGGAATTCCCAAACCATACAATTTGTCAAACAATCTTGATCGGTATCAGACCAGGTACGGTGACAGGCTGCAGGTAGTCACACTAGAGTTGTCAGCAGATCAAACCAATCTTGTGTGTGAAACCATGATGCGGCAGGCCCTAGCACCTGCACTGGCAGAATGTGACTCAGAAGACATTGTGATACACGGTGATCTTGACGAAATAATCAATCCAGAATCCTGGGCAGATATTGTAGCATTGATGGATCAACACGATAAACCAGTCACATGTGGATTTGAAATGTACATGTATCGTGTGGATCAACGTGCTGAACGCAACTGGAAAGGCAGTGTGGTAGCACGCCGACGAATGTTTGACACGCCACATGAACTCTACAAGGGCAACAGCATCAAACGCAAAGATCGAAGCCATTGTGTGGGATTCAAAACACCAGTGGGCTGGCACTGGACCTGGATGGGCAGTGATGATCTCATACGCAACAAAGTGGTCAGCTGCATAGAAAGCCAGCACAGAGACCCTGAACAAATACTCGCAGCATTCAAACAACTTGATACCATAAGTGCTATCAACCATAAATGCACCACACACGTGATTGATGTAAAATATCCTGACAGTGTGCAGTCGGTATTGAAAAACTATCCTGCATACTGGCACAATCCGCCCGAAAACTAGCATGGACATTCAGCAAGAAAAAGCCATGCGCCGAGCAGCCAGAGCTGAACATCGAGCAAAGAAATCTCCGGGCTATGTTGCACCCACGGTGTCAGATCCTAAGGGTCCTGTTGATTGTGCCTGCGTGATACACGGCTCGGGCTACGACTGGATCTATGTGGATCGATTGTACTCCATGCTGAGTAGACACATTTCTCGCGGTATACGACTACATGTGTACACAGAACCTGGCAGACCTGTGCCATCGCACATGATCCGCCACGATCTGCAGGAATGGCCCGGTGTCAGCGGCCGCAAACAATCCTGGTGGTACAAAATGCAGTTGTTTAACCCTGCACATCATCAAGGACAATTGTTGTATTTTGATCTGGACACAGTGGTGGTAAACAGTCTGGACTGGATCATTGATCTGAATCCTGCATATTTTTGGACCATACGTGATTTTAAATCACTATGGAAGCCCCATGTGCAAAGCATGAACTCCAGTGTGATGTACTGGAACACAGTGACCTGGGCACCAATCTGGACAGAATTTGAAAAGCAAGGTGTTGAAAAGGTACAAAGCAGTTATCGCGGGGGCGATCAGGATTATTTAAATTCTGTAATAACTGCAAGACACCGTAGATTTTTTGAAGACGGACGAGCAGTGAGCTGGCGGTGGACTGCACTAAATGGCGGTATGAATTTTCGAAACAGAACCTACCGATCACCGTCACGTGGCACCACTATTGCACCAGACAACAGTTTGTTGATATTTCACGGCGATCCTAAACCGCACGAAACACACGATCCTGTGATAAACCAACACTGGTGTTAGGTTGTCCAATATTCGCCTTTTTGCTATAATACACACTTAGCAACAAAAGGAACTCACATGCTTACAGATGCACAAGAACAGCAAATTGAATCAGTTGAGAGCTATACACACAACTACGAAGCAGAAGCCATGCAGAGCTTTGAAGCCACAGGCAACGACAAAATGGAAGAACTGCAAGATCGTTTTGAGGAAGAAAGTGTGCTGTTGTTTGACTCAAGCGAAGACTTGGGCGGAATGACAGTGTACTTTAGCGGCCAAACACTTGTGGCATTCTACGACTACGAGCAGTTCAAAGGCGTGGTGTTTGACACTGCGGAAGCCTAAACGAATAATGGGCAACAGATTGCCCATTATTCACCATTGTGCTATAATACACACATCGCAACAAGGAACTGATCATGCAAGATACAATCACCCGTACTGAAGAACTGCACAGCATCTTCTGGGATATGTACAAAGACGCCCATGGTTTCCGTCCTCGTCACGTGGACACTACGGGTTGGACTGAAGCTGAATTCAATCAGGAGTTTGAGCACCTGTCCCGCATGATCCAGCACAACGAGTGTGATCGCAAGATCTCTGAAGAAAAAGCAGCTCACGAGTTTGAGATGCGAGTGCAGAGCATCATTGCTTGCGGTGCTGAGAATCGTGACATGGCCATGCGCTGGATACACGAAGCTGAACAGACTCGCGGCGACAACGACTACCTTGCTTACACTCTGGGCTTGCCTTATCGTTATTTCAAGTAATAGGAGAAGAAAATGATTGATACCGTCCAAACAGTAGAATTTCAAGGCATCACATACGATGCCGCACATGGTAGCCCATTTGATCGTGGCTCAGCAGACAGCTACTACGGCCGAGCACAAGATCCCCACAAGTACCCCAATGGCACCGGCAATGCACCTCGTGTGGAGGGCCCTGACATGACCATTGCAGAGATGCGTGAATACTACCGGGGCTATGAGTACAATCAAGAGTCCGGCGAGCGAAAACAGTACGATTGACCTTTATTCACCGAAATGCTATAATACACACATACGCAGCAAAAAGGAACGAGATGATTCATGAATACGGAATGTTTACTGACGCGGGCAACCAAGCAGTAGAAAGCATTGTGATGCTGAAGTTTCAACGCCAACTCAGTTGGCCCACTGTGCAAGCCATGCTGGCTGCACTGGCACTGGAAGAAGTCTATGCCGAAGCAGTAGACACCGCTGTACGCGAAGCAGTTTACACAGCCTGCTTCGATTGACCTTTATTCACCCAAATGCTATAATACACACATAGCAAAAAGGAGCTGATTATGATGGTACAAGATCGCAAAACTGGTGAATGGTACAACCCAGAGCTGAGATTCCAAGAAATTCTTGCCCAGCATTGGTTTATTGCTATTATAAAACGGCTAGCTAACAAATAACAGGATTTGACCTTTATTCACCGAAATGTTATAATATACACTTAGCAACAAAGGAAACACCATGCAAGATTTACAGACACAAGAACAGCGTTTAGACAATGCCATGCTTAAAGTGCAAGTTTCACTCAACGAGATGTTTCTAGACCAAAATGACGAAGTGCAAGACGCTTTTAACAAGTTTGTGCTAGCCTACAAAGCAGCCTTAAGCGCCCGTTATTAACAACACTTTGGCGCATTTGACCTTTATTCAGAGTTCTGCTATAATACTATTTTAACGCACAAAAAGGAGCCAACCGTGAGTGCAATTCGAATCGTTAGTGGTGAGTACCGCAACAAAAAAGTAAACGGAAACGTTTTCAAATTAGTCAGTGGATTTCAGACTGGCGTCAAGGGTGGATATGTGACTGTGCAAAATGACGGGGCATTTCCCAACTGCCCAGACACTATCCGCATTCGTGTAAATAATATTTCTGACTATGAAATGGTATCAGGAGAAGCTGTGACAGAACAAGTTCAAACACCCGTGGCTCAGGTAGCAGTTGAAACTGAAGAACAGGCAATGGCTCGAATCCGTGAGCGTTTTGAAATTCTTACAGACATGACAAAGGCCGCAACAGCCGGCGACATCCGTGCCATGATTGTGTCAGGACCTCCGGGCGTGGGCAAGAGCTTTGGCGTGGAATTGGAAATTGACAAGGCCACTATGTTTGACAAGCTGGCAGGCAAACGGCTTCGTGCAGAAGTTGTCAAAGGCTCAGCCACCCCAATTGGCCTGTATCAGACTCTGTACAAGTACTCAGACGAGAACTGTGTCTTGGTGTTTGATGACTGTGACTCGATCCTGTTGGATGACGTTGCACTGAACTTGCTGAAGGGTGCCTTGGACTCAGGCAAGAAGCGCAAGATTTCCTGGTTGTCAGAATCCAGCAGCCTGCGCCGCGAAGGCATCCCGGACAGTTTTGAATTCAAAGGCAGTGTGATTTTTATCACCAACTTGAAGTTTGACAAAATGAAATCGCAGAAATTGCGGGATCACCTGGATGCACTGCAAAGTCGCTGCCATTACCTGGACTTGACGCTGGACACCATGCGTGACAAGATTTTGCGTATCAAACAAATTGCCAGCGATGGCGTGTTGTTTGCAGACTACGACTTTGAGCAGTGCCAGCAAGACGACATCATTGAGTTCATGAACACCAATCAGACTCGACTGCGTGAAATGAGCCTGCGTATGGCGCTGAAGGTAGCAGACTTGGTAAAGAGCTTTCCAGCAAAATGGCGCTTGATGGCAGAGACCACATGCATGAAGCCTGCACAATGAGATAGTTTTTCTGGGCCTAGGTTGGCTCCTGCCCAGATTTCACAGTCGCCCCTAAAAAGGCGACTGTTTTTTTGACTTCTTGCAACAATAAGTATATACTAACATATGAAAAAATATTGTATAATGCCGTTTGCATCTGTCAGAATTGAAGATGGCAAAAATAAAAATTCAACACTAATTAGACCGTGTTGTTTGTTTAACCCGGATAAAAAAACAACTTACACTAACCTTAATGAATATCTTGAGTCAGATATGTTGCAAGAACTGCAACAACATCTGTTGACTCAAGATACCTTGCCTCCGGGCTGCTCTACATGTCAACTAGTTGAAGAAACAGGACAACTCAGCGTTAGACAACTTAAAAATAGATACTTTGACATTGATCATCTTGCTGAAACAGCAATACAAGAACTAGACATATTTCCATCAAACTTATGCAATCTCAATTGCATCATGTGCAGTCCAAAATTTAGTAGCGCCATTGGTGCCGAACAAAAAAGTATGGGATTGATATCAGAAATTATAAACTTTGATGAAACAGACCGTGTGTGCGAGGCAATTGAAACATTGCCAAATTTAAAATACATTTCGGTAGCCGGGGGAGAATTCTTTTATGCCAAGTATTGCATACGCATACTAGAACAAGTGCAAGCCAGTGGCATAGAATATTTCAAAATAACCACAAACGGCACAATACTAAATCCTAAACACATTGAAATCCTAAAACACATACCAAAATTAGAATTACGATTTAGTGTGGATGGTACTAGCGATCATTACGAATTCATACGATATCCGGCCAAGTGGGATGAAGTAAAACAGAATATACTAAACTATCAACAACAATTACCAAATGCAAAATTGGAAACAGTAATAGTAGTGCAACCACTAAATATTTTTTCAGTGTTTGATTGGTTAGAGTTTGCTAACCAAAATAATCTTGAGACACACTGGATTAATTTGCTTAATGATGACTTGAACTGGGATATGCTAACTCCGGTTGAAAAGAATAACATAGTTGAGTTTATCAAATTGGGACTCAAAAATAGTACCCTTACATCACGACAAAAAATATCTTTACTAAACTACAGCAAAAATACAATAGCTTGCTCAGAATTTGATTCTGTTGCTAGAACTAGGTCAATTGAGAAAATAATTAGGCTATGCAAACATCGCAAAATATCTTTAAATGTGTTAAACTTAGTGTTCAAAGAGCTACCAGATCTATTGCAAGAAATAATCAACTATGAAACAATGCACTATAGTAATTCGAGATGAAGTCAACATCAAGATAGAAGGACTTGATCTAGATTGCCGCAAGGCTCTGGTCACGGCATTCAAGTATGAGAATCCAGCAGCACGTTATCTGCCTGCGGTACGGCTGGGCCGATGGGACGGCAAGATTGCCTACTTCCAACTGGGTGGCAGCACCTATGTGAATCTCTTGCCCGAGATCATGCCCATACTTGACAAGTTCGACTATAGTCCAGTACTAGATGATCAGCGTGAGTATGCCACTTCTTTTGACTTTGCAGCAGTGTCAGAAAATCATTACAGTCATGTGCTGTGGCCCAAAACCCATCCAGCTGCTGGCCAGCCCATGGTGCTGCGTGACTATCAAGTGGAAATTATCAACAAGTTTCTGACCAATCCGCAGTGCATACAAGAAGTGGCCACCGGAGCAGGCAAGACCATTATCACAGCAGCCTTGAGTGATGCTGTCAGTGCCTATGGTCGAAGTATTGTGATTGTGCCCAACAAGAGTCTAGTAACGCAGACCGAGGCAGACTACATCAACATGGGACTGGATGTGGGCGTGTATTTTGGCGACAGAAAAGAATACAATCGTCAGCATACCATATGCACCTGGCAGAGTCTCAACAACATGATGAAGCTGACCAAGACTGGTGAAGCAGAAATAACCATTCATGAGTTTATACAAGATGTGGTGTGTGTGATTGTGGACGAGGTTCACATGGCCAAGGCTGATGCACTCAAGACCCTGCTGACCGGAGCCATGAGTCAGATTCCCTTGAGATGGGGACTAACCGGGACAGTGCCAAAAGAACTGTTTGAAAGCCAGGCCCTGTTGGTCAGCCTGGGTCCTGTGGTCAGTCGACTCAGTGCCAGCACACTACAAGACGCAGGCGTCCTAGCACAGTGCCATGTGAACATTGTGCAACTGGTGGATCATGTGGAATACGCTGACTATCAAAGCGAGCTCAAGTACCTGCTGGAAGAGTCCGGAAGACTGGACACCATGGCAGAACTGATACGCAAGGTAAACGAAACAGGCAATACTCTGGTGTTGGTAGACAGGACTGAATGTGGACGACAACTGGTAGAACGCCTGGGCGACAAGGCAGTGTTTGTGTCTGGTGCTACCAAGTCAAAAACCCGCCAGGACGAATACAATCAGGTAGCCGATGCCACTGACAAGATTATTGTGGCCACTTATGGTGTGGCTGCGGTGGGTATCAACATACCACGCATCTTTAATCTTGTGCTGGTAGAGCCAGGCAAGAGCTTTGTGCGTGTGATACAGAGTATTGGACGCGGTATTAGAAAAGCCGAAGACAAAGATCATGTGGAAATCTGGGACATAACCAGCACATGCAAGTTTGCCAAGCGTCATCTGACCAAGCGCAAGGCCTTTTATAAGGAAGCCAACTATCCATTCTCAGCAGAGAAACTAGAGTGGATGAAGATCAAATAATGGTTGACTTTACTTTACAAATACTGTATTATTAACACATGAGAATTTTAACACTTGACAACAAACCCTATGATCTAGATCATTTGCCCGACGAAGTGGATGATATGCGTTTTGCCATCCTGGACAACAGCAATCCACAAGATCCAGATTATCACTACATTCCTTTGATATTTTTAGAAAGCTTCAGCGCACCTGCCCTGGTGCTGCAGATAGGGGATGCCAGAATTAAAATGCCCGTGGACTGGCAAATTTTAATTGGTGAACCAGACCTGGGTGACCTAGAAATGCTGCCCTTGACCAGTATCAATGATCGTGGCTTCAATGTGTTCCAGTTCAATCCTCTCAGCAGCTTTAGACCCAGTTTTCCACCCATTGAGATTATTGATGTTTATCAAGAAGTATCCTGGTATGCTCCCAAACTCAAGAATGGACAGATGCTGTGTGTACCTATCAACGATGCCGAACAACCTGACTGTGTGTACTTTGTGAAAGACGTCAGTCGCAATTGTGAAATAGTAGACTACAACAAGGCCTGGTAGATATGGCTTACACAGAACCTGAAGTATTTGTAACAATCAATCGATTGGCTAGACTGTTTTTAGAAAGCTACCCCGAAGACCGCGAAGGTCTGGAACGATTCCTGCGTTGGGCACATGTTCAGTACGGGTATCAGTATGGGTAGCCTTGTGCCTGGTGTGCCCTTGATCTACGAACGTGTGGACGGCACGGTGTACTCCAGACGTGTGGGAGAACTTGCTCGCACAGTGGTGGGCCATGATCATGATCCTAGGACCAGTGATGGCAGACCTGTGTATGACCATATACAGGAAGATAAAATGTGGGGAGAGATTCGGCGAACGGCCCGGACCAATCCCACTTTACAAGACGCCCTGGAACGTGCTATAATGATCTATCAACTGAGCAAGACCACATGAGTGATAAACTACACATTTCAAACGAGATGCGCCAACTGGACGTCAAGAACAGAAACTTCTATGATGAACTTGACTCAGATGAGCGCAAGAAATTCTCTACGTTCCTGATGTTGCGCTGGGGCTCAGCAGTAGATGGTGCTCAGGAACTGCAAGAATACTATGTGCAGAGCTGCAACCACTATCTCAACAAGCACTTTTTTGACATAGGCCGTCATCCCAAACTGCAATGGCTGTGTGCTACTGCAATGAGTCCGGGCATGGGCACAATGCGACATCCCTGGATTGCTCCCAAGAAAAAAGAAGCAGGACTCAGTGCCAAACGTAAAGCCTTGATGGAAATATATCCCACCTACAAAGACGACGAAATTGACGTAATGGCCGAATTGGTTACACAAAAAGAACTAGACGTATACAATCGAGACTCGGGTAACACCAAAAAGTAATCAGCATGACCCATGTGTGCGAATATTGCAAAAAAGAGTTTGTGAGAGAAACATCTATACAAGCGCACATGTGCGAACCCAAACGTCGTCGTCGCGAGCGTGACGAGCCGGGTCCAAGACTGGGATTTCAGGCCTACATTCGCTTTTATGAAAGCATGGCAGGATCAGCCAGAAACAAAACACACGATACCTTTTGTGAAAGCAGTTACTATCGTGCATTTGTGAAGTTTGGGCACTACTGTGTGAACACCAGAGTGATCAACCCAGACAGATTCATGGCCTGGTTGTTGAAACACAATCGCAAGATTGACCACTGGTGCAGTGACAAGGTGTACACAGAATATCTAGTAGATCACCTGAAAGTAGAAGCCGTGGATGATGCACTCACACGAGCCATAGAGTTTGGCATAGACTGGTCAGAAAAAAACACCAGCCCTGCACATGATTGCATGAGATATGGCAATGCCAATGTCCTGTGCTATGCTGTGACCGCAGGTAGAATAAGTGCCTGGGTAATTTACAATTCAGAATCGGGACAGAAGTTTCTAAGCGAACTAGATGCCACACAGGTTGCTATGATATGGCCCTATATTGACAGCGATGCCTGGCAAAAGCAATTTCAGGATAGACCCCAGGATCAGGCATATGCCAAGAATATTTTGAAACAAGCAGGATGGTAACATAATGATCACCAGCGTTTACCCCACAAGTACATGGGTCACAACAACCAATCCTGTTGGACCATACATCAGTCCAGGTGCTGCCAGTGCAGGCATGTTGCGATACCACAACAATCAAACACAGGTGTATGATGGCAACGCCTGGCTCGCTATGGGCGGCGGATCCAGTGTGGGCCTTACCTCCAATGCTGAAGAAGCACTTGCCTGGGCATGGCTAAAGATGGCACAAGAGAAAGCAGCCCAGGACCTGGCACAAAAGTATCCTGCTGTGGCAGATGCACTGGAGGCTGTGCGTCTAGCTGAGCAGCAATTGAAAACAGTTGTGGCCTTGTGTACAGTATGAGCGCAGACATTGACATTGACTTTGCTGATCGCGAACATGTACTGAAACTGATTCAGCACACCCCTGCACGGCAGATCACAGATGGTAGACCTAGACGTCACAATTCAGGAGTGTATGTCACAGACATTCCACAAGATCCTGTGAATAACTGTGCTGCCATAGACTACGAGTCAGCAGAAGCTCGTGGCTATTTCAAACTGGACTTCTTGAACATGAGTGTGTATCAGTTGATACAGAGTCCCGAGCACTACGACGCTGTGCTTGCAGCCACACCACCATGGGCAAGACTATGGCAAGATCCTGAATGGGCCAAGCAGTTGGTTCACGTGGGCAATTATGGACACTTGCTGGCGACCATGAGACCTGACAGTATACCTAGAATGGCAGCATTTATATCAATCATACGCCCAGGCAAGGCACACCTACAAGGGTTAGATTGGCCCACGGTGTTTGATTCAGTCTGGGATGGCGATACCAGTCGAGGCTACACATTCAAGAAAGCACATGCTCTAGGTTATGCGGCTCTGGTAGCCTTGCACATGAATCTATTAGTCTAGGCGTCTCACAAGAGTAATAGATTTTCTCTTGCCTTTTCTACGGGCAATGTCATTTAGGCTGCACACAGGACCGTGCAAGATTTCCAGATCTTTGTTGACAAATGTGCGAAGGCACAGACGAAATTCATCCCATTCTCCACGCAGGAATATGTTGATCGGAATACTTCTGTTGCTTTCCCACCACCAGGTGTTGGCCAGATCAAGATAACGTCGTTTTTGTTCTGAATCTTTGACAGTTCCAAAGTCATAGATGGTTGTGATAACATCATCTCTGTTTTGCACAATCCCCACATATTCATTGCTGGCGTAAACGCACAAGGTAATAAACGGATATTTGTCAGCTAGTTTTTGAAATAAGTCTTTGCCCATATAGTATTAGTTTGGATATTTATACCAAGGCTCCTTAGGTAAATATTGTTTGGAGCGTCCTATGTATTCAACCCCTGTTTATCTTTATCAGCAAGTTCAGCGAATTTTATTAGTAGATACCAGCGGCGCTTATTTTGACCGGAGGTGGGATCCTGTGTATGCAAAAAAATTAACTGTCAACAAAGGTGTTGACAATGTGATCTTGTTTGAGTTTGTGAACCAAGATCAAAAACCTGTGAATATCACAGGGTCGGCACTGAAGTTTAGACTGATCAATTTGGCTGGCAATCAACAGCTGATTGAAAAAGAAATGGTCATAATCAATGCTCAATTTGGTCGTGCCAAGGTAACACTCAGTGCTGCTGAAACCACAGAGTTTCCTGCAGAACCGTCGAGCTATGCAATTGAACGTGCCAGCGGCGACCTAGTTGAAGCAGTGTTTGTGGATGCACAGGCTCTGGCCCGTGCTGATGTGGACATTGTGGATTCTGTGCAGCCACAGTTTGTGCCCAGCGGCCTACTAAGCATTCCTACCATTTATGGTCCAGAGGTATATATAAATCCTGTGTTGCAGGGCAACTATCCTGACTGGGCACTCAACCCGCCACCGGGCAATACCAATGCAAATCCTCAGAGATACTCGAGTTTTGTGTCAACCACAGGTGCAAGCCTGACCACATTCCAGTTGGAAATGGATCATTTCACTGGCAACATCAAGGCACAGGCAGCACAAACTTATGAATCAATCTGGGCAGATGTTTCGGACATCTATCAATACTATAATCGCACCGGAACAGAACCCATCACAGTGCCAGGATATCATCCTTTGCTACGTCTAAGTCTTGACTCCTATCCGGGCACAGCACAAATTCAATTGGCCACAGCCACAGCAAATGGAGCAAATGGAGTGATCACTTCTATCACTGTGAATCAAGGTGGTTACGGATATCTGGCCCCACCCAGAGTCAACATCATTGGACTTGGTGCGGGCGCTGTTGCTGAAGCAGTAATTGCTGGCACCTCAGTATCTGCCATAAATGTTATAAACGGCGGAACAGGATATGTGACCAACCCAGCTACCAATCAAGTGGCTGCAATAAGCATCAATACCGGAGCCGTGACAAGTATACTAGTTAGATGAAATTTAAAAAAATTGTAGGGTTTGGTGATTCCTGGATGTTCGGCGATGAACTACTGGATCCAGAACTACAACGACAACATTCAGATGCACACACATGCTGGCATCAAAACAACGCCTATCGTGAAAGTCACAACTTTCTGGGGCTGACAGCACAACACTACGGTGTGCCCATGGAAAACTTTGGAATTGCCGGAGGCAGCATGCAAAGTTCCATGTGGACATTTTTATGGTGGTTGGATCACGAGCCCGAGCCAGAACAGTGCCTGATCTTGATTGGACACACAGACTCAGATCGTCTGAGCTTTTACAATCCCAATCATGTGAGCTATGCCAACGATCCTCCTTGGAATCGATTCATACACTCAACCTGGGTGGAATACGGCAGCAGTGTGGTTCCGCAGGAATTTAGAAACATGGTCAAACAACAGCTGGTGCTGACCAACTGTTCAAAACTAGCAAAACTAAATTATCAGCAAACCCTGCTGAGCTTTGATGGTATTGCTGCTAGACGCAATCTTCAAATGATGCAGTTCCAGATCATGCCTGAAGATGTCAAACTGGATCTGCCCACCCAGATATGGCCCGGCTTCTCTACTACCATGTGGTTTCGTAACCATCCCGACAATCAACAACGAGAACTGGTCATGCCCGGAGGTCATCCCAACGAAATAGGGCATAAAATGATTGCAGAAAAGTTGATTTCTACCATAGATGATGTTACAATGTAAGAATGCTCGACATTCTTGGATACTTACCCGCCAAACGAAAATCTAGTGCATCGGGGTGGATCAGTTTTAATGCTGTGTGTTGTGAACACAACGGCGACACACCAGATCGCAGAAGCCGCGGCGGAATCAAAACATCTGAACAGGGCTGGAGTTATCACTGCTTCAACTGCAACTACACCGCTAGCTTTATCCTTGGCCGTACTGTAAGTTTCAAGGCCCGCAGGCTCTTGAGCTGGATGGGTGTGCCCGAACGTGAAATAGAAATGTTGAATCTTGAAAGTCTGCGGCACCGGAGCATACACGGCATTCTAGATGATAGACAACGCACCGTGGATATTCTAGCAGATATCAAGTTTGAAGAACGAGACCTGCCGCCATTCGCTGAACTGATTGGTAGCACAGGACTGCATCGCGACTATGTGAGATCAAGATGTGTGCCAGATGATTATCCTGTGATGACACAAACAAATCCAGAAGCCTGGCCCGCCCGTGATCAAGTGATCATACCATTCACACATCACAACAGCATTGTGGGACACACTGTTAGATTTCTGGATGATCGTAATCCACGCTACATCAATGACATGCAGCCAGGCTATGTGTTTGGCACAGACCTGTTGCGTCCTGACTGGACTCAGGTGATTGTGACTGAAGGTATCTTTGATGCACTTAGCATTGGCGGTGTTGCCTTGATGCACAACACCATAAGTGATGCTCAAGCTAGATTGATTCGCAATCTTGGTCGAGAAATCACAGTGGTACCCGATCAAGATCTAGCAGGTATGGAACTGGTGGATCGTGCTGTGGAACTGGGCTGGGCTGTGAGCATGCCCGCATGGCCCCGGGAAGTCAAGGATGTGAATGATGCTGTCAAACTGTATGGGCGCCTGGGCACATTGCTAACTATAATTGACGCTAGAGAAACATCCAAGATCAAAATTGAATTACGAAAGAAACAACTTGTTAAAAGACTACAGCACTGATGTTCAGAAACTATTCCTAGAAATGATGCTGGAGGACGCCGCCAGCTACGTTCGGGTGCAGAACATCTACAATCCAGAAAATTTTGATCGCAATCTAAGAACCGCTGCGGCGTTTATCAAGGAGCATTCAGAACAGTTCAAGACTCTGCCAGATCGAGCACAGATCGCTGCGGCCACAGGCATCAAGTTGAATGCAGTGCCAGACTTGAACGAAGGTCACTATGACTGGTTCATGACTGAGTTTGAAGCATTTACACGACGCCAGGAACTAGAACGTGCCATTCTAAAAGCAGCAGACTTGCTGGAAAAAGGCGACTATGATCCTGTGGAAAAACTGATCAAGGATGCTGTGCAGATTTCCCTGACCAAGGACATGGGTACAGATTACTTTGCAGATCCAGCAGCCAGGATCAACAAGTATTTCAATTCAGGTGGACAAGTTAGCACAGGTTGGCCGCAAATGGATCGACTGCTGTATGGTGGATTCAGTCGTGGTGAACTCAACATCTTTGCAGGTGGTTCGGGCTCGGGTAAATCCTTAGTCATGATGAACATTGCCCTGAACTGGTTGCAGCAGGGCATGAGTGGCGTGTATATCACACTGGAACTATCAGAAGAACTCACAAGTTTGAGAACAGACGCCATGCTCACAAACATGAGCACCAAAGAAATACGCCGTGACATTGACTCAACAGAACTCAAGGTCAAGATGGTGGCCAAGAAATCCGGACAGTATCGTGTGAAAGGCTTGCCGGCACAGAGCAATGTGAATGATATCCGTGCATATCTAAAAGAAGTACAGATACAAACAGGCATCAAAGTGGACTTTGTGATGGTGGATTATCTTGACTTGGTCATGCCTGTGAGTGCTAAAGTTAGTCCCAATGACTTGTTTGTGAAAGACAAGTATGTATCGGAAGAGCTGCGTAACCTGGCTAAGGAACTGGGCGTGTTGTTGGTAACAGCAAGTCAGTTGAACAGATCAGCAGTGGAAGAAATGGAATTTGATCACAGCCACATTTCAGGTGGTATCAGTAAAATCAACACAGCAGACAATGTGTTTGGTATCTTTACCAGTCGCTCCATGAAAGAGCGTGGCAAGTATCAGATACAGTGTATGAAATCTCGAAGCTCGACCGGCGTTGGTCAAAAAATTGATTTGGAGTACAACATTGAAACCATGCGCATTACTGATGAAGGTGGGGACGAAAACGGTCATAACAAACCACAAAGTTCAATCATGGACTCAATTAAGGCCCGCAGTCAAGTCGCGCCTGCTGACAGCGGCAGTAGTTCGCAGCCCTGGGAAAAGCCCAGACCACGAGACGGTCATGATCCTTTGAGTGGTCGAGTCACAGCAGATGTACAAAGCAACAAACTCAAGCAGTTGCTGGGGCAAATCAAAGCTGCATGATATACCTAGATTTTTTTTCTGGAAGCCATGGACATTTTTTAGAATACGTGATAAACACCTGGCTACACAAGGGTCCAAGGGTACATAATATTTTTACTGAGCACGGATCTTGCCATCAAATTCGCAATGACAAAAATTACATGGCGCACAGGATAGTAGAAGCTGCACATTATACTGAGTTTGATATATCACAAAATACTCCAACCAAGGTAGTTAGAATCAACATTAGTCAGGACTGGGCCAACTGGATATATCAAATCAATGTCATGAGCCGAGCCGGCGATATACCTTTAGAAAAAAAAATAAAACTAACCCCAGAATCAGTGAGACATAGTCCTGTAAAACTTAGAAATGAGTGGTATGCTAAATTTAATTCAACTGTTGATGGATATTCTTTGCCAGATAATTGGCGCTGGCCCGACGCAGTAGTTTTTGAATTTAACATGGAAAGTTTGTTTGATCTAGTGGAATTTTATAATGAACTGTATCGCCTGGCCAATTTTTTAGAAATAACATTCGTACCCGACCGGGAGCTAAGTGATTTATTGGAAGAATTTTTAACTAGAAACCAAGGATGGCAATATTACAAAGAATGCAAACACTTGGCACATGCCGCAATTGCAGGAAACAATATTGAATTTTTTAGTAATGAAATATCTCAGGCATTAATCAATAGTTTGTTGTCAAAGTCCATTGGAATATTTGATGGAGAGTTGTTTGATAATAATAATTATCCTACATCCACCTGTCAGATATGGAACATTGTGGATCAACACTTAAAAACTTTTGATCAAAGATTTTGATATGAAGAAAATCTTTTGTTTTGGTGACGGATTTGCAACCGGGCATATATGGCCAGAGTGGCCTCAGATTTTACAAACGCTGGTGCCCGAACATCAAGTAATCAATACCGCAGGAATTGGAGCAGGTACTGAATTTTTAGTCTCAGGATTTGTTGATCTATTAGATCAGATGCATGATAGCATAGTAATCTTTCAGTGGCCGACCGCTGACAGATTTGATAAGATAATCGAAGATGACTCCTGGCAAGAGATTATTGCCAACGACCCAACGTATCATTTCAACGTCAATGTAGATTTGCAAGGAAAAAACTGGTGGTTAAGTAGTGCTAGCAAAGTTCAGGAGGTCCAGCATTACCACAGCCTTTATGTACAACAAAGCCAACACAATCGTAGACAACAAGTATATCATGCACTAGTATCGCAAACAGCTGAAAATTTAAATTGCCAAATAGTTCATACAAGCACAGACTCAGAAAATTTTTTTAGTAAAAATAATCAATTTAGCACAACTAGGCAAGCAGAAGTGCAACCGTCGCCGATTGTACATTTTCATTGGTTAATAGAACAAATTATTCCTCAGATCAATGTTACTATTGATCCAAATTTACAAAAAGAATTAGAGTCACTAATCAATCAAACACAGTGGATTCCATATGATCTGGATAGAGAATCAATCTGGGCAGAAATAAATAATCGACTCAAGTCTAACTAACTCTAGTTGAAATCAAAAACCGATAAATAATGTCAAAGGTCTGCAATAAAAATCATGCAAAAACGCACCCGTAGTTTGTTAGAAGAATTAGATTCCATGTATATCGAGCGTGAACGCGATCTAGTGATTGAGAGTCGGGCATCAAATGTCATAGCCAGTGCTATCAACTTGCTGGAGCAGATTGATGCTACATACACACCCGAGCAAGCAGAAAATCTCACACGCAAACTGCTGAATTCTATCCGTACCCGGGACGCAGGACGTTTTGCTAGAACCGTTAGAAAAACTCCAACAAGCACATAAACTCAACAGGATCAAGATGAAAATTTTCGAAGGCGGCAATGTATTCAAAGACCCCCAAGGCCAACCACTGACACAACGCATCAATCAAGCTGACGTTGCCGCTACCATTGCCTGGGTGGAACAAGTTACAGGTATTGAATTTCCTGAAGATCGTTGGTTGGGCAGCACTGGCCGCAAGGCCACATCTGGTGACCTGGATCTAGCTGTGGATCTTGGAGAAACAACCAAAGAACAGGTGGCAGCCGGGCTAACACAATGGGCCACCAGTCAAGGACTCGACCCTCGTGAATGGGTTCGTAAATCAGGCGAAGTGCATCTTAGAACTCCCATCGGCGGAGATCCCGAAAAAGGATTTGTACAGACTGATTTTATGTTCTTTCCCAACCTGGATTGGGGCACATTCTATTATGGTGGATCTGAAGGATCAGCCTACAAGGGCATGAATCGCAATGTGCTGCTGAGCAGCTTGGCCAAACAAGCCGGACTCAAGGTGGGCGCAAATGGCATGATCAGCCGCACCACAAATGAACTGGTCCGAGGCGGTCAAGATCCAGACTATGTGTCTGCGGTATTGCTGGGCGGCACTCAGGACCGAGCTGCACTAAAGAATGTAGAATCAATTTATGCTGCTCTAGCAAAGGACCCCGACCGTGACGCCAAGCTCAAAGACTTTCGTGAATATCTAGCCCGTGAAGGCCTTAAAGAACCCGAAATGCCTGTAAAAGAAAATGATGTTAACTTCTTGGCCAGACTACGGGACAGAATAGTAAATCAAGGCATGCAGCAATTGATCGAAGCCAAGCCCTTGTATCAGATATACGAACAAGAGCCCACTGCGGTGGGCGGCCAAGCCAAGGGTATTGAGCATCTGGAAGACTATGTGTTCCGTCAAGGAACCGCGGGTGTTGACCGTGCGCTGGCCATTGCTGATTCTTTTTACAAACAGCCCAAACAAGGGTCAGTCAAATGGGACGGAAAGCCTGCTGTGGTATTTGGTCGCAAGCCCGAAACCGGAGAATTTGTGCTCACAGATGATGCAGGATTCGGTGCAGTTGGATATGATGGCCTGTTTACCAGTACCGATGCTGTGGCTGACCACATGGCACAGCGTGATGCCAATGCTGCTGCCAAAGGCAATCAGGCCACCCGAGTGCAGACACTGTTGCCAGTGTATCAGAGTATCTGGCCATATTTGGAAGCTGCTACTCCAGAAAACTTTCGTGGCTATGTCAAGGGCGACCTGTTGTACAGTCCCGAAAAGCCCTGGGAAATAAACGCAGGTCTGGTGGAATTCAAACCAAACACTGTGGAATACAGAATTCCAGTTGCCAGCAAACTGGGCAAGGACATTGCAGGATCTCAAGTTGGTGTTGCTGTGCATACCATGTACGAAGATGCAGGCGCTGCCAAGCAGCCACTCAGCAGAGTCAAGTTTAATCCTGTGCCCGGCCTGTTGTTGATCGAACCCATATATGCTAAGCCTGTGGAAACAGCAGATCCCATTGTCAAACAAATCAAGTCACTGTTGCGCCAAAACCGAGCAGTCATGAACACCTTGTTTAATCCTGCTGAACTACGTGCCATGAAAATAACTGACTTGGCCAAGCTGGCAATAGACTACATCAACAAACGTGTGGATCCAAACCATGCAGCATACACTGGCAATTTTAGTGATCTTGTGCCGGGATTTCTAGCCTGGCTGCAACAGACTCAAACACCGCAAAAGTACAACAACATTCTGCAATATCTGCGCAGCCCTACCAGCAATGAACAAGCCTTGGCTGCTGCCTTTGTGTTGTTTGAATTGCTGCATGATCTGAAACTGGACCTGTTGACCAAGCTGGATGCACAAGTGCCCGGCAACGAAGGATGGGTGTTTGCAACCCCTGCAGGCTATGGTAAAGCAGTAAATCGCTTTGATTTCACAGCCAGAAACAAAGCTCGAAACAACCCACCAAGCCCTTAATTTTTATCAAGATCGATAAATAAAAGTAGGGCAAGTAGCCCACTTACTTAAGGAGACTTTAAATGTCAGGATTTACAAAAACAAACGGCACGAATCAACCAGTATTCAACATGGATACAGCCAATGGCAACATTGGCGGAACAGCTAACATTGCTGCAACTGGTTCAGTTAACTTCCAAGGTCCCAAGCTGGATTTCTTCAGCTTGGTTGCCAATGGTGCGTTGACTACATCAGCAAACGTGAATGGCTATATCAACAATGTGTTGCAAGCTATTCAGACCAAGGGCACTGTGGCCATGTATCAAGTTAGTCCAGCAGCACCAACAGTGTTGAACTTGGCTATCTATCCAACAGGCGCATACACTGCTGCCACATTGTTGACCACTGCTAATACCAGTGCCACAGTGGCATCTGGTGGTCAGAACTTGGAATTGAGTTCAGCAGCCGGCAATGCAGTGTTCACTACTGCTGCTACCAACTTTGCTCCTGTCTAATACTAGATAGTAGTAAAAAATCAAGGCCCTGGTTTATTTCCGGGGCTTTTTTTTGGCCGTAAATACTCCATGGCATATAGTATTTGTGTATTGACTGATTTTGATTGTAGACCCACTGGTGTTACAGGACATTTTCGAACAAGCGTCTTGCCGTTTGTGGACCGAGCAGATCAATCAATAACCAATTTTGAATCCTGGAACAGCAGTAGAAATCAACAACGCAACTGGGAAACTATATTGCAATTGATAGGACTGTACACACAGCCGCAGCACATATCTAACATACGAATGCAAAACGGTCGTTGGGAATTTGAGTTTGAAACAGAGTTTGATGATGTGTTCAGACTCGATGAAGATCCAGTGGGCTTGCTCAAACAGGCATGCCGCGGCGTTCCAATCATCAACTATGTTCAGCAACAACTGACCACACTACTACAACCAGACGTGAACATTTGGTTCTATCCAAAAGGCCATAAATAATTCATGGACACAACAGAAATCGAAAAGAAGAGCCTGGAAGCGCATGTAGAGCTCTGCGCCGAACGTTATCGCCATCTAGAACTGCAACTAGATTCTGCCAATTCTGCTATCAGTCGACTAAAAGACATGACAGAAGAAGTTCATGCCATGATGCATAAAATTGTGGACAATCGAAACAATCAATTGATAAACTGGGGACTTGGATCTATTGGGTTCTTGTTGGCCACTGTTGGTTGGTTGTTATCACACTACGTATTCAAATGAAAGCCAGCCGCAAATTGGCCGCCCTGGCCGAAAGAGAACTGCCTCATCTGCTGGAAAACGTCATTGTAGAAGACGGGGAAAAATATCGTGCTTTTGGCAAATACACAATACAGCCCAGAGATCCGGGATTTGACGTTTCCATAAGAGACGATGCTGTGGGCAAATTTAGCACTACTAAATCTGCACTTGCCTGGTGCATAGCCGACAGATTAAACTATTTTAATCTTGCTAGACAAATACAAGAGCTAGATCAATCACTCACACGATTGCGCAATGATATTTACATCCGTAAGAACATTGCAGATCGTATGTCGGGAACTGCCTGGGAAACTGTAATAACCAAAGTATCCTACCGACAAGACCAAAGTCAACTGCTGGAACAAGAGTTGACAAAATGTATAAATTTGGCTAAATACTGGCAACTACGAGGAAACTCAAATGAAACTAAACGAACTGGCCGTAACACGCCCCACACAACAAATCGCTAAGGTATTCGAGAGTCATTTTGATCAACAAGTTCAATTTGACTCAATGAATCGCGGTCAACTGCACAACATGTATCGCAAGGTACGTGGGGTATTATCTGAACACAGAAGCGGCCCTGCACGTCACACCAGTGAGCGTGACCCTGCTTACCTGAAATTGATGATGATGGAACAGGCACTTGCAGAAAAAATCTACGAAGATGAAATGGCCGCTGCCAACACTGCTGCCCCTGCACCGGGAGTAAATCCCCAACAGGCTGCTGCCATGGCTGCCAAGCAAAAGATGGACCAGAAGACACAGATACAAAAAGAACTTGAAGATCTGAAAAAACAAGTGACCGACAAGCAGAACGAACTTACCAATCTCAGCAGCACTACCTCAGTGCAAGAACGTCGTCGTGCTCAAACTTATGGATACTATCTTAGCGAAAGCGAAGTTCAGCAAGCCCAAGTAGTTCTGGCTGCACAAGACATGGTTGACAAAATGCAAGGCATGATTGAAGACACCACTGAGATGCAGTTCAAAGAATTGCCAGCCTTGGTTGATTCAATTAAAAATCAAATTGGTGCAGATCAAGCAGCTCAGTTCAACAATGATGCACAAGCAGCATTGACCGGACTGGTTCAGAATCTGCAAGGCAGCAAACAACAGCTGGAACAAGCTCTTGGTGTGGTAACTGGTCAAGGCCCTGTTGAAATGCCCGGAGCTGAAATGGCTCCACCTCCACCAGCCGGCGAAGAACAAATTGACGTGAGCATGACTGCACCCTCTCCTGAAGAAGAACTAGATGCAGCAGCCGTTGGCCCTGCAGCATCTCTAGGACGAGAGCGCAGATAATGCGAATTGATGAAGTAGCTGTAGACGACACCGCAGACAAATTACTGGCCCTGGCCCAATTTGCTGTGGGCCGTGCCACAGATACTTCTGCAAAACTACAAATGCCTGTTCAGGCATTTATCAATCGTGCTAAAAATATTGGGATTGATATCACTCCTGATACTTTGCAAAGCCTAGTTGGCCAACCGCCCTTGAGTGGCATAATAGAACCCATGTCGCCAGATGCTACTGAATTGATATTCAAAGGCGGCGAACAACCTGGACCCACTGCTATGCCGGTAAATCAAGCACAAAATATTGTGGCACAGGCTGCAAAATCGGCCATGAACAAAGACCGTAATCTCGGTTGATTCAAACTGGTTGACTAGTCAGCCTGTTGGTAGTATACTCAACAAAAGGAACCTGTATGGCTTATTCAAATCAAGTAATCGATCACTACGAAAATCCACGCAATGTGGGCAGCTTTGAAAAAGGCGATGTAGACGTTGGCACAGGCATGGTAGGAGCACCTGCCTGCGGTGACGTAATGAAGTTACAAATAAAGGTTGACAATGATACAGGTATTATTACAGATGCAAAATTTAAAACGTATGGCTGCGGATCGGCTATTGCGAGTTCGAGCCTCATTACCGAATGGGTCAAAGGAATGCACATCGACAAAGCAGGAACAATCAAAAACTCCGACATTGCCGAAGAACTAGCATTACCTCCGGTCAAGATCCACTGTAGCATCCTGGCTGAAGATGCCATCAAGGCCGCAGTAGCAGATTACAAAAGCAAGCATGATCTCCTTAACTGATGATGCTGCTAGAAAAATAACTCAAACCATTCAACGTCGCGGCCATGGTATTGGTATTCGTGTTGGTGTAAGAACCACAGGTTGCTCAGGACTTGCTTATGTGTTGGAATATGTAGATACAGCACAACCTGAAGATATCTGCATTGACTGTGCCAACTGCAAATTGTTTGTTGATCCCAAAAGTTGTGCCTATCTTCAAGGACTTGAAGTAGACTACACAAGACAAGGTCTCAATGAAGGATTTGAATTTTCAAATCCCAACGAACGCGACCGCTGTGGTTGTGGAGAAAGTTTTAGAGTTTAAATGATAGTCAACCGATACAACTACACGCCCATCAATAGAGAAACCATAGACGGCAAACGACACTACTGTTTGCCCGACGGCAGCAAGGTACCCAGTGTAACCACAATACTGGACCGAACCAAGTCAGAAGAAAAACGTCAGGTCCTGGCCAACTGGCGCCGGCGGGTGGGCGAACAAAAAGCACAAGAAATTACCACAGAAGCAGCCAACCGTGGCACACGCATGCATGCGTATCTTGAGCACTACATGTTGAATGATGACATGAAACCCTTGCCCGGCAATCCTTTTGCACATCCTTCATGGTTCATGGCAGCAGAAGTTATTCTACAAGGACTGTGCCATGTGAATGAATTTTGGGGTGCAGAAGTTCCTGTGTATTATAGTGGGTTATATGCCGGAACCACAGACTGTTTGGGCGTATGGAAAAACAAGCCTGCTATCATGGATTTCAAACAGACCAACAAACCCAAAAAACGTGAATGGATTGATGATTATTTTGTGCAGTTGGCAGCGTATGCAGCAGCACACAACGAAACCCACGGTACTGCCATTGACTGCGGCGTTATTTTGATGGCTCAACAGCCCGATGTACTAGCAGACGGTAGCCTGGGCAAGCCCATATACACCGAGTACGTGATTGAGGGAGACGAGTTTGCACACTGGACCAATGAGTGGATGAAACGAGTTGAGCTGTATTACGCCACACGCTAAATACAGCACAGAATCAGGATTCATATGGCAATTGTACAAGTTAGTCGCATCACAAACCGTAAAGGTCTAGCAGAAAATCTGCCGCAATTGGCCGGTGCAGAATTGGGCTGGGCTATTGACGAACGCAAATTATACATCGGCAATGGCACCCTTCAGGATGGCGCACCGGTTGTTGGCAATACTGAAGTTCTCACAGAGTTCTCAGATTTGCTGTTGGTAAATGGAGCATACACCTACCAAGGTGCTGCTGCTGGATACACTGTGCAAACTGGTGCCACGTCAGGCAGTCCAGTTAGTTTGAGTTTACAAAACTGGTTGGATCAATTTGCCAGCGTCCTGGACTTTGGTGCAGTAGGCGATGGTGTCACAGACGATACGGCTGCTATCAATCGCGCATTGTACCAGTTGTTCTGTAGAGAAATCAATCCACAAATTCGCCGGTCGTTGTTCTTCCCGGCCGGCGTTTACTTGGTTACTGAATCAATCATAATTCCGCCTTATGCCAGACTCTACGGCGAAGGTGCAAACTCTAGTGTTATTACGCTGGACACTTCAAGCCCTACAAGTACCTTGAGTGAATACGTGGCCAGATTTGGCGACAGTCTACAACAGACAGGTGTAAACATTGGAAATAACGGTGCTATTGCACCTACCAATATTGAAATTGCTTTCCTAGGATTCCAGTCATTGGCAATCACAGACATCATGCTGGTACAGGATGCTAGTTTTTGCACATTTACCGATGTTGGTTTTAACGGACCGTTGGTTCAGGCCGATCTTGTGACAGATGCTGACAATATGGCATGTGTGCGGTTTGACTCAACTCTGAGTTTGATCTGCAACAACATCACCTTCCGTAGATGCAGTTTTACAGGCGCCACCTGGGCATTCAACACTGCCAACGAAACGCAAGGGTGTGTGGTAACTGAAAGCCAATTTGACACATTGTTCCAAGGTGTGCTGTTGGGTGACCCGACGCCTGTGAATGGTGGACCAACTGGATTCCGAATCCTGGGCAACAGCTTTGATAACATCTATGCTGAAGGTATCAAAATTGCTGCCAACACCGGACTCAATGCTTCGGGCTACAATGTGTTCTATGACGTTGGCAACCACTTTAATGGAACCACAAGTCCAGCCACATCAGTAATCAACTTCCTGGGTGAACAAAATGTCAGCATAGGTGACATGTTTGAACGTACTGCTGTTTATGCTACCACCTATCCACGAATCAACATAAATGATGGAGTTAATCTTGCGTATGAAAGTGCTGACCAAATCAAACAAGGCACCTATGTAAGAGAAACGGGTCAGGCACTGACCTTGGTGGACAACACTGCCGGTCAAGTTATAACCACATTTGATGCGACCAAAATTCGTGCAGTACAAATCAATTACACTATTGTGAGAACAGTTGACATTCAAACCGGAGTGTATTTTATTGTGGCAGGCACAACTAGCTCGGGCACAGGATTAACTGGACAAGATACCAGTGTAAATAATGGCACAGGTCCGGGTGTGACATTTGCTGTGAGCGAAACAGCCAGTGTGGTATCCTGGACTGCAACCACTTCCAGTACCGGTAATGCTGGTACTATTCAATATTCAATAACCCACCTAGCATAAAAAGCGATGTGGCTCCCCACTTTTGCTCAACGGCTCGACAGTTGGTCACAACTCCGGGCCCAAGCCGCACAGGTCGATTCAGAATCTGCACTGCACCTGATTAATGCCTGGTGGTTTTGCGCTCCGTGGCGTGCTTACCATTTGCACTGGGATGATCGGCCCACTTGGCCAGATCCCTGGCAACTATTGAGCGACAACATGTACTGCGGCCTTGCTCGCGGACTGGGAATCATGTATACTATAGCTATGCTGGACCACTCGGAAATGCAGGATTCCCATCTAGTAGACACTGGAAGTGACAATTTAGTCCTAGTTACCCAAAAGAAATATATATTGAATTGGGGGCCGGAACAAGTGTTAAATATCAACCCAGGACCTTATAAAGTTCATCATAGTGTTTCGCTACAAGAAATAAAACAACAAATTAAATAATAATGAAAACAATCACAGTACAAAAGCGCAATGGCCTTCGTGAGCCGTTGGCGTTGGAAAAATGGCAGACACAGATTGCAAAAGTATGCGCAGGCATTGCAGATGTTAGTCAAAGCATGGTAGAAATCAAGGCACAATTGCATTTTTATGATGGCATCACCACTAGAGAAATAGACGGTATCACGCTTAGAGCCATTGTTGACTTGATTGACGTGGAATCAAATCCCGGAGTTGGGCACACCAACTATCAGTTTGTGGCCGGCAAGCAACGACTATCAATGTTGAGAAAAGACGTTTATGGTACCTACACACCTCCTCACCTGTATGACATTGTGAAGACCAATGTGGCCACAGGCTTGTACACTCCTGAGTTGTTAGAGTGGTACACCGAAGATGACTGGAACCGCATGAATGACATGCTGGATCATGCCAAGGACGAACAATACAGTTATGCAGCTATTGAGCAGCTGATTGAAAAGTACCTGGTAAAAAATCGTTCAACAGGACAAACTTATGAAACTCCACAAATTAGATACATGGTCGCGGCCGCTACTGTATTTCACTCAGAAGAACCGAACACAGCGAGAATGCGCTATATCAAAGAATATTACAATGCAGCGAGTGATGGTCTTTTTACTCTTGCTACTCCTGTTCTGGCTGGCCTGGGGACTCCTACTAAACAATTTTCGAGTTGCGTCCTTATACGCAGCGATGACGACCTCGATAGTATATTTGCTTCGGGCGAAATGATGGCCAAGTATGCCAGCAAACGTGCTGGCATTGGCTTAGAGATTGGTAGACTACGTCCGTTGGGTTCACCCATTCGCGGTGGCGAAATCATGCACACAGGTATGATACCATTCTTAAAAAAATGGTTTGGTGACCTGCGCTCATGCTCACAAGGTGGCATTCGCAATGCCTCAGCCACAGTGTTCTATCCCATCTGGCATCATCAGTTTGATGACCTTATTGTACTCAAGAACAACCAAGGCACAGAAGAAACTAGAGTCAGACACATGGATTATGGAGTGGTCCTCTCCGCCTTCTTCTGGAGACGATTTAAGAATAAAGAGATGATCACATTCTTTGATCCTAATGAAGTGCCAGATCTGTATCAGGCATTCTACAGCAATACAGAACTGTTTGAAGAACTCTATGTCAAATACGAAAAGCGCAAGGACCTTCGCAAGAAGACCATGAGTGCAGAAGAAGTATTCAAGGGTGGCATCTTGAAAGAACGCACAGACACTGGCCGTATCTATCTAGTGTTCATTGACAATGTGATGAAGCAGGGTCCATTTGATCCTGAGTATCATACAATCTATCAGAGTAATCTATGTTGTGAAATACTTTTACCTACTAAGTCTTTTAAGCGCCTCGATGATGCTGATGGCCGCATCGCTTTATGCACTCTTGGTTCCATTAATTGGGGTGCCTTCCGTAATCCTGAAGATATGCGCAGGGCTTGTCGCATTTTACATAGAAGCCTCAATAATATATTGGACTATCAAGATTTCTTATCAATTCAATCCAAACTAAGCAATGACGAGATTCGTCCGCTAGGTATTGGTATTACCAACCTGGCATACTGGCACGCCAAGCGTGGCTTGCAATATGGTGAAAAGGATGCACTAGGTGAAGTCAAAACTTGGATGGAACACCTGGCATTTTACTTGACCGAAGCCAGTGTAGAACTGGCCAAGGAACGCGGCAAGTGTCTAGGCAGCGATCACACACGCTACGGTCAAGGAACATTCCCCTGGGAACTACGAGCTCAGGGTGTGAATGAACTTGCAGACTTTGCTCCAGAGCTGCCATGGGAAGCCCTGCGTACAGAAATGAAAACGCATGGGGTACGCAATGCCACACAAATGGCAGTGGCTCCTGTGGAATCCAGTTCAGTTGTAATCAACTCAACCAACGGTATTGAAATGCCTATGAGCTTGATCAGTGTTAAAGAATCCAAAGCCGGAAGCCTGACACAGGTGGTTCCAGAGTACCACAAACTCAAGAACAAATATCAACTGATGTGGGAACAGAAAGATTGTGATGGTTACTTGAAGACTGCGGCTGTTATTGCTGCTTATGTTGATCAGAGTATCAGCACCAACACATTCTACAATCCTGCACACTTTGCAGACCGTAAGGTTCCGACCACCCTGATTGCACGAAACTTGATGCAGTCACACCACTGGGGCCTGAAAACTTTTTACTACAGCCTGATCAACAAAACAGGCAGCAAGAATGTCACAGAAGATGCCCCGCTTGAAGTGATTGACTTTGACGATCAAGACGACTGTGAGTCGTGCAAACTTTAACAAAATAGAAATATAAAACAAATGTCAAAACAACAATATAACTTGGCAACACGAACCGATTACCTCAATCGCAAGATGTTCCTGGACCCTGCAGGTCCTGTAACTATTCAACGCTTTGAAGAAGTCAAATACAAAAAGATTGCAGACTATGAAGCCACAGCACGTGGCTTCTTTTGGCAACCCGAAGAAGTCAGTCTTACCAAAGATTCAAATGACTTCAAGGATGCCAGCGAAACAGTTAAGCATATCTTTACCAGCAACTTGTTGAGACAAACAGCTCTAGACAGTTTGCAAGGTCGTGGACCCAGTCAGATCTTTATGCCTGTGGTATCATTGCCAGAACTAGAAGCTCTAATCTACAACTGGACATTCTTTGAAACCAACATTCATTCAAAGAGCTACAGTCACATCATTCGCAACATCTACAACGTGCCCAAGGATGTGTTTAACACCATTCACGACACGCAACAGATCATCGACATGGCATCAAGTGTTGGCAAATACTATGATGACCTACACAGAATCAACTGTGCCAAAGAACTAGGCCAACCTGTGGAAGAAGTAGAACATGTGAGAGCAATCTGGATGGCATTGCATGCCAGCTATGCACTGGAAGCGTTCCGCTTTATGGTCAGCTTTGCCACAAGCCTGGCCATGGTAGAGAACAAGATCTTCATGGGCAATGGCAATATCATTAGTTTGATCCTGCAAGACGAGATCTTGCACAAGGAGTGGACTGCTTATATGATCAATCAGGTCATCAAAGAAGATCCACGCTTTGCCGCAGCCAAGGTTGAGTGCGAAGCTGAAGTGTATGAGTTGTATCTGGATGTGATCCGTGAAGAAAAGGGCTGGGCAGACTACCTGTTCAACAAGGGACCTGTGATTGGACTCAATGCCAACATTCTCAAAGACTTTGTGGACTACACAGCCGTGGGCGCACTCAAGGAAATTGGTATCAAGTATCAGGAACCTGCACCTCGCTCGACACCTATTCCTTGGTTCAACAAGCATGTGAACACATCAAACAAACAAACTGCACTGCAAGAGTCTGAAAGCACTAACTATGTTATTGGAGTCATGAGCGATCAGCTGGACTACGATGCACTACCGGAGTTATAAAATGAAAACTCAATGCACGATCTGCCCACTAGAGGGCTCACATTACACACAATTTTGCTCACTGCTTCCTGTATATCAGTTAGCAAATACAGTGCATGAATGTCAATATCAAACTGAATGTTCACAAATTAGAGAGTCAATAGAACTACAAAAGGAATTAGAAAAAGCATGACAACCGCAATTGTATGGTCAAAAGACCAATGCCCCTATTGCGACCAGGCCAAAACGCTACTGGAATCTCGAGGCATTGAATATGAAGAACGCAACGTGAGCCAGGACTGGACACGTGAACAACTACTAGAAGCAGTACCAAATGCTCGAACATTACCACAGATCTTCCTGGATGAAGAACTTGTGGGCGGATTTACAGAACTTAGAAAGAAATTAACAGAATGAAACATCTCGAAGGCAGCACAGTAACTTTTAAATTGAACTCTGGCGAAGAACTCATTGCCAAACTAACACGGGCCGACGGAGATTGGCTGGAAATCAGTGCACCAGTTAGTGTAGCACCTGGACCGCAGGGCCTGGGACTAGTGCCCAGCATGTTTACTGCTGATGCAGATGAGCCAGTCAAACTAAACATCAACAACGTGGCAATTTACGCATTGACAGATGATGCAGTCAAGATGAAGTACATCGAAGCATTGACTGGAATCCGAGTGCCGGAAAAGAAATTGATAATGGGTTAACAGCCCAGTATTTCACATCCATAAATACAGCATGGGGCATAGATTTGTAATCATGAAAGGCACTGAGCTTTTTGTGTATGATCAATACAAAGATATTCCTGACGATCTAGATCATGTGATAGAATTTCTGCCCGAAATTCCACCTGAACCACACACTCAACAGCAGCACGAAGAGATAGATGCCTGGTGTGGTCTTTTTTTAAAACTTATGGAAAAGGCATATGCGACCAGTAGCAAGATTAGGTGATCCCGGAGTTCCACATTGTTCTCCCTACGTTATTGCCAACGGCAGTCCCACGGTATTTGTCAATTTAAAACCTGCTGCAAGATTAGGTGATATTAGCACAGCGCATTTACGACCCGGTAATCCGTGTCGAGGGCATGTGGCGCCAATTTCTTCAGGAAGTCCAACTGTGTTTGTTAATCTTAGACCTTTGGCACGACTGGGCGATCCCTTGGCCGCATGTACTTTTATAGCTTCCGGAAGTCCAACCGTTTTTGCAGGATAACACATGGCCATAAGTGTGTTGACTCCATTACAAATGATTGCCGGCGCCACGTTAAGCAACAACGGTGGAGTGGCCATTGCCAACACCTGGACAGCAGCAGTAACAGCCTACACCAGCACATCACTATTGACGCCATTTTTTAATACTGTGGGTAATAGTGCTGCTGCCAACATCAGTGGAAACACACTGACCAGCATGTTTACATTTTGTGCAAACACTGTGCCTGCACTAGCTGACAACACACCTGCTGCGTATGCGTCTCTAGGCACAAACACCACATCTGGATTTACTGGCATAATTACTGCCCAGGGCTCTAGCTATCTTGGCAATGGCAATGTTGCAGTTTTTGCGCAGGTGTTTGGTGCAGCACAAGGTTACATAACTTCGGTCAATCAATTTATCAACACCAGCGTAAACAGTCAGACCTATCTTGGGTCAACGTTTACCACCATGAACAGTCTTGTCACTGGCAATCTCAGTGACACCACCTTGGCCATGACAACATTTGGACTAGACCTAGAAGCACTGGGACAATTGATTGATCTTGACAATCTTGGTAATTTTGGTTCTCCAGCAGCACTGCTACGACAATTGGTTACACTGACCAATCTCACACCAAACATTCAAGCTATCTTGATTCAAGCAGGACTTGACGAAGCCAGCATTGGTAATCTAACCACTCCCAATGTCAATGTAAGTGATAGTGTACAACATCTGGCATACCTGGGCCTGCTGAATGTCACAGGTACTGACCTAGAACAGGTGTTGGCTATTTTTGGTGTGACTACCAAGAACATAAACACCATGGCAGACCTGTTGAATCCTGCAAAAATATTCCCCAACAGCATTGCCAGTCTCACAGTACGCACCTACAATCAAGATACCACGTCAGTGCTACGGGCCATCTACGACAACACACAAGGCACAGTGAATTCAAAATTGTTGATTTACTTGCCAAGATATGTGTTGACCTTGGGTACTCTGAATATAATCAGCTACGAAAGACTTGCCAGAATCATACCAGCAGACCAGGCTCTGGCCTGCAAGGCCATACAAGTTAGTCTACAACAAATAAAAAATATAAGCAATCTCAATTTATCTCAACTGGCAGTAGCATTTGCTTTCATGCAGACCACGAGAGATCTGCCATCTATATCTGCACTAGAACAGGCTGTGCCTGCTAGCGTGGCTGCATACTATTCTAATTCATATGCTACCGGCTCAGGACCAGACGGAACACTGGTAATTACTGATCTTCTTGGCGCAGCAGTCGGAGTTGACTATACAAGTGTGCTGAGCAACACCACAGTCACAATCAACAGTATGACCAGTGCAGGTATCCTGGCCGGGTTGACCGACACCTATGGCAGAATGCAAAATACTGTCAACGGAGTGTACGGCAATGCTGTTGCCGGACCAGTTACGATTCCTGCAGGCACAGGTGTTGGAGTGTATGCCAATGCTGATGCAGCATTACAACAACTAATAGCCAATGCCACAGTGCAGGTTTCTAACATATCCGCAACATACCCTACCCAATCAGGCGTTTTAAATTCTGACTTCAACTCGATGGCAGCAAAATTGATTTCTGAAAATACCAATCTTGCACTGGCCAGCATAGACATTGCCAATCTTGACGCATCGGGTCGCGGACCAGTCATGAGTTTTGTGCAAAATCTGCCTGACTACGGAATCAATACAGAAGCCAATGGTCCAGCACAGTTTATCGAAACAGTGGCTGATCTTACCACCCAAGGCGGACAAGCTATTGTGGCCTGCCTGAGAGAAGGACGTAATCTCTTGGTGCTAAACGGCGTGGGCATTGGGCAAGATACTGCCATACCCAGCGAGTATGCAGGCGTAGTTCCGCAGGCCAATCTCATACCATCCACCTATTCAGACGCAGAAGCAGCCAATCTAGTGGTAAAATAACCCTGGATGCATCACAATCCGCTAAGTAACTAGTGTGAATAGCACAAAAATTAATTTTAAGGAAAAACCTCATGAAGAAATATGCTTTAGTAATGGCCCTAGCATTGGCCGCCTCCCTAGCACAAGCTGACGCCACCGTTTACGGTAAAGCTCGTGTGTACCAAGAAAACACCAAGACCGGCACCGCCGAAGGTGTAACCGCGTTGACAAACGATTCCAGCCGTTTCGGTATCAAAGCCACAGAAGCACTTGCTGGCGGCATCACTGCTGGCGTTGTGCTTGAAACTGGCTACGGTGGCGACGCTCCTGCAGCAACCACACTGGGTGACCGCACTGCTGTTGTTGGCTTGTCTCACAAGTTGGGTTCCGTGGCCATGGGTCGTGACAAACACACCATTGCTCGCACACTTGACAACTATGACGCCATGGGCAATGCTTTTGGTTCCAGCACCGCAGTTATTCATGCTGCACAAGGTTCACGTTTGCAAAATGCAGTGTTCTTGACTGCCAAGCCTGTTGCTGGACTTTCTGCTACGTATGCAATTGCCAACAGTGAAGTTGCTGGTGGCACTACAGAATCACAAGCCAGCAGTGTTGAGTACACTGTAGGTGCTGTGAGCGCAACTGCTGCTCGTTTGACCACTGGTACCAACAGCTATTCAGGCATCGTTGGTGCTAGACTAGCTCTGGCATCTGGCACAAAAGTATTTGCGATGTATTCTGAAGACAAAGTATCTGGTGCATCAACCACTGGTAAATCAGTTGGTGTTAACCAGGCTGTTGGTGCAGTGACTTTGCTTGCTGGCTACGGTGAGAATGACACTGTCAAGGCCTACAATGTTGGCGCATCTTATGCACTGAGCAAGAACACTTTGGTTCATGCACGTTATGTCAAAGAAGATTCTGCAACCAATGTACAGAAATTTGGTGCTGGTCTAGAAGTCAACTTCTAAATCCTGCACTGTATAACGCAGTACAACAAAAACCCGCTGAGGCGGGTTTTCTTTTGGTTGACCAATAATACCCATGATGCTATAATACACACATGCAACCAGCTGCTGCCCGTTATGAAAAGTTCAAACGAAAGATGTTGTTGTACTATCATCGCAGCGAATTTACAGTGGTAGAATGGATTGTGTGGTTGGCTATTTTGGGTTGGTTGACCAATATTGCTCGAAATGCTATAATACACACATAGAGCAAAACAGGAGCAGAGAATGGACATTACTCAAGCTATCTCAATCTGTGAACAGTATCGCATTGATCACAGCGTCAGCGGGTTTTTGTTAGAAACTCTGGAATCCATGCTGGCTGCAAAACAACGCAACGAACTCACTGCTGAACAGCGAGTGGCCCTGCAAACAGTCATGAACAAAGGTATGAGCCTGATTGCAAAGGCTGAAAAATGAAATGGTTTGCTGAAACAACTGAATGGTCCGGTGACACGGCACCCAATCATGTGTACCTGATGGACGATGGCAAGAGCAAGATGTATGCCTATGTGAAGTTTGGCACAGGAGCAGCACACAAATTTCGTACGCCCATGCGGATTGACATCCGTGGACGCAAATTCAAAATTGTGCCTGATCAATGGAATGTTTCTGTTGACGTGGCACCACCTGCAGGTGAGACCTGGACCGTGGCCGGCAGCAAGGGTGAGGTTTATACCGTGACTCGGTTAAACGGCAACTTGAGCTGCACTTGCTCGGGATTTCGATTCCGCGGCCAGTGCAAGCACACAAAACAAAACGGTTGACCAATATTCGCCAATCTGTTATAATTAACGCTTAAACACAAAAGGAGTTTTAGATGCTTTATACTTTCGCTGGTACTTCCGTTCTCAAAGGCGCTGTCAAAGTTCGTTTTGCCAACTCAGAAGCTCGGGGCAAGCAATTGGCCAAGCTGGGCGACACTGATGTGAATATTGTGCCGTTGCCAAGTGCAATGGACAAGGCCGGTGCTGTGTGTTATCTGCAGAATCTAGCAGGCTTTGCTGACACTGATGCGGTGCGTGAAGCACTGGCAGGCGAAGTGGCAGTCAAACTCCGCCCTGCTAAAACTGCAAAAAAACATCTCACCAAAACTGTTCGTGTCAAGACTGCAAAGCCTGCTCGTGTTCGCCGCACTGAGCCAGTGGTTGTTACTCAAGCAGAAGTTGACGCCTTGATGGCAGCAGTATTTGGAGTTAGGTAACATGACCAATCGCAAAATTGACTTTGCTCAATTGGGTTTTAATCGATACCAAGTGTCAGACATGAACATTGTGATGAACCTGAAGACTCCAGAAGAAATTCAGGACTGGATGGTGGCAGTGGGTGCAGCGGATGTGGCCTATGCCATCAGTTTGCTGGAACAAGCTGCCTTGCTTGAGCTGGACAGTGCAACTGACACCATGAAACGTTTTCCCGAAGCAATGGCTGCAATTAGAAAGGTAATGTAATGGGACTGGACATGTATGCTTATGCTGCCGCCAAGGCAGCAACAAATGACGAAACTGGACAGCGTGAAATTGCCTACTGGCGTAAACATCCTAACCTGCATGGCTGGATGGAGCGACTTGCTGAATCAAAAGATTTAGAGTACGACTCATTCAACGGCGTTGAACTAGAACTCGCCTGGGAAGATCTTGAAGCTCTGGAACAGGCAGTTACTCACAAACAATTGCCTGCCACTAGCGGATTCTTTTTTGGGCAGGACAGCGACGACGAATATCGAGACAGTGATCTTGCGTTTGTCCGAGCAGCCAAAGCAGAAGTGTTTTTGGGACTAAAAGTTTTTTATAACAGTAGCTGGTAATGAATACATTGATTGATTTTAGTGAAGCCGAGGATGATTTGAGATACATGGGTATGGAAATCCCATTGCATACCCGCGAAACACTTCAAAACTATTTGATTAAGGGGTTTACGCCATGTGGGTTTTGCGAATCAATGTTAGCAAAAGATTACGACCGTGCATTGGCTGTTGCTGATACTGCCAATCGTCAAATGTTTTGGGCTATAGCAACTTGGATTAGGGAAAATGCACCCGAAGGAAGTTGGGGTAGTTATGATATAGTCAGTAACTGGTGCAATGATGTTAATGGGTCGCGCACTGAGTTTGCTATTGATGCTGAAAAAAGATTTGTTTGGAAGAAGTTAAAAGAATGAAAAAAATCTACTACGAAAAACGTGGCCGCAGATATGTTCCTGTGTCTGAGTATGACAACGATCTTGCGGATAGTTTTTCTAAAGGTACTCATCTTGTGATGGTTTACCCAGGGGGTGCTAGTCGCCGATACAACATTGACCCTAACTATGCGGCCATGATGGCGGCCAGCCGAGTAGCCGAAGAGGCTATGATTCGGGCAATGCATAAAGCCAGTGAAATGCGGCCTGTTCGCACTCCTATCACACCTGCACAACAAAAGGCATGGAAGAAATTGGCTAAAGAGTTTGGTGATGAACTTTGTACGTTGAGCGGAGCCAGTTCACACGATATTGCCGAAGCAGGTATTCGTGCCCTGCAGACGGAAGCAGACAAACTCATGACACATGCCAGTGTTCGTGCAGCCTATGAACAATTTCTATTAGTATGTGCTTTGGCCCGCCCGCAGGAGAATTAAATAATGCATGACATTGACTTTGACAACAATGAGTTTTGGAAACACGTAGTGGTAGCTGACTGGATTCGCGACCTTGAATCCAGCGACAGCCGCTTGCACAAAGAACGAGTGATTGAAAAAGCCTTGATGGCTTCAAAATTGGGCAGTGCCGGCGCACAGGGTTTTTTGTTCAACTGTTACCTGGCATACAATCCTTTCTATGTGTACAATGTTCGCCAGGTGCCGGAGACTGAGGGTCTAACCGGACAGCCCAACCCGTGGCCTATATTCTGGGGCTTGTGTGAGGACTTGAGAACTCGCGGAGTAACCGGGCATGCTGCTAGAGATCGCATTGAACAAGTGAGTGAACTGTTTGATTCGGAGCAGTGGAATGGCATGTGTAGACGAGTCTTGATCAAGGACCTGCGCTGCGGCATCAGTGAGAAAACACTCAACAAGGTTCTGGGCAAAACATCCTGGAAGATACCTACCTTTACCTGCCAGCTGGCGCAAGATTCAACTGATCGTCCGGCCAAGATGAAAGGCATCAAACGCCTGGAGGTCAAACTGGATGGTGTGCGAGTTCTGGCAGTGGTACAAGGTGCCAGTGTTACACTGTACAGCCGCAATGGCAAGCCGTTTGAAAACTTTCCGCACGTGGCCGAAGCCATTGCTGCCAACCGCAAACTGATTGGTGCGTTTGGCGGACGATATGTGCTGGACGGCGAGATTGTAGGTGCCAGCTTTCAACAACTCATGCGGCAGGCACAACGCAAAACAAATGCCGAAACCACGGACATGGTGTATCATGTGTTTGATATCATTCCACTTGACAGTTTTCAAGAAGGACACTATAATGCACAACAGAGCAAGCGACTTGATATTTTAACAGGATCTCGAGCACGGTTTGATGCTACAGATTGTCTGCGTCTCATGGACGGTATCACTGTGGATCTGGACACAGCCGAAGGGCATGACATCATGAATCGATATGCACAGGATGCTGTGGCCAACGGATTTGAAGGTATCATGATCAAGGATCTTGGCGCACCATATGAGTGCAAGCGATCTAGTTTTTGGATGAAATGGAAACCCACAATCACAGTTGATCTTAATATTGTGGGTTTTGAAGAAGGTACCGGTCGCAATCAGGGCCGGTTGGGTGCTATAATTTGTGAAGGAGTTGATGATGACCGTAGAATTTGCGTTAATGTTGGCAGTGGGTTTAGCGATACTCTTCGTGATGAGTATTGGGCCAGTCGGAATGAGCTACTTGGTGACGTGGTTGAAGTCGAAGCGGACGCAGTCACACAAAACCAAGACGGATCATACTCATTGAGATTTCCGCGCTTTGTACGCTTTCGTGGATTTGAAGCAGGAGAAAAACTATGACAGAAGTCAGCAGAATATCTGCACAAAATGCAGAAGTGTATCGACAGATGGAAATCAAAAAGGTGGACAAGCGTCACGAAGAACTTAGACTAGAAGAACGACGTGTACAGGCCGATGCCAAAGTTGATGAACAAGCAAGAATTGAAATGAATCGTAGAATGAACCGTGCGGGACAAAACATAGATAGAATGGCCTAGCCGGGTCAACCATGAACAGTAATTTTTAGGAAAAATCATGCACAAAACAGTTTACACAGAAGTTGAAGTTGATGTTAATCTTGGAGATTTTGAAACAGAGGACCTGATCGAAGAACTAGAAAGTCGTGACGAATTACCCTCGAGTCATGGCCCATATGATGCTAAAGAGCTAGTGGAACAAATCTGGATGCTTCGACGCAACGGTAAAAACTATGATGCACCATTGGATCAGTTGGTGTATGCTGTGACTGGACGCATCATTTAATCAATCATGAATAGTAATTTTTTAGGAGAAATCAAATGGCAACAGCAAAAACAGTAAATCGACTCAGCGATAAGCTGACCAAGGTAAATGAATCATACACTGTGAATCGTTATGACAACGGTTTCATGGTAGAGGCAAGTGGACGCAACAAAAAAGGTGACTATGTCACTGCCAAGATCTTGTGCAACACACTGGATGAAGTGCTGGCTCTTGTGAAAGAAGCCTGCGAGATGGACCTGGACGTTTAATATCATGATTAAACTTTGGTTAGCGTTTGCTATTATTGCTGTTCTCATACACTTTGGCATCACTGCTGTTAGAAAGATGGACGGCAAGGAACAATTAGCCTTGACAAAAAGTATAGGTTACAGTATAATTGTGTCACTGGCAGTGGTAATGGTAATGACAGTGATTGTAATTTTATTTTAAGGAAACACAATGAAGCGTATTTTAACTCTCTCTATCTTGGCTGCTGCTGTACTGGCAACAGGTTGTACTCGTATTGAAACTGGTGAAGTTGGTGTGCGAGTGGGTTTTGATAAACAGGTCCAGAGTGGTGAACTACTTCCTGGGTCTTTCAATCAATCAATCATTGGTGAGGTTCTTACGTTCCCCATCAAGGACGTAAACGTGGTGCTGGAGAATATGACTCCTGTTGCCCGAGACAACAGCACCATGAAAGACTTTGATGCAGTGGTTGTTTACAACATCAACCCCCAGCAAGTAAGTGAATTGTATGCAACCAAGAACAAGAGCTTCCATACCGAGTTCAAAGGTGATACCTATGTGATGTACAATTACATTGTGCAGAATGCTCGTAACGCTATCTACAAGGCCGCTCGTAAGTATGAGGCCCTGGACATGGCAGATGCCCGTAGCGACATGGAAACCTTTATCAAGGAAGAAATTGTTCGCAATCTTGCCGAAGAAAAACTGGACGGTAGTATCAGTATTAGTCAAGTGCTAATCCGTAATATTGTACCAGCTGACTCAGTTGTGGCCAGTGCTAACGAATTGGTCAAGGCCAAGAACGAGTTCAAGACCGAAGAAGTCAAAGTGGCCACTGCTCGCAAGCGTAATGAGTCAATGCAGGCCAACCCAATGGCAATTCCCTTGCTGATGGCCGAAGCACAAGCAGATGCCATGCGTAAGTTGCCAGATGCTATTGCCAACTTCAAAGGTCAAACCTTGGTCATCAACGGTGTTGTGACTCCCACAGTACAGACCAACAGCGCAAAATAACCCAAAGGAACTATCATGGCAGTCTGGAGATTATCAACACATTACAAAAAGTCAGCAGTTGAAAAACAGCTCTGGTACAAGGATGGTGTGACAATCAGCAAGGAAGAAGGCTATCGTTGGGGCACGTTCTATTGCGAAAGTGATGAAATGCCTGATGTTGATCTTGCCAACCCAGACGGCTACGAACTCTACGGCTATGACTGGGAACTGGACAGCCTGGATGATGGTTGCTGGAGTGACTGGACATTTCCTGAGGATATGAGCGCAGCAGAACGTGAGCAGATTGAAGCTGCCTGGGACCAGGATTTCTCAGACGGACTTGAAGCACTGGGCTGGAGTCACAATGATACTGAATACTGGTTTCATGGTCCCTTGCTTATGACCAATGAAACCACTGGTGAAGAGTTTTCAGGCCTGGCAGAAGAATCACAAGAAAAAACTGCTCAACAGTTGGCAGCCGAACTTGACGAATTGATTGCTGAAATGCCAGGCATTCCAGACTATGCTGTGAAAACACCTGCGATGACTGAGTGGTATGACAGTGATACTCTTCCTGCGCGAACAGGCAGCTACGAAGTTATCACAATGACCTGGCCGTTTGTGATGTTTGCTGACTGGAATGGACGTGCCTGGCAACGAGAAGGCTTTGCAATCAACCCCTCGGCCTGGCGTGGACTGGCCGAGGATCCTGCCAAATAATTTGACAACAGGCCACAGTGCCTGTATAATTACTGTGCATGACCAAGGAGATGGTGCTGTTCGATAGTGCGGTGGAATTCCTAGGCCCACTGCTACTGTGGCATGTGAACATAAGTCACGTAGGTTGAGACACTGTCCTTGAATAAAATCAAAACCCGGCTGGTACCTGGGGGTATGCCAATAAGGACTAACACAGTGAAAGGATATGTATATGTCTGTTGAAATTGGGGCCGCTGCGTTGAGCATGTCCGAGTCACTCAGCTCTCTTGAATCAACGCCCTTGGTCATGCACCGTATTTGGTTTGATATCTCAAGCACCGACGTCTGGTACTCAATCCAGCGTGAAGCAAAAACACTCTATGGCACAGGTTGGAAAAGCCAGTCACGAGTCAAGCGCAAACTAGACAACATCTGGGGCAATCAAACATCCTATCCAGTTTGGTTCGATGTGCCTGAACAGTCTTTTGCATCCTGGATCTCGGTAAAGTACGCTGTGAGTGCCAAGATAAAATCCGGTAAATAGTCTTATGTTTCTTAGTCTTATAACTCTAGCCGTGGCTCTGAGTCTCAGCGTTATTGCTGCCTACTACAGCATTGCCGGCCTGGCAGCTATATTTGCAGCCGCAGTGATACCCATCATGATCATGGGATCCATCCTGGAATTGGCCAAGGTGGTTGTGACCATATGGCTGCACGAGTACTGGCCACGAGCCAGATGGTTGATGAAAATATACCTGGTGTCTGCTGTGATCATGCTAATGTTGATCACCAGCATGGGCATCTTTGGTTTCTTGTCAAAAGCACACAGTGATCAGAGTCTTGTGAGTGGCGACAGTCAGGCCAAGGTTTTGATCTTTGATGAAAAAATTCGAACATCCAAAGACAACATTGACGCCAACCGTCGGGCACTTAAACAGATGGATGAAGCTGTGGACCAGGTCATGGGTCGCAGTGCCGATGAGAAAGGTGCTGAGAAAGCTGTTCAGATCCGCAGATCTCAAAATAAAGAACGTGCTCGTCTCATAGCCGAAATTGACACTGAGCAGAAAACCGTGGCCAAGCTGAACGAAGAAGCAGCACCACTCCGAGCAGAATTTCGCAAGATCGAAGCTGAAGTAGGTCCAATCAAGTACATTGCAGCCTTGATCTACGGTGACAATCCTGATGCCAATGTTCTGGAACGTGCAGTACGCTGGGTGATCATGTTGTTGGTTTGTGTATTTGATCCACTAGCTATCATGATGCTGTTGGCATCTACAGAAAGTCTCAAGTGGGCACGTGAAGGTCGCACCAGTCGAGTGCTTGAACCTGAGCCACCAGCATATGAACCTGATGATGGTCCCATTGATCCAGAAGTACTGGAACAGTTACGTGCTAGAGCACAACAAGACTTGCCCACTGGCGAACTTGTGAGCCGGCAAGAACTATTTCCTGAGAACCCGCATCCAGCCGGTTGGATGTTTGAGCCCGACCCACAGCCAGTGCCACAAGCAGCAGAAACAACACTGCCCGACGATGATGACTCCGACGAAGAAAGTCCTGAACTCAAAGCAGCCATGACACAATGGAAGGCCGAGAATCCCACAGACACACTCAAACATCAACGAAAATTATTTGACTCTGGGCAGATAGAAGAACTGCCTTGGCTAAAGTTTTTGCCATCACATGAACCTACATCTGGATTTGGAACACACCTGCCCGACACTGCTGTAAAAGGTGACAGCTATGTGTTGACCACAACGATTCCCAATGTGTTGTATAAATTCAACGGCTCCGGCTGGATCAAAGTTGACAATTCTATAAAAGACCAGTATACTTACGACATAGCATACATAGATCACTTGATTGTTCAAATTGAAAAAGGATTGTATGATCCTGAGCTTTTGAGTGACAGTGAACGTGATCAAATCGAACAACGCATACAACAACTTCCAGAATAAAATAATGATCAAAGAAACCCATTCCTCATGCAGCTTCTGTGGCAAAAATAAAGATGACGTGCGTAAACTTATTGTTGGCGAGTATGCAGGCATCTGCAACGAGTGCGTGGATTTTTGTCAGGGACTGTTGTCAACTGACGAACCAGTTGTGCCACCCGAACCACCATCAGCCAAACTAGATCCAATGATCCTGAAGAACTATCTGGATCAGTATGTGATTGGTCAGGACGCTGCCAAGATCATGATCAGTGTGGCCATTGTGAATCATTACAAACGCATCAGCAAGACCACAACTGATCCAGAAATGGACAAAGCCAACATCTTGATGTTAGGACCCACTGGCTCAGGCAAAACTTTGTTGGCCAAGTCAGTGGCACGTTATCTTGATGTGCCATTTGCCATTGCTGATGCCACAAGTATCACTGAAGCAGGATATGTGGGTGACGATGTGGAAAGTCTAATCACTAGATTGTATGCTGCATCAGGCAACGATGTGGCCAAGACACAGCAGGGTATTGTGTTTGTGGATGAGATTGACAAAATTGCTCGCAAGGGCGAAAGCTCGTCGATCACTAGAGATGTGTCAGGCGAAGGTGTACAACAGGCCCTGTTAAAAATGGTAGAAGGCACTGTGTGTCGTATTCCAGCAGCAGGTGGTGGCAGAAAGCATCCTGGTGGTGACATGATTGAAATTGACACTCGCAACATTTTGTTTATTGCTGGTGGCGCATTTGTGGGGCTAGATACCATAGTGAAAAATCGTGTGCAAGGAACCTCCATTGGCTTTAACGCCAAGGTTGCAAAAACATCTATTGATACCGATCTGGACATGACCACACCAGATGACCTGGTGAAGTTTGGCATGATTCCGGAATTTGTTGGACGTTTTCCCAACTGGGTCAGTTTGAAACAACTCAGCAAAGCGGACCTGATTAGAATTCTCACAGAGATCAAGAATAACTATGTGGATCAGTATCGTTGGCTATTTTCTGAAGATGGCGTGGACTTGACGTTTACTGTGGCGGCACTGGATGAGATTGCGGAGCGCACCTTGGTCAATCAAACTGGTGCACGTGGTCTGCACAGCGAACTAGAACGTGTGCTGTTGCCGCACATGTTTCATCTTGCACAATACCGCCAGCAAGGCATTGCTGTGCTGTCAATTGACACGGATCAGGTGGCAGAACCCGAGGAACTCCGGGTTGTAAACAGCTAAAATGTACATTGAATTTGCATGGTCAAAGGATGGTGGCGGTCAGACAGCAGCACATGCAGTGGGCACAGTTTCTAAAAAACTGGCCACCTGGGCAAACAAGTACAACGTCGAGTACAAGACAAAAATAATCAAATGCAAGTTACGAGTAACTTTTGATTTGGACGAGTATTACACATTGTTTGGGCTGACCTGGGTCTTGGACCCAAAGTACCCAAGCTGGACAAATTACCGACTGATATCTGACCTAAATAACAAAATATAATTCTGATCTGTAGTATAATAAATACTGCGGTAGATGCCCATGGTGGGGTCTACACTAGTCATCTTGCTTAATAGGAGAAAAACATGACAAAAACTCTCACCCTTCGTAGTTTCGATATTCCTGCAATTCACAAGTTTGGAATTGGATTTGATAATCTATTTGACGACCTTATGCGTGTCACACAGCATCAAGCCACTACAAACTATCCTCCCCACAATGTGATCAAAACTGGCGACGACACTGTCACCATTGAAGTTGCTGTGGCTGGATTTGCTGAAGGAGAAATTGATATCAGTCTGGATAAACGTCAGTTGGTGATCTCTGGTGCCAAAGCAACAGAACAAGATCAAGCTCACGAATATCTACATCGTGGTATTTCACAACGCGACTTTAAACAAACATTCCCACTCAGTGAGCATGTGGAAGTAAACGGCGCAAGCATCAGCAATGGTATCTTGACTGTGTATCTGGAACGCAAAGTTCCTGAGTCAGCCAAGCCTAAAAGTATTGCAATCACATACGCAGTATAATATAATTGTGTAAATACAGTGGTGGAACTGTTCCACCACTCCATAAGGAACAACATGGCAAACGCAGAAGCAGCAACTATTTCAAAAACAAAAAAAGCCATCAAGGAGCCGTCTCTTTACCGTGTGATCTATATCAATGACAGCACCACTGCCATGGAATTTGTGATAGAGAGTCTAGTGGAATTTTTTGGTTATACTGAAGAAACTGCCACAGAACTCACTGTAAGCATACATGAGCACGGATCAGCTATTGTTGCAGTGTTGCCTTATGAAATCGCCGAACAAAAAGGCGTAGAGGTTACTGAAAGTGCAAGAAAGCAGCAGTATCCATTACAGATCAAACTAGAGCCTGACGCCGAATAAGTTCGGGATCACGTTTCTACAACAATTCTTTTGGGAAAATAAGGTGCCTGTTTGTAAGGGGTGTCGCCTCGGCCCCGACAGTTGTTGACAAATCTCACCCCATTTACATTTTGATCCACGGCCCCGTGATAGTGACCAAAACACCAGGTATGTATTTTGTGCTCAGTGTCATTGGTGCGTACTAGATTCATGAGTCGATTGCCCATGTGATTAAATTGTACAGTACCGGCTAGTACAATATCATGTTGTATCAAATTTGCACCCGGTACTGTGTGCGTGACAATCACAATCTTTTTGACATCGTTGTGCGTTTGTAATTTTTGTACACTGTTGATCAGATAAGCAGCGTCAGCTCTGGCACAATTGCTAAGTTCTTCAGGGTCAATTGAGTGTCCGGGCATGAATCGTTCATACCAATCTACCATGCGTTGTTTGCCCTCGTCTCGACTGATGGATGTGTCCAGATCGTAGCCCCACCAACCATTGGTTCCTAGAATAGCCACACCGTCGATTATTATCACGTTTTCCTGGAGATAAGTCACTCTCTGCAATTTGCCTATTGTTCTGGCCAGATCGCGATAGCTTTCTCCTAGCTCATGATATCTGTATCGGTGTTCATCATTGCCGTCGATATAAAACACAGCAGCATAACAGTTTGACAGATGTTTCAGTGTGTTTCTTACTATTTTGGGATCTGGACTTATGTCACCTGCTACCACACAAACAGGACTGGTGGGCTGACCACTCCAGTTGAATTCTTCAGACCAGGTGTCCAAATGTAGATCAGAAATTAAATCAAAGGTCATGCTCATGATACATATTTAAAAGGAATTGACATGCACATAATATTTGGAGAAGAGATTGGCCAAGCCGCCGCAGAAAAGTACATTGTTCTGGAACTGGATACATTTGAGATCAAAGGAAAAGAATCTCCAATGACTGCATACGCTCTTGTAGAGCATGTGCCATTACAGGACATGCCCACAATGAATCACTTTCATGATCTGCACACCAATCTCATGGTTGAATACCGCAAACGCAACTGGAAGTATTGTGAAGACGCCATGGAACATTTACAGGGCAAATGGAATGGAGACTTGGACACTTTTTATACCGAGTTGAACACCCGTATTCAACGGCTAAAGACCGAATCATTACCCGACCACTGGTCCGGAACTGTTCTTAAGAGCTAGGTAATTCAATACCTGATCTATTTCTTTTTGTGAACGAGTATCGTTGATTCCCAAGATACGATCTAGTTCTTGAAATTTCTTCCAGTGTTTTCCGGTACAATGTTGATTGACAGTAATTATGGCTTGATTCATATTGTCAACATATTCTTGTACTATGCTGGCTTGCCAGGCAGCTGAAAAAAATCTCTGCTTGTTTCTCTCAGCAATTTTGTGCAGTTGATTCCATAGTATGATTTTATCCGCTGGACACATGGCAGCAATCCTGGTGATTTCCTGAATCACAGCGGCCAATCTAGCCACCGGATCTGTTTCAAGATCATAAGACTCATCAATAAGATCTCCAAAGGTCTCAAATCCGTAACTGCGCAAATATTCTAAGCTACCGGTAGTGGCAACCAGCATAAAGGGTTTGCCACACGCAATAGGGCGCAGCGCCTTTTCTGTGAGATGCAATCGTGAATCATCAAACAAGGTTTCCAGCACAATTTCCATGCCTGTTTGAGCATAATCCTGATTGTTGTAATCGGCACTGGCATGAGAATTATGTGTGTTTGCAGGCAATACTGTTTCTAGATTTGCATTAGTGATTGCCAAATTGGAATTCTCAAACTTGTGTTGACTATAGTGCATGTCTGAATCCACAGGTGCAAAACTGGTGCGGCAATATTCCACTAAACCTGCTTTAATCAATTGATCAGCAAATGCTAGTCTATATTCTCTAGTACCTGACCAAGCACGATTGTATATTAAAAAATCTTGCATAAACGTGGCGGTATTATATTGCAACACAGGATCATGCGCAGCATATCTAAACCAATCAGCTGCAATCACAGCATGACTCCAGTAGTACACAGGTAAGAATCCATGTTGGAGGTAGATATCTGCCTCTGAGCTATTTTTTTCCGAATGCACAAGCAAAACATAATCATACAGACTGGTATGAATTGATCCTTTAAGGTGCCGTGATTTTTGGTACTCAATATATTTGTCTTCTAAATATAAAGAATTCGATTGGTGTTTGTCCACACATAGTCGAGCAAAATCATCTAGATTCCAATAACAAAAATTCAGCGGCTCCTGGTCATGAAAAATTGTTGGTGGCCTGGTCATCATTTTAGACCAATCTACGTATGAATATAACGGCGTTAGATCTTCAAGTTTTTTTGAGCCATGTGGCCAAAAGCGATAAATTGTTATATCATGATTGACAACGTCATGCAAAAAGTTGTATAATCTATCTAAAGGAACTGACATATATGAAGAATATTGGATTTATTGGAATTGGAAAATTGGGCCTGGACTGTGCAGAAGTTTTTGCTGAACAGCACACAGTACGGGGATATGATATTTACCCGCGAATCAGTGACTCAGTGAAAGTTTGTGACATAGACGAACTTGTGAATCAAAGCGAGTGGATCTTTATTGCTGTGCCAACTCCACACCAGGAAGGTTACGATGGATCTGTTCCAAGCAGCCATATGAAACCCAAAGACTTTGGTCACGATGCTGTGATTGACGCTATCAAGAACATAAACAAATATGCAACTAGTCCAAAAAAGATTGTGTTGATCAGTACAGTATTGCCCGGGACCACACGCCGCAAGTTTTTCCCACTGCTGGATCCACAGCATCAGTTCCTGTATAACCCTTATCTAATTGCCATGGGATCGGTCAAATGGGACATGGTCAACCCAGAAATGGTCATGATTGGCACCGAAGATGGCAACCCCAATGCTCTAGCAGGCGAACTGATTGATCTGTACAAGACTATTATGGCAAACAATCCACGCTACGAAATTGGCACCTGGGACGAATGCGAAGCCATTAAAATTTTCTACAACACATTCATCAGTGCCAAAGTTGGTCTGGTCAACATGATTCAGGACTTTGCTCTACGTATTGGACACATCAATGTTGATGTGGTCACAGATGCCTTGGCTCGTAGTACCATGCGTATCATGGGACCCAAGTACATGACAGCGGGCATGGGCGATGCAGGTGCTTGTCATCCACGTGATAACATTGCTCTGCGTTGGTTAGCAGAAGAATACAACATTGGCTACGATTTGTTTGATACTGTGATGCATGCTAGAGAAATACAAGCCAAAAACTTGGCTCAGTTCCTGATTGATCAAGCTGCATTGCACAGTCTGCCTGTGGTGATTCATGGCAAAGCATACAAGCCAGACGTTCCTTATTGCATTGGCAGTTACAGTACCCTGGTTGGATTTTATCTAGAACAAGCAGGGCACCAAGTGGTCTATATTGATCCTCTTGCAGATGATCGAACCCACGTGGTTGACAGTGTGGATTACCCTGCGGTGTTTCTTTGGGCACACAATCGCAAAATCACGTATGAATACACTGGCGACCAATTGGATACCCAACCCTACTGTGCTATCAAACCGGGCAGCATTATTGTTGATCCTTGGCGCAAACTGACTTCAACTGCGGAGTACGAAGTCGTTCACTATGGCAACACTCGACCAAAATAACATCTGGGTCCAGGGGCATATAGATGTTACCTGGGGTCTACAACATCGTGAGCTTGTCTATATAAACGAACAGTTCAATGATCGAGAAAGTCTAGCAGAATGGCGTCAGCTGGGATATACGCAAAGTAAATTTACCGGGGACATGTATGACATGCGTTTCCCTGAGCCTGTCTGGATGCAATCTATCTGTGACAAGTTTCCTTGGACCAAGCTAGGATGGAGTGTGTATTGTATGTCGCCAGGTACAGTATTACCAGCACACAGAGACAGCTACAACAGATTCAAACTCATACACGGGCTTGAATCAACACAGTCAGTGGTTCGTACCATTGTGTTCTTAGAAGACTGGGACAGTGGGCATTACCTGGAAATGAACGGTGCTCCTATTACCAATTGGCGTGCTGGTGATTGGGTCAGCTGGCGCGATGATTTCTTACACCTGGCCGCCAACGTTGGCAAAACTGATCGCTATACTCTACAATTAACCGGGACCGCATGAAAATTTTCAGTCACGATGAATACAGTACACTCAAGAGCATAGTGGTCGGCGACGCTAGTCATGCAAACTGGCCTGTCAACGATCCGGTGTTTAGCTCAGAAGCAGAGCGTACACTCTGGAAAGAAACACCTCTACCTGCTGGTCCTGTGCCACAATGGATCATAGACGAAGCCAATCAAGACCTGCAAACGCTGGCAGACACGTTGACAGCACACGGTGTTGAAGTAGTACGTCCGGATCCACTGAATTTTCAGGTCCACGATGGCCTCTACAACTACTGTCCGCGTGATAGACTAATTGTGCATGGGTCAATTGTGGTCGATCCTGCCATGATGTATCCTTGTAGAGATATGGAACTACAGTGTTATCATGATATTTTACAAGCAGCAGATCAAGTTATCACAATGCCACGAGCTGCAGGCATGGTTCTAGACGCTGCTAATATTTTGCGTGTGACACAACACAAGTGGTTGTTTCTTGAATCAGCCTCAGGCAATCGAGCAGCATACGAATGGTTGTGCAATCAGTTTCCTGATGTGGATATTGAACTGTGCAACTTCTATGCTGGTGTGCATATTGATTCGACTATTGTGGCCTTGAATGCAGAACAATTTGTTGTGAATGGCAGCAGGCTAGATCGGAATAGAAAAGATCTACCACGACATCTCAAGGGCAAAGAGATATTTTTTGTTGACGAAGTGGTGGCACAAGGATTCTATCAATATCCGTATGCTTCAAAATGGATTGGACTCAACATGTTGAGCATTGATCCTCATACAGTCATAGTTGATGCCAAACAACAAGCCATGATACAGGCTCTGGAACAGGGCATGGGCATGACAGTTATTCCGCTAGAACTGCGTCACAGCAGAACGCTGGGCGGCGGTTTTCATTGTGTGACTCTAGATCTGCATAGAGAGCCATGAATATAGCCTGGCTGTTGGCTGAAAATACTCTGTTGCCGCCGGGTCAGGACACACAACCCATGCGTGACATTGCACCCATCTGGGGCAGCTGGCGCACTCAACGAGCATATCAAACTGACAATGTGGTGTGCTGGGATGCCGACCAAGCAGCGGTGTTGATCGAGCAAGGCTACGCTGATGTATGCAATCTTTACATTCCAGAAACTGTTTATGAAACTCTGCACAAACCGCCGCGTGTTAATGTGTTTGGCGGAGCATTTGATTTTGTTGTGGATTCTGTGGATGACATTGTGGCTGCTCATTTATCGGCCAGTGTGGCAGATGTCATAATCATGGTGGGGTTTGACCTGGAATCCAAACCCAACGCAAAGGTCAGCCGAAACAACTATATTGGATTGTTAGCGCAGTCGATTCGTGACAGCGGAAAACAGTGGGTGATAGTGGATCATCCAAAAAATCTTGACGAGCCTATCCAAAAACTCTCCAATATCACTAGAGATTTATTACCAAATGTGTTACAATTACTGAACAACAACAGTGATTGATATGACTATACCCCAAATTGGTTTTTGTTGCAAATGGCTCAATGATCCGTCCGAATGCGGCGGCATGAAAGTCAATGCTGTGGACCGTGAACTAAACGGCCGATCAACCACCATGCGCTGGCTTCGAGAGCACAAGGATGAAGCTGAACAGCGGCAATGGGACATAATGAATCACAATGCCACAGCAGCAGTTCGCATGATTGAACGAGTGGCTACCCTGCCTGAAGGTCGTAGAATGGTACGGCTGGGTTCAGAAATGCTGCAAGGCTATACTGAACCTTCATGGATCGACTGGTGGCAGCGCAAAGAGATACAAGATCACTGTGAACGGATCTTTGCTCCTGTGGGCGAAACTGCCCGCAGACTGGGTGTGCGACTCAGCTTCCATCCCGGACAGTTTTGTGTGCTGGCCAGCGAGCATGACGTGATTGTGGAACGCAGTATCCTGGAATTTGAGTATCATGCAGACATGGCCCGCTGGATGGGCTATGGAAAAAGTTGGCATGACTCGGGATTCAAGATAAATGTACATTTAAGTGGCAAAGGTGGTGTCACTAAATTCCTAAAGACCTTGGGTCGCCTCAGTTCCGAGGCCAGGAATCTTATCTCCATCGAAAATGACGAAATGACAAATGGCATCGATTCTACTTTACTTGTGGCTGAGCATGTGGCTCTTGTGCTGGACATACACCATCACTGGATCAACTCCGGAGAATACATCACGCCTGCGGACCCTCGTGCGCAACGGGTTGTTGAGTCTTGGCGTGGTGTTCGTCCTGCTCTTCACTACAGTGTTAGCCGTGAAGATATTTTGGTGGGTCACGATCACCGAGTTCGACCCGATCTTGCTGGACTACTTGCAGCAGGTTTTAAAAAGCAGAAGCTCCGGGCACACAGCGATATGATGTGGAACACTGCCTGCAATGAATGGGCCCTGACATTTGGTGATCAGTGGGATATTCAGTGTGAGGCCAAGGGCAAGAATCTTGCCAGTGAGCAGGTGTACAATCAGCGACTGGCCCAGACATGAACGATATACTACCCAACATTTTTTCTTGGATACGAGATGACTATAAAACTTACCCTGTGCGTTTTGCAGTTGAGATTGTGGCTTGGGCAGTGTCTATTGGCTGCTCGATCACAATGGCGATCACCGTCCCAAACCCTCCGTTGTTGTACATGTATCCTATCTGGATCACTGGTTGTGCCATGTATGCTTGGGCTAGTTATACTAGGAAATCTTTTGGTATGCTGGCTAACTACATCCTGTTGGTGAGCATAGACATGGTGGGACTGGTTCGCATGATTCTGCAAATTGTGTAACAAAATTGTAACATTTTAGTCATTAAATAAATGTACTAACAAGGAGTCAAGATGAAAAAATTATTAGCTATTCTATTATCAGTTGTTGCAGTTTCTGCAACAGCACAAGAAGTTACAGGAGCCGGTGCAACATTTCCGGCTCCGTTGTATTCAAAGTGGGCTAGTGACTACAACCGCGTGACCAACATCAAAATCAACTATCAGTCAGTTGGCTCAGGTGCAGGTATCAAACAGATTGAAGCCAAGACAGTCACGTTTGGTGCAAGTGATATGCCACTCACAGATGATCGACTAAAAGATCTGGGACTATTCCAGTTCCCCACAGCAATTGGCGGCGTGGTTCCTGTGATCAACGTCAAGGGCATCGAACCTGGACAAATGAAACTCACAGGCACATTGCTTGCTGATATCTTTCTAGGCAAAATTACTCGCTGGGATGACGCTGCTATCCGGGCACTAAACCCCTCATTAGCATTACCTGACCAAGCAATCACTGTGGTTCGCAGAGCAGATGGATCAGGAACTACATTTATCTGGACCAACTATCTCAGCAAGGTATCTAAAGAATTCAAAGACACCATTGGTGAAGGCACAGCAGTCAACTGGAAAGTTGGAGCAGGCGGCAAAGGCAACGAAGGTGTTGCTGCCATGGTTAGACAACTTCCAGGAACACTGGGCTATGTTGAATTTGCTTATGTAAAACAAACCAAGATGAACTGGGTCAATGTACAGAACGCTGCTGGCACCTGGGTGGCACCCACAGAAGAATCATTCAAGGCAGCTGCCGCAAATGCTGACTGGAACCGAACATACTTTCAGATTCTAACCAATCAAGCAGGCAAAGAAGCATGGCCCATCTCAGGTGCTACATTTATCCTAGTGTATTTGAAACCCGAAGATGCTGCTAAATCCAAAACTGCTATTGCTTTCTTTGACTGGGCATTTGCCAGTGGAGATCGAGCAGCAGATGACCTAGACTATGTGGCATTGCCTTTAGCAGTGAAGAACAAGATTCGTGCAGACTGGAAACGGTTGGCACTACACTAAACCGACCGCAAGATTGAGCGGAGGCTGGAACTCGTAACCAGCACTAAGGGCCCCAAGGGCTCTTTTTTATTGGCAATTATTTCACTAACGGTATAAATAGTTTTCAAGGATGGGCAACTTATGAAACAATCAAAATTGATCACAAAATTATACCGAGCCTGCGTTGACCACGATGACAAGAAGATTCAACAACTTCGTCAAGAAGAATATCGAAAAATTCTGAAACACAAGGCTGCTGGCAAGGCATTTACTGCCCGATGGACTCTGGTACAGATATAGTGTAACACAACTGTAACATTATTGGGGCGAACTTCTGCTTAAATACCCCATGCAGAAAACTTATCGCAGTATCTTTATCTCAGATGTACATCTTGGTACCAGAGACTGCCAAGCAGAGAAACTCAACAACTTTCTAAAAAACAACACCTGCGAGACCCTGTATCTTGTGGGAGACATAATAGATGCCTGGCGCATACAACAAAACAAGTGGCGTTGGAAACAGAGCCATACCAACGTGGTACGCAGAGTGCTAGGTCATGCCAAGCGTGGTACTAGAGTTGTGTATGTGGCCGGCAACCATGACGAATTTCTAAGGCCCATGATACCATATGGATTTAGTTTCGGACATGTTGAAATACACAATCAGATAGAACACATAGGTGCAGATGGCAATCATTATCTGGTGGTGCATGGTGACTTGTTTGATGGCATCACCAGACTGGCGCCCTGGATAGCATTTCTTGGAGATCGAGCATATGATATCATTCTTTCTGTCAACAGCAAGTTCAATTGGATACGTCGCCGTATGGGTTTTGGGTACTTTAGCCTTAGCAAGTTTCTTAAGCACAAGGTCAAAAAAGCAGTAGACTTCATGTTCAAGTTTGAAGAAAATCTAGCAGGCTACTGCAAGAAGCGTGGCTTTGATGGAGTCATCTGTGGACACATACACCACGCAGAGATCAAAGAGATCAACGGAGTTACATACATGAATGATGGCGACTGGGTTGAATCATGCACAGCCCTGGTAGAACATCATGATGGTGCATGGGAAATAGTTACTTGGACCCGGGAGACAGACCATGAAAATCAGTGACAAAATCACTATAGTAGTGCCTTGCAAGAATGAAGAGGCATATATTCATCATTTGCTAGATGCTTTGCGAGCACAGAACATAGGTGATACTAGAGTTATCATTGCTGACTGTTCAACTGATACAACTAGACAAGTTATACAGGACAACAGTTGGGAATTGAATGTTGAAATAATCGACGGCGGTCCTGTGTCTATGGCCAAGAACAACGGAGCACGACTAGCCACTACCCCATACATCTTGTTCATTGATGCTGATGTGCGTTTTTTCAAATACGATGTGATCCGTGATGCTGTGGATAAAATTGAATCTATGAACCTGGATCTTGTGGGTCTGAACATCAAGTGTTATGATCAAGACCTTAGAGCAAAAGCAGGATTTGTTGTGTTCAACACCATAAATCATGCGCTGAAATATTTCTCTCCTTTTGCAGTTGGAGCGTTCATGCTCACACGTAGAGATCGGTTTGAAGAATATGGCGGTTTCCCTGAAAACTTTTCCACCAGCGAAGATTACTTTTTGTCCAGAAAATACAGCCCTCGAAAGTTTAGAATCATCCGACACCACCTTGGACAGGATAGTCGTAGATTCAAAAAGATGGGCTACATGGGCATGGCCAAGTACCTTGTGAAAAACTTTGTGAATCGCAACAACAAACAATACTGGGACAGCCTAGACAACAGCAAGTACTGGAGTTGAAATTGAGTATTGTTTAGCGATTTTGCAGCTAAATAGCTCTATGAGAGCAAACGAATTTCTTAATGAAGGTACCGCACATCCAGTTATTGTAGTGGATGTGCAACCCGAGTATTCAGGCATGCATGATGGGGATGAAAGTGCTGTTTTTCCGCAAATTATAAACTTTGTCAACAAGCAAACTGGCCCTGTGTTGATGTTTGTCAATGCAGAAGATCAAGGACTCAGTGGTGATACTGTGGCTGCGATTCAAACATACTGGGAAGATACCATTGATCCAGACTGGTACGACAACAACCCTGATGTTAATCCCATTAACTGGAGCCGCTTTCAAATAGTGGACAAAGGCTATGGATACTTCCGTGGATGGATGGATGCTGGTATAGAACCGGCTACTATTATTGCTACCATACGTGAGTTATATCAACAACACAAAAGCGACAGCAGAGAATTGCAGTTTCCTCCATTCAACAAACGCACGCCACAGCAGTCCTTGATCCAGGGTGCTATGGAAGAATTAAATGATGAACCTCTGACAGTAAACTGGACTAGTGTGGCACAATTAAAACGATTTAGTGGTGCTTACCTGGTAGGCGGTGCTAGAGATCAATGTTTACGAGAAGTTGAATTGTTGATGAATGCGTTTAATATTCGTTACAAACGCATAGACAGTTTGGTGTACACATGAGAGCACAAGAATTCCTAGCAGAAGCAGCCACCGCAGTGGTGTACCATTATGCAGGTATAGGTGCAGCAGCCAAAATACTCACCAGCGGTGTATTTCAACTCAGCAGCGTGACCGGCAACAAGAGTGAAGAAATGTATGCTCCCCCGGGATATCTTTATTTTTTAAGTACCACACGCAGTCGAGTGGGCGACTATCATAGATATGTTGGCACAGGCGGTGTGATGTTTGTGATCGACGGCACCTGGTTGAATCGCAACTACAAGACTCGACCTATGGACTACTGGGAACGTGCGTGGTTGCACAGCGACGGTGCTAGAAGTCGCGAAAGCGAAGACCGTGTGTTTAGTCGTGAGCCCGAAATCTCAATTGAAGGTGTGACAGCGGTACATGTGCTGCTGAAAGAACAAAGTGAATATCGCAGCCCTGAAGCCAGAACAGTGTTGATTGCTGCAAAGAAGCGTGGTATCCCTGCGTATTTTTACACAGACGAAACTGCCTGGCGTCTGCAAGACACACGCAAGACGGTGAGCCCAGCCTCAGCAGCGGCCGTACTCAAGGGCGCACAACCCAGGGGTGTTACACCCAGCAGGCCACCAACTATGTATCTGGAACCGTGGCTGGAACTGATCTACAAAAACAACAAGTCAGAATTGTCTCCACGTGCAGAAAAACTACGACATGATCTGGTGTACTATGGATCAAGATATCCTGATGAGGATAGCGGACTGGGAGTGGACATGGGCAATGCTCGCAAGCCCAACAGTTCAGACTATCCCACAGCAGTCAAGATCAACAACTACATGCGTAAGAACAAATTCCCAACCACTGTTGCACTCAAAAATGCCATGGTGGACAAGTGGGACAAGATCAACACACCCACGGTACAATCGTGAGATAACCCCTTGCGGGGTTATCAAAAGTTCAGTTGATAATTAGACTGGCTTTTTGGCAGCAGGCTTTTTTGCAGCTGGCTTTTTGGGCTTGGGAGCAGCTTTCTTTGCAGCCGCTGGTTCAGCAACTATTGGCGCAGTGACTGGTGCAACTTCGGCGTGTGTCCATGGTGCTTCTATCTTGTACGGTGCCTGGGCTTCTGGAGCAGGTTTGCCCAGAAAGAATTGTTTGATTTTTGTAAACATAAGTTCTCCTATGAAATATTTACCAACGTTCATTGTATAACAAACTTATTTGATTTTTGTCGATTTTCAGTAAAAGTTGTTACTCGTAAATTATGTTCTACATGCAGTCCGCACACTAATTTATTAGTCAATGGCACAATGTGATCAACTTCGTGTTTTACACCAGTTGAAATAGTTAATCCTGCCGCTTCTTCATATATTGATCGAATTGCTGTTTTATTTGCCCAAGCTGGCATAGCGTTTTTAGTTCTTTTTTGTTTTTCAATTGACCATTGGCGATGGTATGCAACAATTTCTTCTTTTGATCGGTCGGGCTCATTAAGTGTCCCCCATCTCATTTTTGCAGAATACCTAGCCTGATGACTTGTACAGCAGCAGTTACGCCGCCAATTAGAAAAAGGTTTATTACATTCGGGCAATGCACAGTGTTGAATTTCAGGAAGGGCATTGTTTAATGTCATACTTTATTTACCCAAATTGGCATAATACCGCCGTAAAATGTTGCCCTGCAGCAATTTGTCATATATAATAGCATGCTAGGATGCTGCATAGGGCGGGTCCGGCTAGTAAATTTTGTCTAAAGGAAAAATTATGTTTACATCAGAAGCAATCATCGACGCCGTACAAAACGGTAAAAAAACTTTCGTCAACACATTCGTCACAAACGAAGCTGTGAAAGAAGCCATGGTCAACTTTGTTGACACTCAAGCTGAATACACCAAAAAAGCAGTCAAGGTTGGTCAAGACACTGCCGCAGTGTTGGCCAGCGAAATGGTCAAGACCATGCAACAAGCTACCAAATTTGACTACAGCAAGTTTGGTGAAGGTATCATGAAGGCCTACCAGACCACACAAAAGCCTGCCAAAGGAGCCTAAATGCTGCTAGACGCCAGTGTATCGACTGCACAAGACCAGCAGCCTACAGGGCTGTCTGAGTTTTGGATCTGGGTAAAGCGCACGTTCACTGACCCTTACCGGGACGAAATCAACACGTATCTGGCACAATCAATTGATCATGCCGACGTTGAACGTAGAATAAAAGTGCTCATGAAAAGAGGCATGCTCTAAACAGGTCACAGCAGAGTTGACCAATAATCCGGTTAGTGTTATAATAACAGCACTAACCGGATTTCTTTTGAACTTATGAAACCTTTATCTTTTGTGATACAGTTGCCTAGACAGCGCAGACGTGCTGTGGAACTGTATAGTCGCGACACGCCGTTTCGTAGCCGAACAGAAAAAAGCCGTGTGCAATATCAGCGCCGTGCCAAACATCCGGGACAAGATCTTGATCGCTGAACAAGACCTCAATCAAGATCTAGGTGCAGGGCGCCGCTTTGCTGTGGCACCGTCAGAACTGGGCTTTGGCCACAGGCTGGTCATACTCAGTGACTTTGCGTACTGGGTTGAGCATGATGCTGAACTGGTTGCCTGGTGTGAGCGCAACAATGCTATCCTTGAAGGAGCCACTGTTGAACTTGCAACTGACCAAGACCTTGTGATGTTTTTACTACGGTGGAGCCCATGAAAAAACTCTTGATACCCATAGCAGCTCTGGTTCTAAGTGGCTGCATGTCCATTGTGCAAAGATCACCTCCTGTGGATGTGAGTCTGATACCCAATGATTGTGCCAATCAACAGCGTATTGTGCGCTGGTTAGAAAATCAAAGCCGAGGAGAATGGAATGAACAAGTCGCTCAAATCAAAGCACGTATTTGGCATCTTCGTTACACTTGCAATCCTGTGTAGCGGATGTGCTTCAAACTCACAGCAGCCCATGGCCGCATATGACCTGGATTATTTTCAGATCACATGTTCCCAAAAGGCACAACAGATTGCCATGTTGCAAAGTATGCGCAGCACCAGAGATGACAGACTGTTTGCACGGGCCAGCAATGCACTACAACCCTGGTTGATAATTACCAACCCAGGTCAGTACAATGAAAATATATCACGTGGGTCAAGTCGTACAGATTGGCTGCTGAATCAGAAACTCATGGAGTTAGCACAATGTCCATGAAAACCATAATATATGGCCTGGCGCTGGTCACAGCAGCAGCACAAGCCGACCAGTGTGTGCTGCAAGACAAAACAGTTTTACACAGTGCCGTGACTGTGGCAGAACGCACCAAGATCACGGCCACAGTTGTGCCCGAACCCACAGGTGGCAAAAGATGTCTGGTAAACTTTCAGGCCAGAGTTGGTGCCATCTGGTACACCGCATTTGGTGAATATGCCTGGTCTGGAGACACACCAAGAGATCAAGCCTGTGCAGCAGCCACACGTCGAGCCGATGATTCAGTAAGAGAACAAGTGAGTTCCAGCAGAGTAATTTCGGAAAAGGTTTTGATTTGCCGGGATGATCCTACTCTAAATACTCTGCGACAAGTGAATCCAGGTGTCACCGGAGAACTGGCACAATTCAGACCACACCCAGACTATGCCACTGAATTCTGGCACAACGGAACCCAGTGTCGTTGGTTCCTGGACACAGGATATATCGTGCGTGATGTGCGTACATGGCAAGGTATTATTTGTAAAATCCATGACTCAAAATGGGTAGTGATTGACAAATTTTAGAATCAGACTTGACCTAAATTCAATCTTGTGTTATAGTTACGTATCAATAACTTTTTAGGATTTTGTATGAAATACATTTTGACATGCATGGTTGCTCTGGTTCTTTGTGCCTGCGGCACAGTGGGTGGAGCAGTAAGTGGAGCTGGGGCTGATCTTGGCAAGGCCGGCGAGTGGATTAAATCTAAATAAGGATCAATATGAAATATTTTATTGCATTGGTTACTGTGGCCTTGTTGGCCGCATGTGGCTCAACCCCCAAAGAACAGTACGAACGGCGTGCCTATGAAGAACGTCAGCGACAAGAAAAAGCAGTGACATCTGCTATTGATCGAGCACCTAAATGGATGACTGAACTGCCTGTGAGTAACAGTGCAGTGTATGCCAATGGCAGTGCAGTCAGCACAGACATGAGCATGGCAGACTACAAGGCCAAGCTGTTTGCGTATGGCAAGATTTGCATGGCAGCAGGCGGAAAAGTCAGTCAGCAATCCAAGATTTTTATGATGGACACATCTGAAGCCAGCCACGAAACCAGTGAAATTGCCATTCGCGGCATGTGCCCAGGCGTGGATATTACCGGGGTCGAAACCAAAGAAATCAAGCGAGTTGCTGATGGCACCAGATTCCGTAGCTATGTGCTGGTGGCCCTGCCAACAGGTGATGCCAATGTGCTGAAAAAACGTCAGGATCAGATACGACTGCAAGCACAAGCCCAGGGTCGTAGCCAACAAGCGTTTGAAGAACTGGACACTGTAACACAAAAGCAATAATCTGCGATAATATACGCATAAATAAAAGCAGTCCACTCGGGCTGCTTTTTCCACTACAAATTTATGGCCACAGAAACTGAAAATCTAGATCAATCACACACCCAACGGCTGGCCGACTCAGGCATGCTGGTACTCATGGGTGAAATAGACCATGACAGTATCAAACCAGTGATAGAGTGGATTCTGCATGAAAACTATGTGGTCAAGAAAAAGCGCAAAGAACTCCTGCTGATGATCTGCTCAGAAGGTGGAGACATGAGTGCTGCCTTTGCACTAATTGATGTCATGCGCAGCAGTGCTATTGCGGTCAAAACAGTGGGACTGGGACAGATTGCCAGTGCAGGACTCTTGATATTTCTAGCAGGTTCCCCGGGACGTAGAATCCTTACTCCCAACACCAGTATCCTGAGTCACCAGTTCAGCTGGGGCAGCGATGGCAAGGTGCATGAATTGTTTGCTACCATGCGTGAATTTGAGCTTACACAAAAGCGCATGATACAGCACTACCGGGACTGTACCGGGCTTGATGATGAAACTGTTCGGGCCAAGCTGTTGCCACCACATGATGTTTGGCTTGATGCTACTCAGGCTCTGGAACTGCACATCTGCGATGCAATATCCACACTGGGACGTTAACGACGCTCGCGCCCTAGGGTGGCACGATCCATTCTGGGTTCGCGATTTGTCTTTGCTGCTCGTGCACCAGGACCCGATAGTCTTGGTGTGCCGGTAACTGCATCTAGATCTTCGGCACCAGTAGCAGCTGGAGCATTGTCCCAACTGGCTTTTCGGTATTCGGTGAGTTTTTCCAACAGCGGACCCTTTTCAATGTAAGTGCGAACATAGATACCGCCCTTGGGTTTGTTCTCTACTTTCATCCTGATGGTCAGCAGTTTATTATTAGGGTTATCGCGTTCATGAATGACCACTTCTGGCCAAGTTTTTTTATCAACGTAAGTGGCTTCAAGATCTGTATTCTTTAATTTTTCAACCAGCTTGTTGAATCTCAAAATCTTGAATCCACCATCGCTGAAGTCCACCAGTTCAACATTGGGATCGCCCAGTGTAGCAAAGTGTGTGATACCAGTGGCAATGGCATCAATTATGTTGGCTTCATCTTCAGGTCTGGCGTTTTTCAATTTGTTGTCTAGTTCGGTAGCAGCATATTGATATATTTGTTTGAATGCATCTCTTGTTGCTGTTGGTGAATTGGATTTCATTGCCTTGGTAAATTTGGCCAACGCAGAACTTGCATCAACACCAAAATAATTCCACAAGATCTGTTGGGTTTCTGCACTGTCGCCACCCACTTGTCCAAACTGTTTAATACCACCTACCTTGAGACTGGTATTGAGTCTAAGTTTACGTGGCTGGCCATTTTCATCAGTGACAAACACCCACACATCGGTCTTTTGTTCTGTTTCACCTGTGACGCCATCGGCCATGATCACGATCTGATCTGACCTGCCATTGATATAAAAATACTTGCTGTATCGTTCAGCGTCCGAACTGTTGACATAAGCAGCGGCACTGGAGAATTCACTGGCCAACAGCGGTCGCTTGGCAGGATCCATGAGATCCTGATACGGCCCGGATTTAAGTCTCAGCACAAACGAAATCACATCCGCATGTTCATTATCAAAATCTTCCACTTCCACTTGATATTGATCCTCACCGGTTTGCTTTAAACTGTCAAGCACATTGCCGATGTCCTGAGCGGTCACTGTGCCGATATCTTCGTCAGATTCACGTTTGGTGAATTTAGCAAACATAGCAGCGCCCAGAATACCTTCGGCTGTTTCGCCGCGATTGGCAATTTTCCCAACATCGTCGTCGGCAGTGGCTCCAGTATACACATTAAACGCTGCCCCAATGGTACTAGAACTGCCAACAATCAAAACAGACTGTCCAGCATTATTGGAAAAAATATAACCGTCGCCGCCTTTTCCATATGTAACTGTGGGGAGATTTAAGATATCTTTTTCGCTCAATTCTGTGTCGTCTTGCCTGGTCAATGGCGGAGTAGCATCAAATCCTTGTTGCTGCAACAATGTCAGTAACTTTTTTCCAGCTTCTGACCCTGTGGAAACAGAAAATTGAGTGCCAGGTCCATATTTGGGTTTACTGATGGTCACCTCAGTTATTATGCTGTCAAGTACGTTGATTAAATCTCTCATGGTGTATTTAGTGACACCATAAGTATTGGAATGACAGAACCTATAGCAATAGAATTCAGCGGCGATTGCTGGAATAATCCTACTCAATTTCAACAACAACTTAATCAGCACCCACCTGGAGAACCACTGGTCTTGGACCTACGTGGAGAGGGTCCTAGCTTGTCGGCACTGGGCATAACCAAATCAATCAACGCCTGGCTCATGGCTAGGAAACAAACTCCTGATACTGTGCAGTTAATAGGATGGAGCAATCCTGTAGAATTTGTGCCATACCAGCGTGTGAAATGCAGCAAGATAAGTCATTTTTTCTTCATGGTTCAGGATTATTGGCAACACACAGAACCCACACTAGAACAACAACTAGAATATCAACAACCTTTTGGATTGTTTGTTGGAAGAATTACACTCAGCAGAGCTGCTATTCTGTATCAAGCACATAGCACTAGTCTTTTTGCCAGCATGATGAATCACATACAACCATTTCCTTGGAAACGAGAGATAGGTGATGTTCACGATTTAGAAAACATATCAGACTGGTTATCACTGTATGATCAGGCCCGGATGTTTGCTTGGTATGATCAACGGATTGTGACCAGTGTGGACAACAAATCAGTAAGAGATCAATTTGCTACTCCTGCATCATCAGCAGAAACCAATACTAGTTTGTTGCAGCACTATCACAATTTTGCTGTGGAGATAGTGTGTGAAACTTACACCTTAGGAAATACATTCTTTCCTACTGAAAAAACCATACGTCCTATCATGGCTGCCAAACCCATGTTGGTATATGCACCACGTTACTATCTAGCAAGATTGCGCAGCATAGGGTTCCAAACATATCACAGCATCTGGGATGAAAGTTATGACCTGTATGAAGGTGCCGATCGTTGGCGACTTATGCAACAAAGTATGCGCACCTTGCTGGAGTGCGGCCGTGCAGAACAAAAACGAATATTAAGTTTTGCACATGAGATAGCTCAATACAATCGGCAACATCTTGCGGACATTTGTAACAATCAAACCAATATACTAGACCATGATTATTCAAAGATTTGACAACGGCTGGGGCTTGCAGTTTCCACTCAAGAAGTTTGAAACACACATAGTTGATCGCATGCTCACGCACATATCTGCCGACTCTTCTAGAACTGTTGTTATCAATTCTGTATGGTATACCAAACAATATCATGAACAAGTACTGGAATGGTTGCGTAACAATCCAGTTGATTGTATTGTGCTGATTGCCATGTTAGATGCGGCTATTCCTGCTGCTGATTGGTATAGTGAGTTTGAATGTGAAATATCGACTGTGGGATATTATGCAGGACCACATGCTGTGGATTTTTGTGCAGTGTTCGTGGATGAATTTTTAAATCCACCATCATTGGATATTCTAATGGATCCGTCTCTGATTGATACAGCCTACATGTGTTTGAATCGCAAGCCACACTGGCATAGACAAAAGCTGTATCAAAGACTTGAAGCCAGTAACTTGTTGGACCGTGGTATAGTAAGCATGGGAGGCACTGGTTCAGCAGTAAGATCTTTGCCAACTGATTGCGAGCCGGACAATCTTGCACCCAACGCTGCTGCCACACATTACGGCGTACCCAATGATATAGTGAGTCTGGGCCACATGCAAAATTGGCAACGACACCTGGTAAACATTGTGACTGAAACGTTTTTCGATATCAATCAGACTGGATTTGTAAGTGAAAAAATCTACAAACCCATAGTAGGATGTAGACCGTTTTTGGTGTATGATCCTGATGGCGGCACCCGCTGGCTAACAGATCGAGGGTTTGAACCGTATGTTGCAGACTTTGCGGATATCACCGACTTGAACCTTGCTGAGCCAGCGGCCATGCACCGATTCCTTGGAGTGTTGTGTGACCAGACACCTGAGTACTGGCAAGCCAAATTTCTTGCTCTTAGTGAAAAAATACTATACAATAAACATCACTTCACTGATTATGTTCATAGTCAGAAACAAAAAATCCAAAAAGGAATATCATGCCAAATCTAGTACCAATTGTTGTTGAATCCACAAGCAAAGGCGAACGCAGCTACGACATCTACAGTCGCTTGCTTCGAGAACGCATTATCATGCTGGACTCAGATGTAGACGAACATAGTGCCAGTTTGATTGTGGCACAAATGTTGTTTCTTGAAAGTGAGAATCCTGACAAAGATATCAGTTTGTATATCAACTCACCCGGCGGCAGCGTCACAGCAGGCATGGCCATCTATGATACCCTGCAGTTTATCAAGCCTGATGTGCAGACCATTGTGATGGGACAGGCCTGCTCAATGGGATCATTGCTGGCTAGTTCTGGTGCTAAAGGCAAGCGATTTATCTTGCCCAACGCTCGTCACATGATTCATCAACCTTCGGGCGGCTCACGTGGACAGGCCACAGACATGCTGATCCAGGTCACAGAAATTCTCAAGATGAAACAGGTGCTGACTGAGATCTATGTCAAACATAACTCAGCAGGCAAAACATTTGAAGAATTCACAGCAGACATGGAGCGCGACAATTTCATGAGTGCGCAAGAAGCCGTAGACTACGGACTTGCTGACAAGATACTGACCACTAGATAATGTTTTTCCATATCAGCCAGCAGCCACAAGAAAATTACCCATGCCAGTGGCAACTGAGTAGTTTTGCAATCAGTACCGATCCCGGATGGAAACAGTTTGCTATTGGTCCTGTGCAAATTTTGTACAAAGGCTACGCAGACGCAGGACCTTTAGAATCGCTACTTGGTCAGATAATGTTTCAGAGCACGCCGCATCTGACTGGCAATTTTTGTGCGCTGGTTGTTGTAAATGACACACTAACAATTCAGTCTGATCGCTATCGCGGATTCCCAATTTATATCAATGACGCCGGCATAAACAATTTGATTGCAACTGACCGCACTGCCTGGACTGACAGCTTGATCACAGTACATGCAGATCTTGCAGTGACCGAACACAAGTTTGATGTGATTGGCAGCATCGATACTGGTTATTCAACTGTTGATGATATTGATATCTTGCTGTGTAAAAAAATTCAACAGTATGCGCAACAGGTAACAGAGCCAATACGTGTGTTTTTAAGTGGTGGCGTAGATACATTACTGGTGTATAGTTATCTTTGCCGATATCAGATTCCGCATGAATTGGTCTGGGCAGAGCACTGTGACCATGATGCATTTTGGTTGGCAAACCATGCTGATATTTGCAAAAATTGGGGATATCGACAAATACATCACTGGCAAGAACCGTGTGTGTTGGCATCAGGTGCACCCGGCGACGAATTTATGCTACGCAGCCCTGTCACTGCCAATCAGTACCTGATGCATCATGGCTCTAGTGTTTTGCAATTGCTAATGGAACATCCCGATTGCTTACATCGAGAATATTTCAAGTTACAAAAGCATGTGAAAGTATTTTCTGATCAGATGTGTAACTATCAACCTGCCACAGATCAAGATTTTAATTGGTCAGTGTGCAATACCGTTGTGAATGATTGGCAACACTGGCATATTGGAAACACCCTGACCTGGACTCCTCTGAGAGATCTTGAATTGTTTAAGTTGTGCCTGCGCTTGCCTTTAGAACTGGCAAAAGGTCAAATCATGAACAGCAGTGTTAGCCGCACACTAATCGAACAAAATGTTCCAGGACTGACCTCAGCACTGAGCAATCAAAAAAATACTGGGAATGTGATGAGAAATCTACAGCAGTTATTAAGCTAACATATCTGCTGTAAATTTGCAATAGTCCAGGATGTTGATTTTCTTCACACGGTCCATGTCTTCCACAAACTTTTTAAACTTTTGATGCAACACATGATCATAGTTGTTGGTCGCCAATGCATCGACTATTGATTGCAGTGCATTCACCGCATTTTGTTGTTGTCCTATTTCAATAGCAGTTGATTTAATTTTTTCAATAGATCGAGTTAAACTAGCAACAATCTCTGCTCGATATTGATCTGGCACTACCAGGGTTCCCAAGTAAGCATCGCTCGGGACACCAAAAGAAACCACACTGGGCCATTTGGCCAGCAGCATATCTAACACCTCTTCTATATAAATGTAATTGTATGCTGAGGAGGTAATGTTCACTCGCAAGTCCACATGAGAGTATTTTTGGATTTCTTGAAAGTTCTGATGCACTGTATCCCATTCAGTACCATAGCGTATGTACTCTGCAGGTCTCCCCACAGCGTCAATGCTGAACACCACAGTGATAGGATGTTGATAGTTTTTGATCCAGTCCCATCGAATCATGCTGCCATTTGTGAACATGGTAATGTTGGCGGACAAATGTTCAGCAGCCCAGTCTAAAAATTTCAAACAATTTTTGTCATAAAACGGTTCACCGCCTAGCAATACCACATTACGGATTCGATCAGCGAACGGTAACAAAAAATCAAAATTGCTGATGCTTTGACTGTTGACATCTTTGATATCTATTATTCCAGCCTGATGATGAAACTGCGCCACTCGAGTGCTGGCCTCAGGCCAACAAGTTTGACAAGCAAAGTTACACACAGCCCCTGGACGAATTTCCAAAGTAATATCGTTGCCGCTGTATTCTGCATAGGACCGAGCACCGTTGAGACGAGTGCTATCACCCCTGCCTGTTTTTTCTATAGAATGGCAATGCTCACAACCGCTGGGCCAAGAATCTTGTGCCAGTTGATTTTTAATTCTGATAATCTGATCAGATTGGTGCCATGTGTCAAGATTGACCGAACCAAGTTGATTTTGTGCTGTCCATGAAGAATCATATTTCCAAACACAACATGGTTTCACCACTTGGTCATAAGAAATAGCAACCCCGTGGTCTAGAAATTTGCAATGCATAGAATATTTAGTAACGCATTTTTGCCAGCATAAAAATACAATCTTGACATTTATTCGATAGTTTGATTGACCAATATTACCCGAAGTGCTATAATACACACAGAGCAACAAAGGACTAACATGATCCAACTTTGGGCATATCTAGCAATCAGCCTGGTGTTGACAGCCTGCGGCGGCGGCTCAGACAATGGTCAGCCCAGTTCAGATCAGAATCAGATAACTCCGACTGTTGCATTTACTAGAGTGCTAAATCAAATTACTGAGAGAAACAGAGTTGAAACCTATGCTGTAGGTGATCTCAATGGCGACGGACTAGATGATGTAGTAGTTGGTGGGTGGACAGGCACAGGCACGTCATACCTTGCTGTGCTGATTCAAAATGCCAACGGTTCACTAACTGATCGAACTGTTCAGCTGGCAGGAACTAATCAGTACTCCGGTAGCCAGCGCATGTTCATACTGGACGTGGACAACGATGGATTTGCGGATATTTGGCTGCCCGGATTCAATGACTGCACGGGTTGTTCTGCCCAAAGTGTCATGCTTTGGGGCAATGCGAATGGTATCTTTACACGGCAAACTTTTGCTACTGCCATAGATAGTCATGGAGCAGGTGTTGCTGATCTCAACGGCGATGGACGTAAGGATTTTCTTATTCGCGGGGTCTGGGACGGAACCACAAACAACTACGGATATTATTTGAACAATGGCAATAGAGCGTTTACTTTTGTAACAAACTCGCAATTAAATGGTGCAGCAACGTGTGCAGTAGCCAAAGATCCAGTCTCGGGTCATATTGCAGTGGTTCAAGGCAACAACAACCAAGTAGCAGGATTTAGTCACAGTATCAATATTTTTGACGCCAACCTAAATTTAATCACGCAAATCGGTGTGGCCAGTCAAGATCCTGCAGTCAATGACTTGATCAACAGCATCAGTGTTGATGTCAACGCAGATGGATTAATGGATTTTGTGCTGGTGTTTAATCCTTTAGCAGGCGCAGGCGGCAGGAGAGAAGTTTGGCTCAATCGCGGCGCAGACAACTTTTCATATGCATACACAATTGACAGTGGCTACAGCAACGGCTATGACATTCAAGCCCTAGCCTATCAAGGGTCCAGTTACTATCATTTCAATGCTGCCAACGGAGATGGCAATTTGTACCGACTCCAAGGTGGTCAATTTCTAGGGTACCTGCGAGAAAGCTTTTTGACCATGGCACGTGCCTTGGGAGCCAACCCCGGAGTCAGAGACTGGAGTGTGTGGTCTTCCACTGTTTATCGAGGCGCCTCAGGCATGTACATGCTGCAACATGTGACCGGGGGCTACTACACCCAAAAACTTTGAAATACAGGTTGCATAAAAATCAATATTCAGTTATAATACATTTTGGAGTTGAAGAATGAAATATAAAATATTAATGGCGGTGTTGTTCACAGTGGGTTTGTTTTTGATGCTGTTGCCTTTTGTATGGCTAGGGACCAAGTGATGACACAAGATGAATACCTGCGAGAACTTGCATCTCAAGTGGATCCGGACTTGGTGGAAAAATTTCGTGACTGGCCCGATGAGACCAGGATGTACATGTATCTCCACAACATTCAGTTGGCACACATGGCCAGATTTGAACACATGTTGAAAGAACACACCCTGAACATTGCTGCCTTGAACAGTCGACCCACAGTGAATGCTGTGAGCACCACCTGGATTGAGCCCTAGGCCATGACAGTGCTATGGATCTGGAGCCTGCTGACCTTGAACAGCGAAGGCCTGATTCAGCAATCACGTCCCATGCAAACTGAGCCCGAGTGCCTGCAGTTGTCCGCAATAGTACGGGTATTCAACAATGACACCGGAACCTTGTGCATACGTCACAAGATCTCTGTGCCTCGACAGGAGTAACACAATGGGAACACTAGCTGAATATTTTGCTGCCAATCGTTACGTGAGCCAGTATGAAATTGGTACACGACTGTTCGGTCGCTGGAACAAGATTCCGTTTGTGGGCACAGTGGGCAATGACAGTGTAGTAAACGAACTAGAAGGTCCCATGATCAGTGTTCGACTGGACCTGCCCATCAAGTATGAGGACAGAATCTACAATCACATTCGTGTGAAACATGCGGATGTGAAGCTTTATCGGTAGGGGAATTTGACACAGAGTCAAATATTATTTTATTTTAACTTAGGAAAAATTATGTTCAAAGATATTCGTGTTCGTGCAGCTCTTAGGACTCTGGCAGTGTTTGTAATGGCTGCGGTGTCAGGTTTTGCAATGGTACTGGCTCTGGAAACTTATGGCTTCAGAGCAGTGATGACCCTGTGTTCTGTCATAGTGGTGATCTGGGTCGGATCCATCATATACGAGTTGATGCTGCTGGAGTTGAAGCATGAAGAAGCAGCGGAAGAATACCGTGTGCAACTTGAAAAATCCACTACAGAATAAGCAGAAAGCCCCTTTCGGGGCTTTCATTTTTACGCAGCGTCTACAAACTTCTTGAGTTCTTCGGCCTTGACCACAATGTCCGTACTGGACGGAAAATCTGGTAAGGTTGGGAACGGATGAGACTCTCGATTGGCATCAGTCAGCTTGGAATGGTATTCCTGCATCTTTGCGTCTCGAGATTGGATGATTGGCGTCTGAAGGATTTCTCTAGCCAAGTGTAAGAGTTCGAGACGAATCTCGTAAGGTGTTTTGCTCATGTTTTTCTCCTGTGTATGTGTGTGTAATCTGCCAACTGCCCTATGCTTTTGGCAGAATGCTACACGAGCCTATTACTTATAGATGTAATTTATGGTGTTGGAATTTTCTCTCAATTCCACAGCACCGTTCTTGAGATGGAAACGTCGAGCCATTGGGGTCTTGGGACTCAAGGTCACATAGGTCTGTATTTCAGGAAACTCGGATCGGATAGACTGTTGTGCTTCTTGAATCAGGCTACGGCCAGCGCCAGCAGTGTAACTCCAGATGGTGTAAAACACAGCAATGGTAGCACTCTCCACAATGTTGACCATGTCCTCTACCGCAGCAGGAATAACAGACAAGAACTTCACACAGGTCACTGCTTGAGTTTGATCACCACTTTTGAGCATGTAGATTCTGCTGTTGGCGTTGACTCGGTCGGTCACCGGAATTTCTGGTCGCACAGGGTCGTCCAGGATCAGTTGGTTCAGGTCTTCAGTAATTGTAGTAATTGTGTATAACATAATCTACGCCGTTGGTTATGTGCAGCTATTTATCATTGGCATCAGATCAGGAAATTTTATCAGAACACTAGATTATGGCAACATGATCGTCCAAACATGCTTGATTATATCGCACACATGCGTTATACTATGATCATGCTGTGACGCAAACAGCTAATTTAACTTACTTTGAAAGGTAACAATTATGCGCTTTAATCCAGAAACTAAAACCTACAAACTCTTCTCCGCTCTCAATGCAGGCGAGAAAGTATCCGCCAGTGTCGCTTCCAAGCGTTTTGGCATCAAGAACATCTCCGCTGACGTATCACGTATTCGTCAAGCTGGTTTTGCAGTGTATGCCAACTCTCGTGTGGCTGGCAACGGTGTCAAGGTAACTGAATATCGTATTGGCAAACCAAGCCGTAAACTCGTGGCATTGGGATACAAAGCCCAGGCCATGGGAATCACTCTCTAAGAGATTCCGCGCTGTCTGATTCAAACCGGACACTAGGCAAACAAAACCGGTGCAATGCCGGTTTTCTCTTGACTGATATTCACTTTTGTAGTATAATACACACATGCTAAAAAACTTATTCAAACGCCTGGGTCGATACCGCGTGATCATGGATCGACTGGATGGAGAACCTTACCTGGAACGCTACTATGTGTTTCTCCGGGACCGCTCATGGTTTCCATTCAACATCTTTGTTCACAAGTTTCTCAAAAGTGATCCGGATGATGTGCATGACCATCCGTGGCCGTTTGCCACACTGATTCTTCGAGGTGGATACTGGGAATGGCGTCCCTTGTTTGACGCTCAAGGTCGTCGCCAAGGTGAAACAGCCCGTTGGTGTGGTGCAGGAAGTTTTCGCACAGCACGGGCCAACACCTATCACAGGATCGAGCTTGATCCTGATGTCACTTGCTGGACCTTGTTCATGCCCGGTGCCAAACAACGTGACTGGGGATTTCTTGTAAAAAACAAGTGGGTGCAGTGGGAACAATATTTGATTCAAAGGAAAACAACATGAAATGGTTCAAACGCATGATCGTTCGTTGGGTGCGAGAAGATTGGGACAAAGCAGGTACTTCTGAGGACTCAGCAACGTATCCAATGCCCACAGGAAATCGTCGAAAGAATCTAATTGGTCTGGTCAGCGACGACGTGGAAAGCGATGCCGGACTCAATATCACAGTACGCAAAGCAATTGGTGGCAAAATCATAACGTTCAGGCACTATGATGCCAAAACAGATCGCAGCAGCAACAAATTATACATTGTGCCTGATGAACTGGATTTTGAACGTGAACTGGGCAAGATGATCACGCTGGAAAGCATGCGAGGCTGAAAGTAAATACATTATGGAAACTATTGTTGATTTCGCCCAATGGGTGCTCTGGATCGCCGGTGCTATTATCTTGGTCACTTGGCTAGCACAACTGGTGCTAAAAACATATCTCCTGATAAAAATAAAACAGTATCAGACTGAACTGCAACCAGTCCTGGACGTGATGGAACGTGCTGTTGCTGGCCAACTAATCTTGCTCACGGTAGAAGTTGACCACAATCAGTATCTGTGCTATAATGCACTGACTCAGGAATTTGTGTGTCAAGGCGTTGATGTAACCGAAATAGTTCAACGTTTCAGAGCCAGATTTCCGGACAAGTCATTGACAATATTCAATGGTGATGACACAGCAGTGGAAACACTACAACAACAATCTAGAGCACAACATGAAAATCTCAGTTTGCAGTGACCTCCATCTGGAGTTTGGTGACCTTGACTTTGCCAACACAGAGTCAGCACAGGTTCTGATTCTCTCAGGCGATATCTGTGTGGCCAAAGACATGGTTGCACATGACACCGTTGAAGTGCTGGGCATAGATGGCCGCAGCGGTCGCTATCACAAATTCTTCCAACGCTGTTCAGAACGGTTTGAGCATGTGGTGTACATTGTGGGCAATCATGAGCACTACAATCATGACTTTGCAAAAACTATTCCACGCCTTAGAGATGTGTTGAGTTATTTGCCTAACCTGCACATTATGGAAAAAGATTCGCTTGATATCGGTGACATCACGTTTCTGGCTGGCACGTTATGGACAGACATGAATCGCGAAGATCCGCACACCTTGTATGCTATTCGCGGCTACATGAACGATTTTCGTTGCATCACCAACAGCGCCAAAGACACCCACTTTCGTGACACAGATGGCAACTTTCATACTCGTGTGTCCAGATTTAGTCCTGAAGACACTGTGGAAGAACACAAGGCCATGCTGGAGTTTGTGAACACTGCTATCACAGCCCGACCTGATCGGCAGTACGTGGTTGTGGGTCATCACAGTCCCAGCAAGCTCAGTACCAAGCCACAGTACGAGGATGACCAAATGGTGAATGGTGCATACAGCAGTGACCTAAGTGAGTTTATTCTTGATCATCCGCAGATTCGACTGTGGACACATGGACACACTCATCATGAGTTTGATTACCTGGTTGGTACCACCAGGATTGTTTGTAACCCACGTGGCTATGTCGGTTATGAGCAGCAGGCCACTGACTGGCGATTGCTGACTGTTGAGGTATGACAGAATTGTCCCTGACTCGAGAACAAGTGCAACAGCTGGCAACATTTTTTGCTCTGGACTTGAGTATTCACGGTGTGACCATACGTGAGAGTCACGACAACGGCATTGGAACCAGCCATCGCGCCACGTTACACAAGACTGAAGCGGCACGTGATTTTGAAGCAGACATTACTGATGTCTCAAACTGGTAAGGAACTTATGACTGAACTTGAAACTTTGTTGAAAACACATGACTGGGGTCATGCAGGATACGTTGCTCGCCCTGCGCTGGATCAGGCCATGCGAGCCACGGCCGGTGCAGAAGCTGCTGCACTGTGGGAAAAATACTGTCCTTGGAGCATGACCAATGGCGGATACATTGCTTGGAGCGACATATGAAAGTGTATATTTCGAAATATCGTAGTCACTGGATCTCACCTTACACAATCTTGGACTATGCGTTTTTTTGGACTGACTGGTCAAAGTGCAGTCGGGACAAACGCATTCTTGGACTTGACACAAAATATATTGAGCATCCCGACTGGGTGGAACGCTGGAGTGATCGACTAGAACCTGTCAGTAAAGGTATCATGTGGGTGTTGGATCGTGTGCATCCGCCTATCAACTACATCAAGATTGATCACTATGACACCTGGAGCATGGATTCGACTCTAAGCCCTGTCATCTTGCCCATGCTCAAACAACTCAAGGCGGTCAAGCATGGTAGTCCACATGTGGACGATGAGGATGTGCCTGAAAACCTGCGCAGCACCGCAGCACCGGCCAAAGAAAACGACTGGGACACAGATGGCAATCACTTTGCTCGGTGGGACTGGGTCATGGACGAAATGATCTTTGCATTTGAGTGCAAGGTAGATGACTCCTGGGAAGAGGCTTTCCGTTCAGGAGATCATGATATAACATGGATTCCCGTAGATGCTGACGGCAATCAAGTGCCCAAGGGCGAACACAAGTATTACCAGATGGGCAAAGGCCCCAAGGACACCTACCAGTGTGACTATGAGGGTATGCAAGTGGTAGAAAAGCGCATCCAAAATGGCTTTAGATTATTTGGCAAGTACTATCAGGCACTCTGGGACTGATCCAGACACTGCCGACCGTTCAACAACTCAAAGGAATCAATGTTCACTCAAATGGCTCAGCAACTGTTACAACGTCACGAATCCAGTGCAGAACCCAACTCGATTGATCTAGACAGCTATCTAGACTGGCAACGCAATCACACATTTGAGGCCCTACAAAACATACGTTATGGACAGAGTTTTTGCAATCACTTTGACATCACTGACAATCGTATTTTCTATGAACGTGACTGGACCCGCTGTGACAAACTGATTCGAAAAGAATGGCTGAGCCGTCCCTAAACAGGGTCACTATAAAAAATGCCACAGCTGATGATGCAATCAGGCTCAAGTATCAGCTGGTGCAAGATGGGCTGATTCCGGGGCAGGATTTTGAATGGTCCTGGGTGAGATTACAGGATCCCAACGACTTGTATCCTGTGGTACGAGTGGCGTATTTTGATTTTGTGAATCCTGTGTTGGCCACATTTTACCAGCTCAAGTGGACATGAACATAATTAATTGTAATGCAAGTTGAACTAACAGGACCAGTAACAGAGAGTCGTGAGCGCAAGAGCTTTGAGTACTCCTGTGAGATCAACAAAAAGCTGGGCACACTGGATCGCATGCTGAACTGGTGCAGAACTGAACTACTACACGACTGGCGATGGGAACTGGTGGGTTCAGGTGATGATCAGTGGCACTATATTTTCTATTTTGACACCGAACGCGATCTGTTTGCATTCACTCTACAATGGCAATAACATGAGCACAGAACAAGACAAATTTGACCACAGCCGCAGAAGGCTCAAAGATGACAATGCTGTAAAAAAGCAGACCCGAATTGCCAAAGGATTTGGTCTACCAGTTGACGAGCCACACAAGTTTGCCAAACGTCATGCCATGGATTGTGGCAAGCCAAAGTGTGTGATGTGTGGCAACCCCCGTAAAACTTTCAAAGAGTTAACCCAGCAAGAAAAGCGACTGTTCCAGGACCTGGACCAGAGTCGCGGAACACCACCCGCAGAAACTGATTGACCTTTATTTGCCCGTATGCTATAATCGAGCATATGACAAACACCGGAGCAGATCAATGAGCGACGACCGTAAGGGCATCTTTGCTGTGATGTGGGACTGCAATGGTCTAGAAGCAGTGCAGGCAGTTCCGTACCCTGCAGACACTACCTTTGCCTTGCTCAAAGGCGACCAGCCGCCAGCCTTTCCCAAACTCATGCACTGGACATTGCGGGCTCGTTTCAACAGCCACCGCCACTACGAAATCTACATAATCACTGCCACCCCCGGCATTACAGAAGATGATGTTCGAGACATGTTTGACGCTGATCCGCAGACAGCAGCAGACACCATAAGACGTATAGGTCAAAAGTACTACAGTGATCGCCAGGGACCTGGTCGCATAGCAATCACCTAGTGGTTGACCATTATTGCCCAGAGTGCTATAATGCACACATACCGCAACAAACCGGAGTAAGATATGATTAAAGCAGTTGAAAGCAATCTTCCTATTGAACAACTCGAAATACTTCGCCCAATTTTTAGAACTCTTGCCAAACTACAAAGCAAGCAACTTCGAATTCGTTTTCGCGGCCCACGTCGTGATACCATGCGTTTGTATTGTTTGAAACGTGATGCCGTTCGTTTCAGTGTTTACATAGATTAAAAGATAATAATATGAACAAGCTCGCTGATGCTATTAAAACGGTTATCCCTAATGTCGTCCAAGAATGGAATGATATTAAACTTCCGTTGTTTGAACAACTTGTTGAACAAACTTTTAACAAGTATTTTGAAGGTCGCCAAACACAAGAAAAAACTAAAATGGTAGCTCCTATACTAGATAGTATTTTTGCTAGACATGTAAAAGCAATCATTCCAGAATTTGTTGTCTCAGAAGGTAAAGGTCAAGACTATCTATATGGTAGTATTCCTTTTGAAGGTAAGATTACATTTGGTAGCGGAGATAGTTGGACCGGGAACGGGTATAGCAAGACACCGTGGCATCTTCTTATGCGTTTCGAATTAACAGAACAAGGAAAGATTGTTAGCCAGTTTGCTATGATAACTGATCTTTCTCAATGCGAAAGTAATTGGACTGCCCCGGGAACAACTAGTAACTTTAGTACATTAAAATTTAAAGTCAAAGACATGGACAATCTTATTCCAATTATTGGAAAATTAAGTAATAAAACAAAGACAGGCAAAGATGCAACATATGTGTCAGCATTGATGGAAGCTGTCTATAAATAAAATTATGCAAACAAATATAATTCACTTACAAGATTGTGTGGAGGGCATGTTGGCATTGCCTCCGCACAGTGTAGACATTGTTGCTACGTCGCCACCTTATAACTTAGGTATTGCTTACGGAACCTACAAAGACAATAAGCCGCGCCAGGAATATCTTGATTGGTTGGGCAAAGTATTTGAGGCAGTAAAGCATTGTCTCAAAGACGATGGACATTTTTGGCTCAACGTTGGTTACAGTAATATTGATCCCTGGGTCGGTATGGATGTAGCACAGGTTGCCCGGGAACATTTTGTTTTGCAAAATAACTTTACCTGGGTCAAGAGCATTACAATCAACGATGTTACTACCGGACATTTCAAGCCCATCAATAGTGATCGTTTTGCTAATCCAACATGGGAACATCTGTTTCATTTTACTAAGGCAGGAGCAGTGCCTTGTGACAAATTAGCAGTGGGTGTTCCTTACATGTGGGACTGTAATATTGACAACACCGGACGTATCAAAGGCCGCTTGGCTAAAAAGTTAGGGTTCAAAGATATCAAAGACTATAATAAAAACGCCACCACTGGACAAAAAGAAAATTTTGATATTGAAATTGCCAACAAAATTGCAAATCAAAAGCCCAAAGCAGATAGTAGATGTCGGGGTAATTCTTGGTTTGTTCCATATGATACTATTGCCAACAGAGAAAAACATCGAGGAAGTCACCCTGCAACTTACCCAGTGGCATTAATTGAACAATGTATCAAATTTAGTGGGATTAGCAGCGGAGTGTTGGTTGATCCGTTTATGGGATCCGGAACTAGTGCCGTTGCCGCAGTTAAATGTGGCTTAGAATATATTGGGTTTGACATCGACACAGAATACCGACAGTTTGCACAGGATCGAATTGCTGATTTTATCCAACAACTATCGGTGCCAGAAATAATTGAACCTACTAAGAAAAAATCCAAAACAATACAAATGGGCAATCCGTCTCTGTTTGAATTTACTTGACCAAATTACCTGGCCATTGACACAGCATTTTGATTATTTTAAACATTTAATTATCAACATAGAGAAATAATTATGAGTACACTAATATTCAACGGTCGTCCTTGGACAGTGTTTGACGCTCACAACAAACTACACCGTCAGTGGTTTGCAGAATTTCAACGAGACCGTACCTGGGGACATTGTCCTGTGCGATTCATGTCCGATGACCGTGAAGGCGATTTACTGACCATGATCCAACGCAGACTGATTGACTACTATCTTGCCAAGGAATTTGGCCTAGCAAAGAAATCACGAGCATGAACAATTCTCAACTGTATTTTGCCTACGGCATGAATACCAATCATATTGAAATGTCCTTTCGATGCCCGGATGCTTTTGCCCTGGGCCATGCTCGACTGATTGACCATGCTTTTAGATTTGCTGTTCATGCGGATGTAGTGCCATGTGCTGGCAGTTATGTGGATGGAGTGTTATGGAGAATCACCGACCGAGATCTCGACAGCCTGGACATACTGGAAGGTTACCCCACCTACTATGGCCGGGATAGTTTGAGAGTGAGTATAGAATCAAGAATTGTTCAAGCCGTTTGCTACAGTATGCAGCCCGGGCGATCTGACTCCCCTCCCAGTGCCGGTTACATGAACATGGTGCTGGAAGGATATGCTCAGCACCATGTGCCAACTGAACAGTTGTGGAATTCGGTCGAGCTGGTTGACCAATAATGCCCGAAGTGCTATAATACACACACAGCAACAAAGGACACAGAATGGAACATGCTTTCGAAGGCCCTGCAAAAGCTCGTGAGTTTTTGAGCAGCCTTATGCCTTCCATGATTGGCCAATTGGGCCTGGGTCGTAGCCGTCGAGCTTTGTTGGTAAAAATCACTCCTGATGTTCCAGACGGCATGGAAGGTGCAACCATGTACATAGACGTGGCGGACTGCTACTTGGTGTTAATCAAGCAGCCCCGGAGACTGAGCAAAAGCTCGCTAATAAACATGGCCACAACTCTGGCTCATGAAATGGTGCATGTGCGTCAGTTGGCCAAGGGTCAGTTGAAATATCTGCCCCGTGAGGCCAAGCTCTGGATGGGACGCCGTTACACCAAAAAAACAAGCTATCTGGACCAGCCCTGGGAACAAGATGCCTTTGCACGCCAGGAAATGCTCATGCGGCGAGCCATTGAATAATTTGGTTGACCATTAATGCCCGAACTGCTATAATACACACATACACAGCAAATAGGAGTCACAATGCTTACAGTCAATCAAACTATTCGTTCCTACGCAGGCCGACCAGGCTGCATGTGCGGATGCAACGGCACCTACAACGAAGGCGAACGTGCCCGCAAGATGGCCATAACTACCTTGCTCAAGGACCCTGCTGTGAGATTTGACACATGGGGCGACGGCACTGAAGGAGCAATATTTGTTGTCACTGCTACCCGCAATCGTGTACTTTATCTCACAGCAGACGGTGTGAAAACAGTGCAGGCACTGGGCGTAAAGCACGAATAAACTGTGAACTTTTCGGTTGACCAATATTCACCGAAATGCTATAATACACACATACACAGCAAAAAGGAATACGAAATGAGTTACTACATTATTGCCAAGGCTACTGGACTTATTGTGTCAGATGGCCCAAATCGTACCCGTGCCTACAAGACGTTTGGATCGGCCTGTGCTACCCGAACTCGTGTTTGCCGCAAAGCAGGTTACACAGTTGATGAACTGGACGTGGTAAACACTCAGACCTACAAGCCACGCCAGGTCACTCGCAAGAACTTGATGAGTGGTCAAGAGTTCCAAGAGGACGTGAACACACCTTACTTTTGCTCTCCTTCTTCAGAAACTTACTGGAGCATGTGATCGGTTGACCAATATTCACCGAAATGCTATAATACACACATACACAGCAACAAGGAACCCAAAATGGCATACTTCAATCAAGAACGCAAAGCACAACTAGCACCGGCTATCAAGGCCATCCTGAAAAAGTACAAGGTCAAGGGTTCGCTTGCAGTACGCAATCATTCTAGTTTTGTGCTGAATATCAAGAGTGGTGCCATTGACTTCATTGGCAACTACAACAGCACCGTGGCAGCACAGCCCGGCGGATTCCGCAACGGCAACCCTGCTGTGAAGTCCCTGGATGTGAATCCCTACTGGTACCAGGAACACTTTGACGGTCGGGCACTGAGCTTCTTCAAAGAAATCTTTGCTGCAATGAACGTTGGAAATCATGACCGCAGCGACATCCAATCCGACTACTTTGATGTAGGCTGGTATGTTGACGTGAATGTGGGTGCCTGGAACCAACCATATGAGTTGACAAAATAGGTTGCCCAATATTCACCCAAATGCTATAATACACACATACAGCAACAAACCGGAGCAAGATATGAAGACTATTCAAGACATCAACTCAGCTATCATCAGTGGCACCTGGACCAACACAGAACTCAGTTCAATGATTGACGCTGTGAAATTTGCTCGTGCGCAACTGGGCCAGTCAACCAAGCGAAGTCTTGCAGTTGGCGACAACGTGAACTTTGACAGCACCAAGCTAGGAAAGAATGTGACCGGTGTGGTCATGAAGATTGCTATCAAGTATGTCACAGTACGTTCAGTCAGTGGCTTGTGGAAAGTGCCTGCCAACATGTTGACCAAGGTTGGGGAGTACGCATAACATGACCAAAATCATAATTGGATTTGTACTGGGCATTGTGGTCAGCACAATTGGCTTCAGTGGTCTGGCTCGTTTAGCAGATCAGGGTGTGAGCACCATCAAACAAACTTCGCAGGAAATGGCAAAATGAACAAACAGTTTACCAATTCGGTAAACTCAACCCAATCTATTGCAACAAAAAGGTTGACACTGATCACTCTTTTTGTTACAATTAGGTCAGCTGTGCAGAACAGCATTTTTAAACTTTGAAAGGCAACTTTATAATGGCAACAGAAAAAACTTTTACCGTAGCAGGCACCGCAACCAATGCAGATGGCACCGTCAAGGTCCGTTTTGCAAATGACTTGGTAGCACGTATCAAGATTCTTAACAAGAACAACTGCACCAACATCAACTTGATGGAATTGCCCAAGGCAATGACCAAGTTGGAAGCTCTGCAACACCTGCAGACTTTGGGTATCACCATCGGTGATGCTGGCTTTGCAGTAGCAAACAAACTGGCCGAGAAATCCAAGGTGGCCAAGAAGGGCGAGATCAAGGTCAAGGCAACTCGTGTTGCTAGTGCCAAGGCTCCAGCCACAGCAGACATTCCTGCCTAACAGCAGCAGATCCTGCAAGACAGAGGCTCCCTGGAGCCTTTTCTTTTGGCTAAATATTTTGTGGATACTGTTCCACATCAACCTTGTGCAATACATTATCCTATATCGCGGCGATGCGTCAGATGCCAAATTCAAATCTTGGATAAAAAACAATCCTGCCGCCCGAGCCCGTATTGTTGACAATCGATTGACCCTGCCTGACTATCAGGCTCTGGGCCTGTTTCAACTGAGTTGGGTGGAAGAATGGGATCTTACTGTTATATGGGATTCTTGGCAACGTCGTCATATTGTCATCCAATAATATTGACAAGTGACCGCGCATAGTGTATAATTACACTATGATACAGAACTTTGTAGCCCCGGGTCGAACACTCACACAGTACACTTGGCACGAGGCGCTGGTGGCAGCAGGTAGTTCAGAACATGATCCGATATTTCTTCAGGATCAGTGCATGGAAGACTGGCTATCAGGACAACAGTATCAGATCATAGAATTCGACGCTGAGAGCTACAGTGCCAAACTGGAACAGGCTGTGGCTCAAGGCATGAATATAGTCATCATCAAGGAGAAATCAAAATGACACAACACGAATCAATTGTAGCAGCCTACGACACATACATTGCAGAAAATGAAAAGTTCACAGCCAAGGGTGTGAAAGCAGCCGCGGCTCGTGCTAGAAAAGCTCTGCAAGAAATGAGCAAGGGCATCAAAGAACGCCGCAAAGAAATCACAGCGGAAAAAGAAGCCTTGGCTACTGTGGCAAAATGATTCATCGGGATCTTCAATTGCCCGTTAGGATTTCTACTGAATGGCCCACAACACTAACACCGCTGCAACGAGATCAGCTGCTTCAAGAGAAACTGACTCGACTGGCGGTGTGGTATCAACACTCAAAAAGTCATGACAAAACCAAACATACTAGTCCGGCAAATAGTTGAAGATCCTGAAGATCCAGAACAGTTGATTCTGGATCTTGGACAAGAATTATGTGATCAAATGGGCTGGGACGAGGGCGACACCTTGACCTGGACCGATCTCAAAGACGGCTCGTGGCAGCTGAAAAAAGCACCAGAATGAAAAGCCGCACAGTATCCTATCCTATTGATCCTGACGCTTTGAAAAGCGTTTGGAACATCAATGGCAGCAATACCGTCACAAGTCATGGCAACACCGTGGGCATGCCTTTTGGTCCAATCACAGCAATTGGCAGCAGCACCAGCGGTACCTATTTTGGCAACACCGGCCCTTATGGTGCGACTCCAACCTGGACAAATGGCACCACTGGTGTTGGCCAGGCCCCGGTCACTGTCAACGCCAGTGGCAAAATTGATCTCCAGGGCGAGTCAGCAGACATCACAATCAACGGCACAAGCCTCCTGGCCACTCTGGCAGCACTACAAGAGCGCCTGAACTGGATGCAGCCCGCAACTGAACTTGAAGCAGAATGGGATCAATTGCGTGAGTTAGGCGACCGTTATCGTGAGTTAGAGCAACAATGCCGAGAAAAATCCCAGATGTGGGCAAAGCTCAAAACATTACCTAAGTTGAATCAACTATGAAACCAAAAAAACGAATCAGTCATATTGTGAAGTGGATCAAACAATATGCCACCAAGTCCAAGATATCAACTCTGGTGGTTGGGGTGTCAGGCGGTATTGACAGTTCTGTTGTGAGCACACTATGCGCCATGACCGGACTCCCAACAATTGTGGTTAGCATGCCCATCTATCAGGTGTCAGCACAGAAACAGCTCAGTGAAGATCATGCGGCCTGGCTTACACACAACTACGCCACTGTGACTCACATCAACCTGGATCTTACTCCGGTGTTTGCTGCCTTTGAACAAAAGGTTGGCCCTGTGTGCTCAACAGATCAAGAATCCAATTCCCAAGAACAATTGGCCTTTGCCAACAGCCGTGCAAGACTGCGAATGATGAGCCTGTATCAGATTGCTCAGTGCAACGGTGGCATTGTGGTGGGCACTGGCAATCGAGTAGAAGACTTTGGTGTGGGGTTCTACACCAAGTACGGCGACGGTGGCGTGGACATCAGCCCCATTGGAGATTGCCTCAAAACTGATGTCTGGGACATGGGACGTGAAATGGGCCTGCTGCAAGAAATCATTGACGCTGCCCCCACTGACGGACTCTGGAATGATCGCAGAACTGACGAAGATCAGTTAGGCATGACCTACCCAGAACTGGAACTGGCCATGGCCCTGGACACCATGGTCTGGACAGAAAAACTCAGCAAAGACCAAACCCGTAATCTTCAACGCTATCGCAAAATCCGAGAGGCCAATCTGCACAAGATGTTGCCAATTCCGGTGTGCATGATTGACAACAATTGAACTTGATGTTATAATTGTTGATGGGGTTAACTCCCTAGTTAATGGCAAAACGCTACCATTTTGGCCCGGACTAGTCCGGATTTCAACCCAACTGAGTAAGTAAAACTACCATGAAAACAAAAATCTATCAAAATCTAAAAATGGCCAAATGGAGCTCTAGAGCTCTCAACGCCATCGGACTTGTGCTGGTGTTCGCGGCTGTGTTTGCAGCCTGCAATTCCAAGCTGAGTCAACTACGCCAAGACAATCGCAACCTGCCCACCGGCTATGTAAGTGCTGCTGAAAACACCAAACAACTGGATTGTCTCACCAGAAACATCTACTGGGAAGCTGCCTCGGAACCCTTTGAGGGCAAGGTAGGTGTTGCTCAGGTCACACTGAACCGAGTAGAATCGGGCAAGTTTGCCCCCACCGTGTGTGGAGTGGTATATCAGAAGAACACATTCTATCAAAAGGTAGTGTGTCAGTTCAGCTGGTACTGCGAAAGCAATCACAAGATTCGACCAGTGCATCCTGCACTCTGGAAAGAAAGTGAAGAAGTGGCCAAGAAGGTGCTGTTGGAAAAATTCCGATTGCCCAGTCTTGAAAACGCATTGTTCTATCATGCGGACTATGTGAGCCCAGGTTGGAAACTGCCCCGAATTGAAAAAATTGGTAACCATATTTTTTACGGAGACAAAGCATGAAATTTGACATCAACATTGCACGTGATTTTGTGGCAAATTCCCTGGCTCGAATTTCAGCAGATACTCTGGGCTGGTTGGCAGCTATCCTGTTGCATGCTGCCACTGTGCCCACAATGCTGGCTCTGATCACAGGACTCAGCGATCGCCCACCCAGTCTGGATCTGGTGCTGTTTATGTGGAGTGCCTTGGTCTTGTTGTTTTTGCGGGCCATAGTACTCAAGGACAATCTAAACATTATCACAATTGGTCTGGGCTTTATTGTGCAGGCTGTGATGATGGCTCTTGTGTTGTTTAAATGACTGTACCAAACTTTGTGGTGCTGGATAGCATACACGGTCGGTTTATCATAAATCGACACTGTAGTTTTCAAGCAGAAGCCTTGATCAAAACAGGTGCCACACACATCGAAGATGAACTGCGCAACATCTTTGCCATACTGGGCACAGTTCCACAGGGGGCTGTGATCATTGACGGTGGTGCCAATGCAGGTTTCTTTACAATTCCTGTGGCCAACAACATACGAGCAAAGAAACCACGAATCATTAGTTTTGAACCACAACGCGAGTTGTACCGTGCGCTGTCAGGTAGCCTGGCTCTGAATGACATTGACTTTTGTGAGTTGCACAACGCCGGGCTTGGTGAACACCCTGGCACAGCCCGGGTGCCTCCAATTGATTACGGTATGCCACAAGACTTTGGTTGTGTGCAGATTACAGAGACTGGCCCGGGCACAGCAATCGAAATAAAAACCATTGACGGCCTGGCCCTGGATCGATTGGATTTTATCAAACTAGATGTGGAAGGATATGAGTGTGCTGCCTTGGCAGGCGGCATTGAGACCATACAAAAATATCGTCCATATATCTGGGTGGAATTTTTTATCACAGGAGCGGACGCAATAAAACACACATTGGCCGCGGTGCCAGATTATGAGTTTTTAAAAATAGACTATCAAAATATGTTGTGCATTCCAAAAGAAATTCGATCTCAGATCAATATCATCAACGCGGATCAATTGTGACTTGACTATTAATTCACTCTGTGCTATAATAAGCACATGATTGAGCCACAAAGGATATTTCAATGACGTTTCATCTAGTTGGACCTGCTCTTAGTCTTAATGGTAAAAAGAAGGGCAAGTTCAAATACCGCAATGCCGAGGAAGCACGACTGGCTCGTGAGCTGGATTCCAGCTGGAAAGAACTGCTGAAACGTCAAGGCGTGGCTGCAGAAGAAAAGAAGCGTCGACGTGCCCTGGCAGCAGAGCCCTTGGTGTACAATCTAACCGGTGTGACAGATCGTGCAGGCACCGCGCACATTCCCAGCCGTGACACCGGACATTCAGGAGCAGTATCCAGCAAACCTAATCCGCAATACACAGGCACAAAAATTCTTGGCATTGGTACCATGCACAAATCAAATGCAGTGCCGGTGTTCAGCGATCAAGAAGCACATGACATCGCAACCATGCGCCGTGGATAAGCAGCATGACAGTCACTTTGCCCTACGATCCTTTTGATTGGAAGCCTTTGGCCTGGGCCAAGCAGCATTGTCCAAGTTATATCACCAACTTCTCATACAATACCGCAACAATTGATTACTGTTTTGGCAATGAAAAAGAAGCCTTGATGTTTTTACTCAAGTGGTCATGATAAAGAAACGTGCTATGGCAGAATCTCGCTGGACCGAATTGGTAACCGATAAGAAACGGCTTGACACTGGTCAAGCAGTATTACAACCCAATTGGCCCTACTGGGTGCAACCTCGGTACTACAACGTAACAGAAATGTACAACATCGAGTTATGGGTGCGAGCAACATTTGGTGACACTGTGTGGGCAGACCAAGACAAAGGGCGCTGGGTAGGCAGTGATAGAAAATACTGGTTCCGTGAAGAATCGGATAGAACCTTGTTCTTGTTGAAATGGGCATGAATTTTTTGTACCGGGCCACTACCACCAGTTCAATGGATCAGGTGGTGCCTTGGTGTGAACAACACCTGGGCAAGTTTGATCAGGCGTGGTACAGACTGGGTCGAGATCCAGCAGCGGACCTGATGTACCCACTGGGACCGGACATTTATTGGTTTGACAACAAAAAATACCACATGTGGTTTACACTGAGGTGGTCATGAACTCCAAACAACGACGACAAGATGCACGAAAGTGGAAATATCGAATCAGGTTAACTTACGATCAAGCAGATCGAAATGGATATATCAACATGTTTGACTGGTGCTGCAATACGTTTGGCAATAGCATACACACTGATCTCTGGCGTGAAGAACACCAGGCAGACGGTGGCACCGTTTGGCAGTTCACTGATAGCAAGACTGCTGCACTGTTTGCACTGAAATGGTCATGAACCTGGAACAAACGCTATTAAAAAAAGCAGCTCAAGCCATGAGCGATGATATCGATAAACAAGTTTTGAAGAGTATGGGCATGATATTTGATTTTTATCTAGAGCACAGCACAGGTCGAGTGTATGGACAAGAGTATCTAACAGTGACTCCTGGGAACGCAGAAGGCAAGTGGTATGACATGGTGGTCTGGATGAACAACACCTTTGGCCCTTCGCCTGACCTAAGGGAGGCCAATGCCCGTTGGTATGCGGACAGTGGCAAGTTCTGGTTTCGTGACGCTCGGGACCGGGACTGGTTTGTGTTGAAGTGGTCATGACATGGTCCTTGCCCGCAAACTCTGTAGACATAAAACAGCTGATATGGATCATAGACACGTTTGGACCCGGTGGCGATCGTGATCAAACTCGTTGGTATCACCGGGATGATGTTATCTACTTTCGCAAGGGCACTGACTATGCATGGTATCGATTGAGATGGGGATTATGACAACACCGATTAATAAATATTTAGGAGAACATATGACAACACTAGATTGGGAAAAAGCAGAAGTGTTTCGCTTGCTGAAAAACGCACCCGGAACACAGTATCAAGAAGCAGACGAAGCAGGACAAGCTGAAATACGAGCCTGGGTCCGGGGCCTGTTGATCACCAGCGAAATCACAGTGGATTTTGTCAAAGCTGACGGCACAGAACGCAGCATGCGATGCACTCTGGACAGCAGCAGAATTCCACCGGCACCTGTGGGCGCAATCTTCAAATCCTCTGTCACCAACCCAGATGGCTTGACCGAAAGTCGAAAGCCGCGCAAACAACCTGACCCGCACAGTGTTCGAGTATTTGACACAGAAAAGAACGAATGGCGCAGTTTCCGTTTTGATCGCCTGCAAAAAATCACAGCTGAGTTGGATTTTGCTGCTAAGTAATTGTCTATGAAAAACGAAAGATACTGTTGAAAGAAGACACCATAAACATGGAAGGGTATGTGGAGGAAGTGTTGCCCTCTGCCATGTTCCGTGTAAAAATAGACAACCTAAACACTGTGGTGCTGGCACACTTGTCGGGCCGCATGAGAAAAAACAACATCAAGGTCTTGCTGGGAGATCGGGTAGAAATGGAATTCACCCCTTATGATCTTGCCCGTGGCCGAATCACCAGAAGGAAATAAATATCATTATGGACATCAGAAATACAATTGATCTTGTTGAAGCCAGCACACGACCAGCCAAGCTGGAAACCACTCCTTTGCCCTATGGTGAAAAAGATCTGATGCCGGTACTGAGTGCAGACAGCATCAACTATCACTACGGGCATCTAGCCAAGGGC